CAGACAGTTTTTCAATCATGTCGTGCATTCTCATAATATCCATAAAACCGCCCCCTTATGCTTCCCGGACTGCAATTAAATTGCTGTTCTGAACTTCGATTGCCTGTGCAGATGTATTTTGTACCGCTGCCGTAACGCAGCAACCGCGTGGAACGTCTACATATGCCTGTGCCGAAACATTAAAGAAGTTCTCTACTGCCGCCGGTGTAACAATCATACGAGTTGACTGCAGCGGCTCACCGTCAATCGCAATAGCAAGAGAAATAGCTTCAACCGTTCCACCTGTCGGGATTTGAATATTCCCGGAATAAGATACTAAAAATCTTGCCCGGCACTGGTTTGTAAGTCCTCTCAATTTAACAATACCGCTTCCCTGTCTGTGCGTAATGCAATTTGAACCAGCAACCGGTGTTTCTGTAAATGCAACATCTTCTCCCTGCGCAACAGTTTGAAGTGCAATTCCTGTAAATTCTGCCATAAAATAATACCTCTCTTTCACAAAATAAAGGGCAAACTTTCTTGAAGTCTGCCCTGTCTTCCCGACATTGGTGTCGGGAACATTGTAATACTGCATTAGCAGACATAACCTTTTGAGTTTTATTCCGAGTGAAACTCGAAAAAACTCAATTTGATTAAGATACTTGATTATTTAGTAAATTAGCAGACGCAACCGCTATTGCAACCACAACCGTAATATACATTAGGGTTCGGCACCTGATATGCCGGAATCGGCGCCGGATTGACTGCATTAATAATCTGCTGTGTCTGCGAAGCCATTGCAGTAGTAAGTAATGCGCTCTGTCTATCCTGTGAAGCCGCTCTGCGTAAATCATTGTTTTCTGCCTGTAAGCTGGAAATTTTCTCATTGCAGAGATAATCAAGAATGGCTCTTGTTCCTGCATTTTGGCTGTCGATAATATCTCGTGTATTACTATTCATTGTATTCTGTAATGCACAAGTATTCTGTGCCATGTTGTAATTTACACCCTGAATGGCTTCTCTCGTTTCACAGCAACAATTAGCAAGCTGTGACTGCAAAGCATTCTGTCCCTGCATTAACGCAACGTTTGTTGTGTTAAATCCCTGCTGTGTCTGATAGCCTAAGTTGCAGATAGCGTTATCGACACCGTGGAATCCGCTCATAAGCGCGGTATTCTGTGTATAGAATCCGTCACAAAGTCCGTTTGAGATTCCGTCAAGCTTTGACACGATTGACTGTGTATCAAATCCTCTCTGTAAATCTGCCTGCGTTAATGCGCTCGTAGCATAAGGCATTGCACCGCCATTTGCACCATTACCACCCCAGCCGCCGTTGCCCCAGCCGCCAAAAATAGCAAAAAGAATAATAAGAACCCACCAGCCGTTGCCGTCGCCCCAGCCACCGTCATTTTTATTGCCCGTTACTGCCGCAATATCAGCAAGACTAGGCATTGCACCTGTGTTAAACATTTTGTTTACCTCCATTGAAATATATTTACAAATGGGATAACCGGTTATTATGTGCGCACAACCCAAAATGTACTAACGATTAAAAATACTTAAAACTCGCTGTTTTGCTTCATCGGTTGTAATTCCCTGTTCGCGGCAAAGATTTTCTGCCAACATCTTCAACCCCTGCGTGTCCCCGTTTTGGTACATCTTAATAGCATTTTGGGCCATAGGATTGTTTGATATTTGAGGATTGCTATTCATCATTTGTGAAAGGACCTGTTGCGGATTGCCGCTTTTTATTAATCGAATAAGCTCAACTGGATTCATTCATCTTCACCCCCACCGTCCTGCTTTGGGCTATTTTTTGATTTAGCCGTGCTTTTTGCCGATGTTTTAGTCGTCATAAACTGCTCGATTTCACTTAATCTATTTTCCAAACTATCAAACCTGTTCATTAATACCTCTGTGCTTTCCTCTGATAGGTCAAATTTTGATTTTTCTGTGTCACCCATAGAATTTACCGCTGTATTGTTTGAAGGCTCTGTATAAGGCTTATACACAATCGTTCTGATTGTTCCGTCTGCGTTCCAACCTTTTACGTAGATTTCCGTCAAATCCTGCTTTGGGAAAAAGGCAACTGAACCGTCCATAGGCACATCATTTGCGGTAATATTTTCAACTGCTGCTACAATCTTGCCGTTTATGCCGATTACCTGCTGTTGTTGCTGAAATTGTGGAATCTGCTGTTGAATTTGCGTATCCGGCTGTTGGTATCTCTGCATATTTGCCATAGGATTGTACTGATATGCGGCATATCCTGGATTATAATTCATTGCCGGTTGCTGATACGGATTGTTTATCTGCATTTTTGCTGTCCTCCTCTAAAACATTTTCAATCGCATGGATTATGCTTGACTGAACTTGCAGAGGTAAGCTTTGTAATTCTTTTCTTGCAAAAATCTTCTCTAAAACTTCGTCTGAAAACATAAGCGCTTCCTCCTTACAATTACATTTTGGCATAAAAAAAGACGCTAAAAGCGACATCAAAACGACACTTTAGCGACATATTCAAATAATTCATGTTTAAAAATCGTGATAAATACGGCATTAGCACTTCTTTAACGCAATACCCGTAGCATTAAGTATATGCTAAAAATTCTTTAACTGAATTTCAACATTTCCATTGACTATAATAACTTTATCTATTATAGTTTTCAGTATGAAATTTTTTTGTTTCTTGTCGATGTTGTCCCAAACATCGGCAAGTTTTTTTATGTTCTGATAAGTAAATTCTTTCTTTTGTGTATTAATGGCATTTTTACTTTCTACAGAAATATCTTCTTTTGTCTTTGAAATTTGCGATTCTAAATCTTTTATCATTTCCAAGACAGTATCATTGCCGTCTGCATATAAGCTATATAGACGTTTAAGCTTTGTTTGTTCTCGCTCAAGTTGTGATTGCATAATTTCAAGCTTTGTTTCTTTTGCTTTTGGTTTGTAAGAAGACAAATTGAGTGAAATTTTAAGTATTTCATCAGTAACTTGCTTTTCTATATCGTCGGCCCATTCAAGAGAATTATTGCAGTTCGGATTGTAATTCGGAAGATATTTCAAGCCTTTATTTCTTGAACAGCAATATATCTTGTGATTCCCATTACTCCACTTTTGATAACGCATTTTACAACCGCACACTCCGCAATAGCACAAACCTGTGAGTAAATTCGGTTCAGTAAAGCAACTTATTTTTGCAGAGCACCTTGATTTTCTCAATTCTTGAGCAAGTTCAAATCTATCTTTATCAAAAATCGGTTTATGCTTGCCTTGATAGATATTGCCTTTGTATGGTATCATGCCAATATTTACAACTCCGGTAAGCACTTTTCGCGTAACTAATTCAGATTTGAAGCCACATATTTCTTTAATTTTCGCGTCTGAATAGCCGGAAATAAACAATTCCAAGGCTTTCCTTGCCTGTTCTGCTCTTTCCTGGATAGGAATTAATATTCCTTGTTCTTTATCATACCGATAACAGTAAGGCGTATTGCCGCCACCCCACCAGTAGCCTTGCTTAATACGTTCAAGCATACCGCCGCGCATACGCAACATCATTGTGTTTTTGTCGAGTTGTGCAAATACTGCCATCATCTGTGTGTATGCCTGTTCCATAGGGCTGTCATAACTAATGCTGTCATGTACACATTTAAACGCAACATTATTGCTTTGGAATACTTTTTCGATGATGTAAATTCCGTCAACCATGCTTCGGGAAATACGGTCAAGCTTAAATGCAACAACGCAATTTACTTTTTTGCGGCTACAATCAGTAATCAGCCTTTGCAATTCCGGGCGATTCATATTTGAACCCGTATATCCTTCATCAACATACCAATCAGCTATTATCAATTCATTTTTTCTGCAATAGTTTTCAATATCGCGCTTTTGGCTTTCAAGTCCGTTACCTTCTTCTGCCTGTTTCTCTGTCGATACTCTCATATAAGCAACACATTTCATAGTATATATCCTCCTAAAGTATAAAATGTGCCGCATTTATCACGATACAGCACATTTTACACATCTAAAATTTACTTGTCAATTATCTCTGCAATCATTTTAACGATACTGTCCGGCAATGTTAATTCTTCCGTGTCTACATTTTTACCATTTTGAGTAACATTAATCATAAAATATCCTCCAATCGCTTAATTTTTTGCTTGATTTTAATAACTTTTCGATTAACAGTTCTTTCACAAAGTGATACCCGAATTGCTATCTGTGTTATAGTGTTCCCTTTTGAAAGCAATTTAAAAATTCTTTCTTCTTCATCTGTAAAATTGGCATTTTCAATGATTTTTTCAAGCTCCGGCTTAGTCAATTCTGAAATTTTCATAAGCCGTTTCCTTTCAATTATTCGTTTTTACGCTCCGGGCATTTACCAGTACGGTTCTTACAACCGTAAATTGCCGCACCTTGCTTATTTGTGCCTAAATAAAACTTATGCTTGCATTTATCACAGCCTTTGTCAGTTGCACTATTTATGTTCATTTTTAGCACCTCGATTCCATTTAAAAACTATGTTATTGTCCTGCCGCCAGTATGTATTATCATGCGGGCTTTTTAATCCATTTTCACGGCATTTATCCCAACACGATTGGCACAACTGACCTGTTTCACGGTCTATAGGATTTCCGCAGTGGTAGCATAGATTATTAGCTTTGCGATACTCTTTTATATCTATTTTGTCGTAATATTGCTTTTTATGCGCTTGAGCGTTCTTTTTTAAGCATATTGCACATTTGGCTTTAGGCTTTGCCGCTGGGCGTTTACCACAACGGGTACAAATACCTTGTTCTTTTCGTTGTTGGTACAGCGCCCGCTGCTGTTTTTTGAATCTCTCATTGTATTGTTTTTGTTTTTCATCGGATATGGGATTGTTTGCGCGGTACATAGCTTTTCTTGCCAAACATTCCGGGCAAATATGCTCATCGCCAAAAAGTTTGTTTTTTTTGCATTGCGGACAAATTTTGTATTCTTTGCACCACTCGCGAAATTCTTTTTCACGTTCGTTATTTTTCTTTAAACAATCCGAACAGTAGTAACCAGTTCTGTCAAGCGGTTTTCCACAACGTGGACATAATCCATTTTCTTTGCGTCTTATGTAACAATTGTGACTAATTTCCTTTTGCGTTAATGCCATTTTATTTCCTCAAACTATCCTTTAAAGCTTCAAATTCTTTCGGCGGTTCTGAATATGCTTCTACGTCTTCTGTATCGCTCATAGACGGCTTATTCTTGTCCGAAAGAAGATTTGTATTGTTTTGGTATTTTTGCTCGATTTGAGCCTTTAGTGAATTTTGATTTACTTTTTCGATAAGTTTCTGAATTTCTGCCGGCACTCTTTTAATTTCTTCCGCCCGGCTTGTAACGCTTCTGTAAGTTTTGATAAAATTGGACTGTATTACGGTTTCAATCGCTTTGTAATCGGACGTTGCCCAATTTCTTAGATTATCGGGATTCCCAACAGCTTCTTGAACGGTTGGCGGAAGCCTTGAAAACTCCTCAACTGCACCATATGTACCATTCCGCAATGCTTTACTCACTAAACTCCATGCTTCCATTTCATTCAATTCCTGCGGCTGTGAAATCATTTGTATTTTTGCTATCAGCTCTCCTATACTCGGCGCAAATCCGCTTGTATTCGATGTTACGTAAGCTTTTAACGCAACCGAAATTTGATTATAGTTGTAATCCTCTAACATCATGCACCACACGTCGACCATTTCTGAAATATTGTTCGGCTTATAATTCGGATAGCTGTCGCACATAATCCGAATGATTTTGACTGTTTCTTCTCTTGTCAATCATTGCCACCTGCCTTTACACATTGTCCCAATCAATAGTACCCTTGCTAAAATTTTTATTAGGTACTATATTTTGGTTCAAATAATTTTCAAATTTTGTTCCGAACAAGGTTTCCGGTCGCAAATATTTTTCCATATCTGTACCCAACCATTCACCCGCTTTTTTGTCTATTACCTCGTAAAAATCAGATTCTTTATACCCGTCTTCTATCCTTGCGTGTATATGCCGTTTTGTTGCCTGCGCATTGTATCGGTATTTAGTATTACATCTTTTATTCAAGTAGTCGATAACATTCATATACACCACATTGTTTTCCTTTTCATTTGCATTGTCGGGCAAATTGGTATCAGATGTTTCTTCAATGCTGTGGTCTAATAATGGTGTGTCATTTCTGATTGAATCAACAATATCATTAACGTATTTTCTGAATTTTTCAGATTTAATCCGTTTTGCCGCACTCAATACTCCTGCAAGAACTTTTTCCGATTTATTCCAATTGTATTTGTACCACCGCAATATCAGTATCTCTTTCGTATTTGAATCGTATTTTATAACATTGTGTACTTTGTCGAACCGCTCAAGAAGCCTTACGATAGTGTCTTTGCTATAGCCTGTATGTCTTGCCATTTGCGAAAAATTCACTTCGTAGCACCCGCAGATATTCGTCTGTGGATTAGTTAAAATGTACATGTAAAAATACTTGTCTTCCGGTGTAAAATCATCTTCAACTTTGCTGTCCGTCCAAAATGCCAATTGGACATTTCGATATATTGCCATATTATCGCCCCTTATCTGTTATTCAAGTTCCGTTGCTTCGTTACTTTACTAAATCATTAATATTGATTCTAAATCCGTCAAATGACTTGCCACCGCTTCGGTTATATTCTGCGGTATCAAAAAACATCAAATTTCCCTCTCTGTCAGTTGCCATGCTCACACCGTTTCGCGTAAGACTAGATTTTAACAGGTCGAGTAAGATTTGTATTTCGTGTTTTGCTTCGTCTTTCATACTGTACCACCTTGATTGATATTCAAATTTTCAAACATAGCACACATGATATCAACAACAATGCTGTTACCAAACTGCTTATATAACTGTGTATTACTATTGACTGCTGCCATTTTGTCAATATCTTCATCAGATACACCCATCAGCCGTCCGCACTCTCTAGGTGTTAGCTTTCTGATACGATATTGAGGTTTTTCAAGCAATAAATTGTCTTTCTGCACACTCGTTAAGCAATCACTTGTGCCTTGCATATTCACTTCTAATCTCTGCTCGGTTAGACTTCCCACAGTTCTATCTGACGGATTATCAGGATTTCTGCCACGCATAGCAACTACACAAGGCTGTTGATTGCCACCTTGATACGTGCGTATAGTTGGAGAGCAGCTATCCTTATCATACACATTTCCTGCATAATTACCGCCATCAAATCCGTATATATTTCCTATTCTAATTTCATTCATTAAAACAATTCCTAAATCGTGTTTTTCAGCTTTTACACATCGGGAGACTCCCATAATGCCTTTCTGAAAATCGTCTGAAACTTCTGTATAAATACTTTCTATTACTTCCATTCAATTACTCCGTTACTTCCGTAATTATCAAACCCTTTGTAATCCCTTGCTCTCAATGTTGTTGCAATATCAATTTGTTTATCTAATGTTGCTCCTTGGTCTTTCAACAACACAGTTTCCATCCGACCGCAAGTTTGATATTCCGCAGTCGTATCTTGACTTGATACAGTTTGCAACTTCTCTCTGTTGTGGCTTATTGATTGTTCCGTCAACGCAAGTCTGCTCTGCTCTGCTCTGCTCTTAGGGATTGTACTTGGTAATGTGCCGTTGTCAATAAGCTGTTTTATCAGTTTGCCAGCCTTTTCATTGTTGATGTAATACTTTTCATCTACATTATCCTCAAGATAGTCTTTCAACTTCTTTTTGAGTGGTATAGGCTGTGGAAAATGGTAATTGTACTCGCCCAGGAATGAAAACATAAAACACCTTTCACGATTTTGTGCTACCCCATAATTTTTAGCGTTTAAATCTTGATAGTAATTTGTGTAGCCAAGGCTTTCAAGGAAATCTATCCACTTTCTAAAATCAGGCATATTATCCTGACTATGTACTTGTGGCACATTCTCCATGAATAAAATCTGTGGCAATTCTCCGTTGCTATCTCTGATTTCTGTTAGTATTCTCTCAACTTCCCACAACAGACCGCTTCTTGTGCCGCTGCCCTTAGACATTCCGGCTTGTTTCCCAGCAACTGATAAATCCGTACAAGGAAATGAGTAAGTAAGTAAGTAAGTGAATGCATTTGTGTCGCAGATATTCAAATCTTCTGCATGAACCTTAGTTATATCCATTGTAGGAAAATCTGTGCCGTGCACTGCGTTATAGCTTGCTATAGCATACTTATTAAACTCCACAACTCTGTAATGCTCAAATTTAGCACCTATTCTCTTTAGCGCCATAGCTTGACTTCCATAACCAGCAAAAAGCTCTATTAATCGAATAGGCTTCGTTATGGAAACTGGCTCTCTCATAAAGTCAAATAAAGTCATTTGTCTGTCCATGTTTTAACTCCTACTGGTGTGTCTGATTTCATCAAAATTTCTACGATTTCCTGTATCAAATAGAATCTGCTCATGCGCCGATGACAGCCGTCACACTTGTCTTTCGGGCATTTGTATGTGTGTTTGTAAGCTCTGCACTGGTTATCTTTCAGCTGAATCACCTACTTTCTTATCTCCAATTAGTTCCAATAGTTCCATCAGGATGAATAATAATATTTGAGTATCCATCTTTATAATCATTGTTTCTCTGCTGCCACATATCTCCTAATGTTAATCTTGCATGTTTTCCCATATAATCAAATGTAGCATATACAAAGAAATCACCAATCCTAAATGTATGAATATCAATATCATCATCATTCTGTAAATCATTCCATATATCCACTGAACAATCTTTCTTTTCGAGACCGCTTAAAAATCTGAATGAAAAATTATCAGCTTCCATCTGCATAAATTCCTTAATATATTCAATCGTTGGATTTTCAACTACTGTTTGGACTGTACAATTAGGGAAATCAATAGGGCTTTTATGCACATAATCGTTATATGATAAGTTGATATGTGCTAATCCGTTAAGCTCCTTTGAATATCCAGTTGTATTGATTGAGCAAAACACATTATTACTATGTTTTCTGTATGTATCAATAATTTCTGATACATGGCTAGGATATAGCCCCGGCTCACCGCCTGTGATTGAAAATCTTGCGTTCGGATGTTCTGACAACACCATTTTTAATGCTTCAATCTGTGCCTTAAAATCATTTTCGCCCTGCATAGGGTTCTTCCTCTCTAAACAGAATGGACAGTTATAAGGACATTCCTGTGTTAATATCAACTGTACATTTATTCGATAATATAGAGGTCTGCCAAGGAACGTTTTATCTGTTCTATTCGCAAGCCTGTACTGTAAATCGTTTTGCATTTCAGCTCTTATATCATCGTAAGAATTAAAATGCGGTATTTTGTGCAACTTACTGCTCATCACTTTCACCCACTTTCAATAAATCCATAAACTTCTCATACTGCTTCTGCGACACCTTATTACACCTCTTGTCTTCTCTGATTTCGATTTTGAGGTGTTTTTCTGCAATGTGCGACAGTTCCTTTGCAAGATTCTTTCTGCCCTGCTGTATGCCGTCACGGTAGCCTTTATACGGCTTGTAATCATCAATCTGTGCTTTGCCCTCGCCCTGCGAACCACTTGTTTTGTTCCTTAGCTGGTATCCTTTGTCGGCATAAGCCTTAATGTAATGCTGCTCCTGCTTATCAAGTTCGGATTTCGGAAAATGCAGAAATCCTATCTTCCAGCCACAAGGATTGCTTTTTGAGTACAATTTGTGTTTTTTGAGCGATAAATCAATATGTTGGTATCCGACAAGGTGCTGTGCAAGCCTTGTCAGAATATGTACAGCCTGCCCGATATAGGCATATTTGAATCCGTTTTCATCAATTCGTGTCAAAAAGTATATGCCGCTCTCCTCGTCAAGCTTTGGATTGACTTCTAATAAACGTTTTTTATTGTTCTGTTCAATCGCTTTTGCCTGCCTAATGCTTTGATAATTCAAATTTCATCACGCTCCTTAATTAAATGGTAATCCCTCATCTTCCACTCCGTCCGGGATACTCATAAATCCATTGCTGTCAACATTACTGTTCGGCTGAATTATGCCGCTACTCTGCTGATTCTGTTTGCTTTCGCAGAACTCCTGTTCTTCAACAACTACATCAGTCGTGTAAACTCTCTGACCGTCTTTGTTCGTATAACTTCCAGTCTGAATCCTGCCGCTGATTGCAATTTTTATTCCCTTAAAGAAATATTTTTCGGCAAATTCTCCCGATTTTCCAAACACAATGCAATTAATAAAATCTGCATTCTGCTCGCCCTCTTTTTTGAATTTACGGTCAACAGCTAATGTGTACCGTGCTACCGCCATATTGCCATTCCCAGTTTGTGAATACCTTACATCGGGGTCACGTACTAACCGACCAACTAAAATTACTTTATTCATAATCCATGTCCTTTCTATTTTGATAAAATTTTAGCAAGTTGATTTAATAATTCTTGAAGTTCTTTAGTTTCAGCTTTTTTCTCTGTTTTCGGTTCTACAAACGCTTCTTTATAAGCCATGTCAAGCAGTTCTTTAGCGCACTTTTCGTCCGTCTTTGCAGTTATATACTTATTCAAACTGTAAATAATAATCCCTAAGTCTGCCATAAGTTCAACAATGTTGCCTTTTACAATTACTACTCCATGTTCAGTTTTAATCATATTTCTAATCCTCGCTTTCTGTTTTTAACCATTCAACAATCTTTGGCACGCAAATATCTTCTGTACCATCGCAACTGTCACAGTCATCGCCGCACACAACACAGTCTGCGCAATGTTCAGACACATCGTAAATGTATTTTGCCAATTCTTCACCCGACATATTCCTTATTCTGTCGGCATTGGTCTTTTTTCTATCACATTTACAACAAGGCTCATTATCTCTTGAATTGCTGCTGTACTGGCAGTTGCAAGAAATCTTTTCTTCGCTATCATCAAATGCTTTTAAAAACATTTCAGCAATTTCTTTCTCGTATCTACCACACATACCTTTGCAATCAATATCCGCAATAACCCTTGAAAAGAAATCTTTGAATTTGTCAGCAATATAATCTCCTGTGAAATCTTTAGGGATGTCAATTACTACTTTCATCTTCTCCACCTCCAAACTCTTTAACTCTTGGTTCATATGGTTTAGGCAACTTCATCCATGCCTTTACGCAATCTGTAATTTGCGAATAGGAATAGTTTTCAAAGTAATCACACACTTCATACCAGCCTTGCGGAATCCACCATGTATCTTGTTCTTCACAATATTCCCAATCATCAGGAACGCCATCACGCATATTCCATCCCATATCTTCAACAGTGCAATGATGATATGGGAAGTACACCGCCTTAACCACTCTCCTATAAAGTTTTCCACCATATCCTATGTGTTCTACCGTTATAAGAACTTCATCGGAGCAATTTCTAACGTCACATTTTGGAACCGTGTTTCTATTCCATTGAGCCATTTTTCCCACCTCTCAATTCTTTCAGCTTTGCTTCTGCTGATTCCTCTGTTGAAAAATATCTTCCGTCAATATCAATATTTTCAATTTCATAAACTGTCAAATCTCTTATAGACTTACTCATTACTGCCGCATATTTCGGATTATTCTTATCAACAATGTAATACACTTCTTTGCAGGGTAATTTCAAAAGTCTGTCCTGTTCCTCTAAATCCTCATATTCTTTGAGTTTTGTGAGCCATTTTGCAATCTGCTCATTCTCCTTAGCAAACTCTAAGTCTAAATCAGCACGATTGTTCTCGGCATCGTACCTAAAATTTTTTATCGCTTCATCAATATTCATTTCTGCTCCTTTCTACCACATCGGGTAATAATTTCCTTTGTCGTCCACAATCCAATATCCAGTACTCCAAGTATCTGTCAGTGGGTCATAGACTTTTCTGCCTTTAATCATGTTTTCTAGTTTCCTTTCAAATTTTGATTTTCAAGCTCTATAAGTACCGTAGGATAAAATGTTGCAAACGTTTTATCCACAATTTCATTAATGTTAAACGTATCATTGCTATATGTACATTCAACCTCTGCATTAGGATTGTATCTGCTTAATTCCTCAATTAATTCTTTAACTTTCATGCTTGTTTACTCCTTTCTAAAACGGACATTCATTCGGATTTTTTAGAATCCATTCTTTATTGGCTTCTGCAACACTCACATTTGCCCCGCAAGCAACTTTTTTCATCTTCTCGATAAAACTATATCTATCAGAATTTTCACTTGATAGATGGCACATTATGACGTTCTGCAAGCTGTCTGAATGATTTGCTTTAACAAAATCGCAAGCTGTGTCAATGGATAAGTGACCTCTGAAAACGTGATTAGCTTTGCCTGTGTTATCCCTGTCGATTAAATCCTTGTCATAATTCACACCTAAGAGAATGTGGTTTATGTCTTTAAACTTCCACTTGATTAATTCACAATCGGTTATGTAAAGCATTCTCCCCATTTCCTTGTGAGTAATCAGAAATCCGAATATCGGGCAAGGTGTTCCGTCTGCATTGGTATGTGTCCAGCTTCCGTCTATTGTTGTTAGGTCAAATGCCTGTACTCTAAAATCTCCATTACCAATTTTCATAGGTTTTTCGCTTATGTATGGGGCAAATACTGGTATTCCCATAGCTTTAAAATCCTTTACTGACTTGCTGTGGTCTGAATGAACGTGGCTGACTATGCAGCCAACCACATTTCTTATGTTCCAATCCAAGCCTTTCTTGATTTCCTTAATCGGTATTCCACAATCAAGGATAAGTGTTTCTCCACTGTCGGAAGTTAGCAGATAGCAATTTCCGGCTGACGATGAGCCTAAGCATTTTAATCTCATACTCACACCTCGATTTCATTATCCTGTGGAAACTGAAAATAGTAATTGCTTGAAAAACTGACATCTGCATTAACTTTATTGCAAAGTAGAATATCGCCAATTCCTAATTTTTCTCCAAACTCCTGTGGTGTTAAGTTAGGGATTTTGTCTACATTTAATTTTGGCTTTCCTGCGTATGCTTCTCTCAGCATTTCCATAGCCTTAATTGCCTTTTCTTTAGTGGAATATTCAGCCAACGCAATGTCATTAATCAAGCCTTCTACTCCTGTTAAATTACGGTTCAAGAAATAAATAGCATTTCTAAATCTCTGAATAACTACCATTTCATAAGGAACATCTATTGTTCCGTCCTGTGATATTACTCTCATTCAAAAAACTCCTTTTCTAACAAATCTTTATTGCCGAATTTGTTGCCAATAACTTCAATTTTTTCTTTCCATGGAAAAGTCGGCGAATAGTTGGGAACGTCCAGCCATCGAATAATAAAAGCTGTGTTGGCAATATCATACTCAATAATACCGATTGTAGGCTCTCCTGCCTTAGGCTTATCAGTTCTTTTTACAATATCATTTTCGTACATCATATTTCCGTTTTTATCTTTTAGTCCTGTACATTGGCATACTGTACGTTCGTCAACTTCATCGATAGTAATAAAATTCAATATGTGGTCGTATTCTGTAACGATATAAGGCATGCCAGTAAAAGTGTGAATCAAATTTCCGATAGCCCATTCGTTGGTATCTTTTCGCTTTGCTTTAAATAAATATCTATCTTCCATAATTGCTCCTATTCCTGCATAAACGGCGGAAGCGTACTATCTTCTGCCTGTTCTTCGGTTACTTCCGTGGCTGTGGTGTCGATAATGTCGCTTTCCTCAAAATCTACTGTGTTTGCGTTCTCTTTAACCTCATCAGCAACAACCTTTTCTGTATCAAGTTTTACATCTGATATATTCTGAAATTCTTCCTGTGCATACAAGCCTTGGAATCTATCTGGAAATGCTTCCCTTAAAGCCTGTACGACAGCAACCTTTCTAATCATTGTAGCTGGTTTTTTTGCCCACTGGCTATTGAGTGAGCCGTCCTTTTTTCTTCCAGCATATTCGTCAAAACCTACTGACTGGTATTCGTCCTCTTTTCCGTCAATAAAGATTTTCGCCCAGCCACCTACGATGGTTTCGTTAGGTAAAACCATTGTTCCCTCTCGCTCTTCAACAGCTCCGTCCTTTTTAATTACAATAATTCCTGCTTTCTTTCCTTTATATCGTGGGTCTGCATTGGCTCTCTTTGTAAAAACATCTTTTCCAGTAACTATTGTGGCTGGCTCGTTGTTTCCATACTTAATAAGGTATGCTTCTCTCAAAAACGGATTTAAGTGCTGGTATCTGCATAATGACATAAACATCATTACTTCTCCGTCAGATACATTACCACCACCGCTTACAAGGTATCTCCTTATCATTGTTGGAGAAATTTTTACCATTTCTCCATTTGATTCATATTCAACTAACTGCGTATTCTCTGCCATAATTATTCCTCTCTTCCTAATAATTCTTTTACATATAAATCTGTTTCTGCCATTTACTAGTCCTCTGATTCAAAGATTGAAGAGGAAAAGATACAAGCCGGGCGAACACCGTAGCAGTAGTTGTAACAGCAGTTGCGGTCGATAACGCCGGACGGCGAAACGACGGTAACGGAATATTCACAGTCATTACGCTTTGTGCTCCATGGTGTTGCAAGCCACCACCAATCGTCAGTATTCGGGATAAAGCTTCTGTACTTGCGGTAGTTATCTACGGTCAATAAAGATACTGTGTCTTCGCAGTTTCCATATTCATCTTGACCGTCAAGTGAAAGAAGATTGCGGTTAAATGCAATAATATTTTCTTCTCCTATTTCATTAGTAATCTTTTCGATAAATTCTGTGTTGAGATATTCTCTCAACTGACTTCCAACCCAATTATTTGATTCACTATCAAATTTCATTGAATCCTCTAATCTGTCAGCAAGGCACATATATCCTTTATCTGTAATATCAAGGATTGTCCATGTAAGCCCAGCAAGTTTAAATGTATCTCCTGCGCTTAATCCGGCTGGAATCTTTCTTGTTTTTTCAACTGCTTTTAAAACAGCAACTTCATTTCTTAATTCATTAATCTGCTCTTGTAAACTTTTCATTGTCAATGTCATAATCAATCATTCTCCTTTCGATACAAAGATATTAGATTTTAAGATACAAAAAGGGCGAACACCGCGGATGTCGCAACAGTCGCTGCAGCTGCTGAAATCGCCGGACGGCGAAACGAGGGTAATTGTACGCTTCCAACCCCTGTCAGCCGTAGACCAAGGCGTACAAGTCCACCACCAATCATCTAACTCCTTATTGACAATCAAATCATTGTATTGTCTCGCCTCATTAAATGTGATAGGCCTTACCTTGCAAGTGCAAGGCTCAAACTCATGCTGCACATCAATCGAAGTTAAATCAACAATATGCTCAACAAGATTATCTGCTCCTAACTCAGCTTCAATAATAGGCTGTATATCGCTCTCGATAACTTTCTTGAGATTTGACTTGCTGTAATCTCTTGTATCGTTGTCAAAAACAACGTTCTTTGCCATAAAGCTTTTAGATATTACATTTGTCGTGCCACTGCAACCGTTTTGCTCAAGAACGATAAAATCATGTTCTCCGATTTTAAACGTTTCTCCTGGCTGTAATTCTGATAACTGCACCTTATTAGTCTTTTCTGCTTCTTCTAACTTTCTCACAAGTTCTCTAGCAAGTTCCAATTCTCTACTCATTTAATTTTCCTCACTTTCATTGATAATTCTCAATACATTTTCGGCGTTTTCTAATCTTTCTTTTTGCAGTCTAATCGTTGCTTCGCCCATTTCCTTGAATTTATTTTTTGCATATTCAAAGTTAGGTTCTGTCAAGATTATTCTGCCGTTAATAATCAGCCCTATATCCTGCTTTCTTATACGGCTGGTATACCCTGTACCATATGAATCACACATATATGTTTTTGGAGTTTCTCGTGCTTCAACCTTTTCTATATGTATTCCTTTTGGTCTATTGCTAAAAAAAGTATTTAATGTGTAAACATATAAATTCATGTTATACCTCCACAATTTCCAATCTATCGCTGTCATTCACAATCAGCATAATCAACTGGCTGTCAACCATGCCTGCTACCCGCTTCTGATTGTCGGTTGACAGGCTTTCACTGTCGTCCAAGAAAATCGGACAGCTAATACTGCTAATTTTCTGAATTGACTTACAAATGTCAACTCTACCCAAAATTCGGTTGCCCTTGTTTGACACGGTCGTAAGAATCGACTTGCCGTCAATTTTCGGAATGCAAACTGATTTGTAATTTCCATTCTTAGCCAGTTCAAACAACTGCCATTCAACTAATTCAAAATGGCAGTTAATAGCTTCTGACAGAATTTCATTCTTTGCTTTGTCCAGTTCTTCAAGCAAGGCGAGTATCTTTTCTGCGTTTGCCTTGTTCTGTTCAGAATCAAGCCTTGTTTTCTTCAATTCTTCAAGTCGCTGTTCATCTGCGGCAGTATCAGATTTGGCAATTTGATTCTCACAGTCAGACAACTGCCGTCTTAAATCCGTTTCCTGCGCCTTTAATTCAGACTTAACCGCTGAAATGTCATTAGCCTTGCACATAGCCTGCTCTTTTTCAGCAATCTGCTGTTCAAGCGCCTTATATTCGTCTGTTCCTGTTACATCAATTTCAGCCGGAATCGCCGCCAACTGGCTTTCAAGGTCTTTTAACTTTTTTTCCTGTTTATCTTTTTCAGATTTGTATGCGGCAATTTCTTCATTCAATTTAGCAACGGATTCTTTTTCTGAGTCCACAAGAAATTTAATCTTGTTGCCCCTTTCAGCTTCGCTTTCAAGTGCCGAAGCCTTTTTAGATTCAAAGTTTTTAATGAGTAATTCAACTTTGTCTGCCGGTAACTCCTGTCCACACATCTGACAAATTTTTTCATTTTCGTCAAACTGCATTTCATGTAATTTCGTCCACGTCCCCCTAGCTTCCTGCAATTCAAGCGTGTATCTGCCAATAACTGCATTGGCTTTTTCAATTTCATCATTAGCTGTTTTAATGCTTCTTGAAATTTCATCAATCTTACGCTTGACGTCAACGATTTCATCATCAATCCATCTTCTCTGTTTGAAGTTTTCTTCATTTGCCTTGCGGTCCATGTCATTCAGTTCAAATTTAAGATTTATAATATCGGCGCTTGCCTTGTCGTATTCAGCCATCAGCTTGTCATTGTCGGTCTGTTTTGCCACGCAATCAGCAATCTGTTCTTTAAGGCTGTTCTTCTGTAATTCAAGGTCAGATGTATCTACAGCCTGTTTAAGCTGTATATCTCTTTCCTTTTCTTTAATCTGTCCGTCTAATACGGGCAAATCTTTTGTGATTTTAGCCTTTGTAGCCTTATTCATAGCTGATAATTCCTCTGCCGTATATTTGCCTAACAATGGAACTAACTCGGCTAATTCGGTCTGCTGGCGCGCTACATCAATATCAGAAACGTCCTCTACCAAATTGAATAAATATCCTCTCATGTCTGCCGGTTTCTGATTAAGAAAGCCGTTGATGTTACTGCACATCTTAAACACGTCCATATCAACACCTAGATATGCGTTGAAATCCTTTAATGTCTTAGGCACATCATTGATGAAATACTTGTTATCGTCTTTATAACTGCTACCATCCTTACTGTAGGTACGCTTCTGCACTTTCTTCATAGTTACTTCTTTTCCGTCAACATCAAGCACAATTTCAACACTGGTGTCCATATCATCAACGGACTTTCCGCCTACTTCCCGGCGCACAACCGGATTATCTTTTAATTCATAATCACAGTTAAACAGGCACCAGTTGTATGCCGTAGCAATACTGGATTTTCCTTTGCCGTTCATTGCGAAAATTTTTGTTAAATCAAAGAAATCAAATTCTTCATGTGCATAACACATGAAATTTTCTAATATAATTTTTAACAGCTTAATCTTCATCCCATTCCACCTTGTCCCTTTCTTTTTCAATTTTTTGGGCTTCAAACTCATTTCCCAAAATTCTGTACATGTCCACCAGTGATATGTACTTGTCTGCTTTTGTTTTGCTCAAAAGCACTTGAACTCTTGTTTCTGTGTCCAAAAGTGCTTCATACCGTTTCTTCGAAATCTTAATCTTCGCCATTTTCGGAATCCCCCTCCTGTAAATTATTGATTGACAATTCGTAGGCTGTCTTGATTTCTTCTGTGCCGTCTTCATACCTTTTCAAATATTCACGGCTTTGTAATCTGCCGGTACAAGAGATTTTTGCACCAACATTCATAAGCCCTGCCTTAACAGCTTTTCTTCCCCATGCAACGCAAGGAATGTAATCTGATTTTCCATACTTCCGGTTACTTGCTACCAGTAAGTCAGTAATCTTTCTATTCAGCGGCGTTTCACGGAAAATTGGTTCACGGCAGATATATCCGTCCAGTTCCGCAAAATTTCCGTCTTTTCCCGGATATTCTGTAACGTCTTTTGCAAAAACAAAGATGTGACAGTGACCGTCATAGTTCATTGTTCGGATTTCTCCGAAAATTTCAACCTGTTCATCTTCCTTAATATTTTTAAGGAAAATTTCTGAAAATGTAACGTTGAGTGTGTCCGGAACGCCGCTCGTTCTCACGCTTGTAATTTGTGTTGAATAGAATTTTTCACCATGATTTTCATGTGATAAAACCGGTTCTTTTGTAACTTTTCCACTGATTTCAATTTTGTTCATTTTTTGTCCTCTTTTCTTTTAATTATTAAAGTCTTCTTTTACGACATCAATCTTGACAAGTCTTTCCCACTTGACAAAATTAAATACTGCTTTGGCTTCTGTGCCGTCTTCCTGTGGTACAAGCACTCTGTTATTAAGTGCTACAATTACCGGCTTGTCGCCCGCAACTCTTAAAAATTGTGCCTGTAATCCGATAGGCGCGACAATGGCGATAATGTCGCAGTCGTTTATTTCTTCCTGCAACTCGCTTGCCGATTCAATCGACCGGTCAATCTGCACAATTTCAACGTTCCCCAGTGCGGCTAACTGCGGCTCTGTCATTTTATGTCGAGAAAACCACAGAACCTTTTTAGGCTTCGGATTTTCTTCAAATCTTACAACCTTGCCGTCATTCAAAATGACTGACTGGTTTTTCATTTCCTGCATTTCTACGCAATCCTGTACTGTTACCTTTTCTTTGTTCATTTCTTTTTCTCCCTTTTAATCTTCGCAAATTTGTCAATCGTTTTCCGGCTTCCGGTTTCCTTATTAATAAGTTTTAAATAAAACTCTGTTTCTTCAACCAAAAGCCAATGCTCCGCATTTAAGCGGTGTGCAGAACACGCTTCTTTCTGTTGCCTTGTAAGTTTCTTTGGCTGTTTCATTTTTTATCCTTTCCGTTGCTCCATGAGTAAACCAACGCAAGCCCAATTTCAACGAGGATTGTGAAAATTACTCCTGCCGCAAATGGATTAATATACATTTCATACCCCTTTCTAAAAACTCATGCACATCTGTGCATTGGAATTTTCAATCTGTTCTGAAAGCACGGTCGGCGGCAAATAGCAATCAATAAACTCATGCACATCTGCAATGTATTTGCGTTTTATACTCTTGTATGTCGAAACACACCCGTATTCGCGCTTCAACTGCCGGTATATGTCCGCAAACACTGAACTCCTCACGCTACTGTCTTTGTATGCGCTGGTGTTCTTGCCGCCAAGCACATCAACTACTTTCCTTTTAATATGCTTCTGAACTTCGTCTATTTCACAGCCGTACAGCGGCATATCATTTTCAAGGGAAGATATTTTATCTTCAACCTTGTCAATTCTTTCATTCAGCTTCACATTGCCTTTTGCAATAAGTTGAATTTTTTCCTCATCCGTCATATTCATGTTGTAGTTTCCCGTCTTTCTGATTGACGGAAGCACCTCTGACGTTACCCAGTCAGTAAATCTCTCTGCACTTGCCTTACGGCTCTGAAATATTGTTTTGTACAGGTTGGCTTCATTCACGTAAATAAGCTTCTGATTTCCGCCTGCCGTAAGGGTATCCATGTTGCGGATACCCTTTGAAGATAACCGAGATTTAACATTTCCCACGTTAGATATTTCCAATGCCCGGCACACATCAGTCAAGCAAAACATCGGCTCGTCATTTACGATTACCGTTCTGACGTTTCCAAATTCTTCGGAATTAAAGACTTGTAAATTTGTTTCTGCCATTTCTTCTCCTTTCTGTGGTATAATCCTCTTATCTTTTAATAGGAAAGAGGTGAACACGTTGAATAAATGTCCTTTAAACAACTTTGAAAATTGCCAATCTGAATGTGCGTTGTATTTATCTAATCAAAAATGTTGTTCAATCAAAAAGCTTGCATTATCAAGTCGTTATTTTGTTGAACTCAAAGATATTAGCCGCAACATTTCAAGCATTGACAGTACATTTACTCGTCGTAAATGTTAAGAATGGTATCTGCCATTCTGTCAATTTCGCCCGCAATGCGAATTTTGACATCTACATCATTTGTTTTCTTGCTTTCCTCTGCCAGCAACTCTATCTGCTGACAGAGGATTTCTGAAATATGCCTTTTTTTCTCGTCCACCGGCTACTCCTTTCCCTGTTTTTCCTTGTTGGGTTCTGACCGTTCTCTATCTGCCATTGATTCAACCATGCCAAGCAGATACCCTTTTTGATACTCTGACATTTTAGGAATTGTGTCTTTTAATTTTTCAACAATCGCCTTTTCTTTTTCACTCATTTCATTCACTTCCTTTCTGTGATATAATCTCCTTATCTTTTTATAAGGAGGTGGTTCAAATGTTCATTAAAATTAAAGTTTCTTGCCCTTGCCATTGCACATACACTGTAAATGAAGATATTAATTCCGATAAAGTTATTTGCCCTAACTGTGGAAAAGAGTATCCATATTCAGGTAAGTTAATCGCAATGCTCAATCTCGCAAGTGAAATTCCCGACGGAAACTGTCTTTCAAACGAACATTCCGTTGAGGTTATTTCTCTTTCGGAATGCATGAGCAACCATCAATAACTAATCTCATGTATTCCAAGAAGCCTTTAGCAACTGTAGCAGTCAGATTGTATTCGGATATTAGCTTTTTAACTTCATTTTCTAATTCTGAAGCTTTCTGACTGTTGCAACGCTGATATTCTGCATATGCCTTGCCCACATATGTAGTTTCAAGCTCACCAAGTACATATTGTTTCAGTGTTATCACCTCACTTTCTGCTTGTTGATTGTAAAACAATTATATGTCGATAAAAAACATTTGTCAAGAACTTTTTGTTGATTTTTTCAACAAGGTGTGATATATTAGTTTTGGAAAGGAGGACAAAACATTGAACAATAGAATTAAAGAAATCCGAAGTCATTTTAATTTGACGCAACAGGAATTTGCCGATAAAATAAAAGTAAAAAGGAATACTGTTGCAACATATGAAATGGGAAGAAGCGTTCCGAGTGATTCAGCAATAGCTTTGATTTGTAAGGAATTTTCTGTTAATGAATATTGGCTACGTACAGGTGACGGTGAACCTTTTGTTAAAAAGACAAAAGATGAAGAAATAGCTGAAATGTTTGCTGATATTCAAGCTGCTGGTGAAAAAAGCTTTAAGTATAGACTTATTGCGGCGTTAAGAAAGCTTGACGAAAAAGACTGGGATAGTTTAGAAAAGCTTGTCGATTCAATGGTACAAGACAAATAAAAATACGCCGGGATAACACAAAATGCTATCCCGGCTATTTTATTTAAGCAACCTTTTTATATACGCATATATAACTTTTAGCCAATGCGTATTTTCACATTTTAATATTAGATTGTATATTTCTTTTCTGTAAAATTCATTTTCGTTTTTTTTACTCATAGAGCCCTCCGTATTCCCCGACACAAAACATAAAGTAGCGATACAAGCATTATAGAACAAATGTTTGCTTCCGTCAAGATTGGAACAAAGGTCACTGATGTAAATTAAGGTTATGTAAAGGGGCGGCGGCGCAATGCCAAACAGCGCAACCGCCCACCGGAACTTGAATTGCCCAATCTTTTGGACAATTTAATTTTACAAAAATTACCAATTTTTCACAAACGATTTAAACCGCAAAAAACGACATTTACTCTAAAATCATCTACATTTTATGGCATATGCTGTCATATAATGTCGGATTGCGGCGCGTATAGTACTAATTTGCTATTTATCAATTCGACAAAAATCAGATTATATGCTATTATTATTCAAAAAATAAAAAGCAAGGGAGAATTTTTATGAAAAAGAAATTATTATGCTTATTAATGCCTGTATGCCTTTTAGGACTTGCGGCTTGCCAAAATTCAACCGCGGATAATTCTACCACCGCAAACAGTACAGAAGCAGTAACGGAAACGCAAACTGAAACAGAAGCCCCTACAGAAAAAGAAACACTGTTATCAAGGGATAGAATGGCATACACAGAAGATATTACCTATGAAACACTTGCAAGGTACCCGGACAAAAATATTGATAAACCTGTGAAATTTGACGGAAAAATTATACAGATGATTGGCGCGGTTGATAGCAATTACACCGCTATAAGAATGGCTGTAGATGATGACTACAATCACGCGTTGCTTGTTGTTTATGCAAATGATGTGATTGACGGTAAACTACTTGAAAATGATAGAATTACAATTTATGGTGGTTATGTTGGTCAGTATTCATACACATCTACATTGAATAAACCGATAACAATTCCACAAGTTGAAGCTGTTATGATTGATTTGCACGATAACAATTAAAATATCACCGGGAGTATTACACTCCCGGCTTTTTTTGTGCTTAAATCAATTCGCAATCGTTTACGTTGACCGCCGCAAATACAGCACCGTTGAAACTAAGGACTGCTCTATCCCCGTCAAGCTGTGTGACTTCATAGCCGCTGTCATTGTGCCATGCCTTAATTGCCGTGCCATTGTAGTCAGTATCGCCGTTGAAACGGACGGTATCGCCCACAGAAATTCCACCGCAATCCGAACTTTCTTCTGAATCGTCAGAATCATCACTGCCGCCGCCAGCAATGCAATCATCATTAATCCAGCCGGTGCCGTCATCAATCAGATATGGATTTCTCGCACCGTCAACAACTCGTGTAATTGTGCCGGTCGTATAGGTAGGCTTTAATGCTTCTTCTGATGTTGAAGATACATAGATTGTATCGTAGTTTACGGTATCGCCTACAGAATAGCTGTATCCACCGTCCTCTGTGTCTTCTTCATCGCCGCCGCAGTCGCCCGAATTGCTATCAGAATCACTGCCGCCGTCAACTTCCGGTAACTCGCCGTACCAGTAATTCATATCAACTCTGCTTGACGGTACACCGGCAACCTCACCGTCTGATGTATACTGCCATAACAGGCAATCCATTGACGGCTCTGAAATTCCCCAGTGCGCAAGCCATACTTCGTAGTCGGATAACTGGTCTGCATAGATTACTGAATCCCAGTAATTCTTGCTCGCATAAACACCAGTCTTATATCCTGCTTCGGATACTCTGTCGCAGAAAATCTTACAAAAATCAGTAATTTCCTGTCTGTTATCGTATGGGTTAAACCCGTGCTTTTCTTTGTATCCGTCCGCGTCTTCCATGTCGAACCATACACCTAACACCGGATTGTAGCCCTCTACCATGCGCAGTGCGTGTGCCGCTTCGCTTTCTGCTTCGGCATTATTTAACGCATAAGAGTACAGATACACACCATACGGAATGCCCAGTCTTTCACATTCTTCCATGTTACGGATTGCCTGCGGGTCGTCCTGTGATGTGCTGTCATTGCCGTGACCGACACGAATAATTACACCGTCAACATTTTTCTTTGTGGTATCCCAGTCGATAACTCCGTTATGCTTACTTACATCAATTACTGAATATCTGCTCATATGAACCTCTTTCTGCCGCTGTTCTGCGGCTAAATATAATTTTTATTGTGTTTTAGGGTAAAAAATAAGACACTTTCGTGTCTTTAACTGCTGTCGTTATATATACCAATCACCTACCTTATGCCCTTCCATGTACGGTAACATGAAATGATATGCTTTTTGTTTCGTTTTGTGGCGACCAAACAAATCCCGTTATTTGTTCGCTGGTATAGCCGTTTATGCTTGCACTTATCAGCCCTGTTTCCGCAAATGGAGTAATATTCACGCTGTCAATATTTTTTACAATATTAGGTGGCAAATAAATTGTGAACGGTGCCCAAAACGCATTTCCATATTGTGTATTCATTGCATAGCTTTTACTTGCTGTTTTTCCTGCCATTACAATATAACCGCTTGAAAGATATGTGATATACATTTCTGTTTTATCTTGTGGCTTTGTTACGGTAGTGCCAATATATCTTCCTTTTGTATCCGTAAATTTTGCGTCTGACGGTACATCTGCATTAACACTGTGCCCATTTATTAAGCCCGCAAAATTATACGCTTTAACAATACCTTCTCGACAGTCAATTCCTACAGCAGTTTGATTTTTGCCGCCGTACCGACCGTCAGCGCACGTGGAAGTAAACGATACCCCCCACCATGACCGAATTACCAGATTATTAAGCCCGCCACCGTTTCCATTTGCGGAATCGTTACCGCTATAATATATTGTATTTCCGCTATTATCATAATTATTGAACTGTATTGTATCTGTAGTTATGTTACTTGAATAAATATTCGTAAATCTGTGTGATTCATCTCCCAATTCCATGCCTACATCTTCATTAGGAACAATGCTACCTGCAAGGCTGTCAGTACCCGATGTTGTTATAAAATCGTTTAAGTCATAACTATGACCAGAAGTTCCAGCAAGTCTCATCCACCAATTCGGTTCTGTACCATTCCCCCCTGCGAAAGTTACGCGTGGGAAATTGTACCTACAACTTATTACAGCATGGGTATCTGCGCCGCCGAAAGCGATACCGGAAGCATAGTTGCCTTCAAACCAGCTCGGAGCAGTTGACTGTCCTCTGATGGTTTTTAAGAAAAATCCTGTTGTAGCTCCGTTGTCATGCAAAGCCGAAAATCCTGCGGATGTATTATCTGTTAAAAAACACGTAAAATTGGGGTCTGCTGTGCCATGATTATGATTGGACGGCGGATATGTAGACGGTTTATCTGTTATACCGTTCCAATTTACGTTGCCTGCACTTGCTGCATATTTTACAGACTTTGCGGAATCTGCTGTATTGTCAACGTTTCCAAGTCCTACATTTTCCGCTGTAATATTAACATTTCCTCTCCTATATTCGCTTTCTGCACTGCCTTTTACGCCTGTTACAGGTGTTCCCGCAAGGACATCCCACTTGCCGTCCTCTGTCTTGTATACGTTAGCGCCTGCCGGAATAGTATTTCCCGCTCCTTCTTTAAATTCAGCAGTCGTTGTAAATTGGTCTGAAATGTTATACATGCTTCCGCCGTCCGCTTCTGACAGTGCCGGAAGATTTGCAAATGTAACTGTTCCCATTGGTCTTAATGCACCCGAAAACGATTCAGAAATCCGTCTTGCCTGCTCGTAATAGTATTTCGCACTGTCTGTATCTGCTACGGCATAGTTTTGTGCTGTGTCCGCACTTGCCGCCGCATTGGAAGCGTACTGCTGTGCCGCATTGGAATTTGAAACTGCGATGGTTGCGCTATTTGCCGCGCTATTTGCCTTTTCATTGGCTAAATTTGCACTTCCCGCGGCATTATCGGCACTTGTTTTAGCTGTTGCCGCGTTTGCCGCCGCTTCTTCTGCTTTCGTACTTGCCGTATCTGCGCTTGTTGCCGCCGCCGATTGGCTCTGTGCCGACTGTTGGCTATAATACTTTGCATTGTCCGTATCTTCGCCTGTGCGGCTGTTTGTACCGCCAGTAGCATAACTCTGTGCTTTTGTAGCACTCGCCGCCGCATTGGATTCACTGGTTGCCGCCGCTGTTTCACTTGCCTTTGCATTGCTTTCAGATTTTGCCGCCGCCGACTGGCTTGCCTGTGCTTTTGCAACTTCAACTTTAATATCTGCAAGATAATTAGGTCGTAAGTGTTTTTCCTGTATACTCGCTTCTTTTACGATTGCAGACACTTTTCCAGCGCTGTCAATCGAAAATGCCACCGTGTCACTTTCCAAAAACTCATACTGTGTAATCAGTGCTGCCAGGTCTATATATTGCTTTGTGCCGTCAATAAGCGTTAAAATAATCTGCTGTGTTTCGGCATTGTATGAAAAATTTACCGCGATTTTTTCCATCTGCGTGTCAATCGTTATTTTTGAGCCATTTTTTTTAGTAATAGTAATAATTCCTGTCTTTTCTTCAAAGGCAACGTCCTGCACCAGTGTTGAAACTTCTTCCTTGGTCGCTTTTGTAGTGTCCAGTGTAATTACCCTATTGTCAATTTCATCTGTAGCCACATCTATTTTATTCAGATTACTTTCATTCAGTGGTGTTTCATCACTCGGATAATTTTCCCAATTTATACGACCATACGTTTTATTCATGCCTGCTCCTTTCTATCCTTCTATGTCGCCCCACGGAGTTGTCCAGCTTCCGCCCAAATTAATGCTTCCGTCATTGCAATCAATAGAAATGCTTCGTTCTCCGTCATCAGATTGCATATACAACAATCCCGGATATGCGTGAAAGTTTGCCCCGGCACTTCTACTAATAAGCAATTCGTCCGGTTTTAAAAGTGCCTGTGCATTTTCTCCTAAAACATACCGCAAATATCCGTCAAATATCTGCCATTCTCCGATTAGTCCGGATAACGCTTCCATACTGCCGTCCAAACCGATTTTAAAATTCTGATTAGCCGTCACAGCGCCGTTCAGATTGATTTTGTTTGCTTCAATCGAAACGTTTTCAGCAGATTGGTTAATTTTTGAAATAATTTCATCGCCATTTACTTTTTTTGATACTTCTGTATTAATGCTATCTGCCGTCTGCCTTATTGCACTATTCATCTGTTCTGTAGTGCTGTAGCTTTGCAGTTTTCGGGTTACCTCTGCCGAAATTCCCTCTGCTGTGGCATTGATTCGGGTATTCATTTCTGTTGTTGTGCTGTAATCCTTTAACTTATCTGCCGTGTCCTGTTTTGCATTACTTTCAGCCGTTTCAGCGGCAGATTCAGCATATTGTTTAGTTTCCGTTACCTGTTTTGATAACTCTGCCGTAAATCCGTCTGCCGTCTGTTTTATTGAGGTTTGTAGCTCTGTTTTTGTGTTCGTAGCGTTTTCTTTTGTTTCATATTTTTTGCCAACTTCTGATGTGATTGATTCAGCCGTCTGTGTAATTTTAGAAGACAATTCTTCTTCACTTTGCTTTGCTCGTTTAACTTCGGAAGTAATACTTTCAGCAGTCTGCTCAATACTGCTTGACAAGCCGTCAGCCGTGTTTTTAACTTCTGCCCTTATATCCGTTGCTGTCTGCTTAATTTCAGAACTTAATCCGCTTTCAACGTCCGTAATCTTACTGTTGGTTTCCTCGATTGTCCGTGTCAGCACGTTGGTCTTTCCTTTAAGCTGTATAATGCTTTTATGCACGCTATTTACCTGTGTAGAACGGTATTCTTCACCCGTTGCTTCATAGTTGTCCCTAAGTGCCTGTATGCCCTTTAGTGTACGTTTTAACACGTAGCTTTCGATGATTTCATATCGTGTCGGCAGACGGACCGCGTCACCTACTTCAATACATGGGTTTCCTTTGCAGTCCGCAGAAAACGGTCTGTAAATAATTCCCCGGATTTTTCCGTAAATGTTATTTGCGATTCCCGTCAGTTCTTCACTGCCTTTGCCGTAAACAAGAAAATTATCCTGTATCACATAAGCATTTGTTCCGCTTCCGACAATTACTCCGATGTCGTCTTCCTCTTTCCGGATTTGCAGTTTATCAATAGTTTTCACGAGGAAATCTTCGTATTGCGCCGATATATACAGACTTTTGCTTATTCTCGTGCTTTTCGGCTCACGCGGGTACAAATCATCTGCCGGATACAGGTTGTTTCTTGGATATAATCCCTGTATTTCTTGCTCAAGGTAGATGTAATGGAATCTGCCGTCACGTCCAATATGACCGAAACAACCGTTTATTTCGCAGATACAATTTAAGACGGTCGCACCGCTTAATTCTTCCGGCTCAACCGTCTTTTCGACTTTCATATCATCATTTACAAGCTGTGCGTCCGCCTGCTCAATCCCAAAATATCCAAAAAAGCTATCCCGAAAAGCTTTCATTGTTGTAACGCTGTCTTTATCCGGGAGCAAAGTATTGTACCACTCCGCCACATCTGCGTTTATCACGTCATACAACGCATCATAAGCCACAATATCGCGCTTTGTTCTATCTGCCGTTGGTGTGTCAGAGTATACTTTATATCTGCCAATTTGAAACGGATTTGCAGTGTTATTATCAATTACCGTTTTAACCGTTATCATTTTGTCTTTCATCGGCAAAAAAATGTTTGATACAGTAAATTTAAGCACCGCCGCTTCACAGCTTCCGATTGTCAATTCAGATTCCGAACAAATGCTTTCTGTCAATTCAAACTGTTCTTGATGTAGTTCAACATTTGTAATTTTTGTCGTTTTATCGTCCGTTTCAATCGTCAACTGCTTATCTATGCTATCTTTTTTAAATAATTCTGCGTATTGATAATTAACCACCGTAAACACCTCCAATAAAGGCAAGTCTAATTGAATCGTATCGAATCACATTTCCGTATGTGCCGTAAATCGTAGGCTGAAAATCAGCCATATAGCCATACTGCGTAACATAATCGTCATATTCCGGGATATAGGCTGTAATATAGCAGCCACGTTCCTGCGAATTTGTAAAATTGTTGCGAATATTGCTCATCAGTACTTCAAATGTTTCATTTGTAAGCATTGCCTTGGTTTCAAATTCAACCTTTAATGCCTTTAATTCAACAGCGTTTCTATGCTCGTATCCGTTTGCGTCCGTGTAATCGTCAATGTCCTGCATATTTGCATATGCGCTGTAGGAATCTGCCTTGATTAATCCGTCCGGTATCGTATAATCTCCAATTTTAATTAAAAAGCCGTTGTACGCCATGCCTGCACCTCACATTTTTAAAAATTGGTAACAAAAAAGCACATACCGGCATTCGATATGTGCTAAAGAAATGGCAAAAGGCGAAACCTACATGAAATAGATTCCGCCGCAAAGCAAGTTGTCATGTATTATAATAGATTAATTATCATCTATTGTACATGCATTAATAATCAAATGCTGGTTTGCCAGTTCTTTTAAAATATTCTCTTGCGTATTTTCTTGCACTGCTTCCGATGTCGTTTTGGCTTATACTCAAGTCCTTGTTGAGTATTCCTTGTAACAACTGGTTCTGCTGTCTAAGCAGTGCTATTTCTCGCTGTGACGTATCGTAAATGGAATCTTTAATACCCGTAATTTCTGCGCCGCCCGCTACTGCCGACTTGCCGCCGACCGTTCCGGCAATTTCCGGTATTCCGTTTTCGCCCGCCATGACAATGCTATATTTTTGTGGAAGATAACCGCCGTCCGCATAGCCTTTAATACGAATTTTAGCAAATCCACTTTTCATTGGGTCGCCTGCGCTATAATTATCATCGCTTTCCAGTTCCATTTTGTAACTATTTTGAATAGCATTGGTTAATGCTTCATGCACTTTCCACGCTTTACTGCTTATCGTATCCGCTAAGTTATTCATGAGGTCAGCACCAACGTCTGAACCAATTTCTCCTGCGTTTACCGCGTCTATAATTGACAGGAAAGCAACTGCCGTTGTGTTCGGTACACCGTCAATATTTTCCTTGTACGAATCAACAAGGTTTTCACCCGCTTTTGAGCCGGTATCAAGTGCCTTTGAAATAGCCGTTTGTTGAATATTGTCGAATATTGCGCTATTGTATCCCGGCAATCCGCTTGTTGTGGTCGTAAATCCGTTATACAGCTTTGTACCGCCGTCTGTTCCTACAACACCCAATCTGCCAAAGGTTTCACTTGCCTTGTTGTAAAAATTTGAAATATCTTCTGTAGATTCGCCTGATTTTTCCGCTACATTTTTTTCAATGTCATACATTGACTGTTGCACGGATTCTCTTATTTGCTCATTGTTTTGTTGCATTGTATCCCGCAAATTATCAGAACTGTCCGCAGTGTCGTTCTGTTGTTGGGTAAGATTGTTGTATTCATTTTTGCAATTTGCCGCTTCGGTTGCGGCATTCGCTATTGCATTTTCACATTTTTCATAAGATTCTTTTAATTCTCTATTATCATTTGCTAATTGCCATGTTTCCTGTGAATTTAATCCTAACTCTTTTCGTAAATTGTATGATGTTTTTGTAAAATCACTGGTTTTTCTCATTGGGTCATCTAAAAGTCCCGAAAGCACATCAAATGCGTCACCCAATCCACTGATTTCATATGCTGAATCAAATGCCTGTTTAGACATTCCAGTAAGCTCTTTTACGTATTCATAAATAATACTTTCTGCTTTGTTGTATTTTTCATTATTTTCTTTTAGTTGATTGCCAATATCAATCTCTTGCTTGTACAGGTCTTTTAATACATCTTGCATTGCCGCCGCTTTGGCATAAGCTTCAAGTGCAGAAATTGTATTGTAAACTTCTTCTTTTTGTCCTTTAAATTCGCCAGTTACCGTATCAATCGAATCTGCCAATTCCGGACACTGTTCGACAATGTAATTTGCGTATGCAATAAGCATTTCCTTTTGCGAATCTGTTAAATTGTCAAAATTATCTGCCAATTCAAAGTATTTATCTGCAACGCTTTTAACGCCTGCATAGGTATCACCTACACTATTAAACTGGTCTTTAGATGACTGTATTGTTGAATTTAAACTCTCTGCCGTTGCTAATACAGAATCGCTGATTATAGTATTGGCGCTTACTACTTCGCTTTGCGCTTTTGCGTATCCTATGCCGATTCCTGCGATAGCCGCAACCACACCTGTAATACCAACGATAGCCGCTGTCCACGGTGTAGATAAGCCAATCAGCTTTAAAGCCGCCGCCGCCACTCCTGCGCCTGCCGCCACTTTTGCCAACATACCGACTGTAAAATTAGCACCTTCCCCAATTTTTTCAAAAACAGTTGCAACTGTTAAAAACTCTGTTGCAATACCCGCAATTCCGATTGTAGCTTTTAACTTTGTTGACATTAAAGACGAAAGTGTTTTTGATAGTCCACCATAATCAATATTTCCTATTGATTTTTTAATCCCAGCCGTAAGTGCCTTTGAAATTCCTGCGTTTTGTGCAATTTCAACACCCATTTTTGCCGCAAGTGATTTTGCTATTGACTGTGAAATTGACGTTGCAATGCCCTTTAAAATATTTTTAGCAATTTCCAGTTTGAAATATTTCTTTAAAAGTACTGCTCCAATTATGATTGCTACTGTTTTTAGTTCAACATCACCAATTAATGTTGCTATTCCCTCAAGCACTTTTGACCATTTGATATTTTTTATAGCTGTTTTGATTGTGTCATAAATGCCTTGAACCCACTTATTGATAGCTTTTGCGGTTGAAGCAAAATCAAACGTTTCAAAAAATTGATTTATCCCGGTTGCAATAGAAAATCCTAAGTTTTCCCAGTCAAACGTTTCCCCAAACGATAAAGCCGTATACACAGCAGTATTTAATGCTCCTGCAATAGTTCTGCCGACAGCACCGAATAATTCCGGTGAGATAAGCCCGTTGAGGAAATCAGCAAGGCCTTTACCAAAATTTCTAGCACCGGCATACACGCTGTCCCAGTCAATGCTATTCAGCGTATCTGTAAGCGTATTGCCTATATACTCGCCTAACTCGCGTAAATTTTTAATTTGACTTTTATAGTCTTTCCAAATGGTATCGACTTTCACAAGGCCGCCGCTTGCTCCGTCTGCGCTTGCCGCTCCTGTACCGCTACCCTTTTTGCCATTTCCACCGCTTGAATCCGGTGTTGTAATCAGTTTTAATTCATCAAACTGTCTTACACCCTTATTCAGCTTCTCAACGTTTTTAGCGGCGTTTCCGGTGCTGTCTGCTATATCATCGGCGCTGTCCGCAGCGTCCGACCAATCATCGGCAATGCCTTTGTTAGTAACTTCAAATTTCCAACCAAAAATTGCACCTAAGGCATTTGTTACCGTTTCAGCGAAATTAATAACCTGTGTCATTGCGAAATTTAATCCGCTTAAAAACGGCTTAAACGCATTAATCAACGATGTACCTATAATTCCTGCCAGTTCTTGAAATGATTGCTTTAAAATGACCGTTTGATTGTGCCATGTATCGGCAGTTTTTGCAAAGTCGCCTTGCGCTGCCACCGTATTTGCCATAACATATTTGTATCGCAACATGGTTTTTTCAGCCTGTGTCATGGAACTGATATTAGCGTCAAGTCCGTTTTTTAAAGCCCACTCTTTTAACGTTGCTTGTGTCAAATCAAGTCCATATTTTCTTAATGGCTCTGTTTCGCCTGTGAAAATTGCTTGAAGATTTCTCGCAACGTCTGACTGTTCCATATCGTAAAACGAAGCCATATCTGCCGTCAGCTTTGTCAGTTCAATGGACATATCAGCCATTTTCTTTTGAGAAAAGCCCATAGCGACACCCATAGCTTGAAAACGGCTTAAATACTGCTTTACGGACAGTTCTGACATACCAAAATCCTGTATAGATGTTTTTGCCATGTCGTTTACAAGGTTTTCATAATTTCCGAAAGTGGTACGTACAACGTTTTCAACTTCTATGAGTGATGAAGCTATATCAATCGAATCTCCCAGTTTACTGATTCCTCTAAAAACAAGCCAGTATGAAGCGTATAATTTACCAAATGCGGAAGCCAGCGACCAACTGCTTTTAGTTGCCGAATTTGCAGAAGATGAAACATTCAAAAAGTTTTTGCTTAATGACGTCGCCGCTCTGCCGCTTGAAGCCCCTGTGCGGCTTAAATTCGCAAGCGCATTAGTCATATCAATAAGATTTTGACTTACCTGTGGTGCTTTTGACAGTTCTTGCATAAGCTGTTTCATCGCGCTTGAAAGCTTCGGTATATTGTCAATAGCTTTTGCGGCACTGGCATATCCTAACTGCTTGATTCCTGTCACAAGTTCCGTAATCTGCTTTGTTGCTTCATTGGTTGCCTGCATGGAATTAAAGGACTTGCCTAAGTACGTCATTGCCGTAGAAGCCTTGTTTATTGCGGCAGTGTCAATGCTTGAAATTTTTTTCATGCCCTCCGACAGGCGTGTAAAATCCGCCTTACTTACGTTTTTCATTCCTTGCATTGCGTCTGTAATATTTTTTACGCCATTTGAAAAATTTGAAAAATTAACGTTATTAATAACGCCCAAAGAACTTGATAAATTTTTTAAATTTTCAACCAATTTATCCAGTGCATTGTTTGCGTCTGTTGCATTTGCTTTTATTGTAAGCTTTAAGCTGTCCAGTTCATTATCTGCCACGTCCTCACCACCTTTAGCGCAAAAATAAAGGTGGTAGCAATTCGCATGCTACCACCTATGACGGACTTAATATGCTGCCCTCTTTTTCCAGCATTTTGATTCTTTGTTGCATTTCAAACATTGCAACATCCTCATTACTTTCTTTTGATTTTGGTTTACTTTCTTCTTCAAGTAAAATTGAAACTGGTTTTTTGATGTACTCCGACCTTGCCTTTTTACCGTTTAAGCAACGGTCTATCGCATAAATAAGGGCAGATATTCCATATGTACCGGCGAAGTGCCACATATCGCTATCCTGTTCTTTTCTTTTCAACTCATGTCCTTTTATGCAGTATCCTAACTGTGCCGGTGTCATGTGCTTAAACTCATCTATGTGTATCCCGATTGAAAAGGCTGTCGGAAAATAGTCTTCCCAAATTATTTTATGCCAGTTAATTTCTGATTTTTTTATGCTGTATGTGCTGTCGCTTCCGGTGCTGTCCCGTACATCTGCTGAATCATGTCGTTCAGCCCCGACAGGTCGAAAAAACCATCTGTTTCCATGCAATTTCTCAATTCGTCATACAGTTTTTTGTACGAAAGCTTATTTTCTTTCATATAATCCCTCATGACTGTTTTTGCTTCTTCATGTGAAAGTGGATTATTTTCTAATAAGCCGGCATAAAAAGCAGTAACGCAAATATCTGCTGTATCGCCAATCATATTTGCCGTGCCGTTGATAATATCCTTAGTAGTAGGATTCTGCATATCCTTTGATTCTTCGACAACGTAAGCACCGCTGAGGACCTTAAACATTTTCTGCACGATGTCTTTATACTCTGCCGCTTCAAAAGAAAACTCTAATTTATATTCGTTACTGTTTACTGTAATTGTTTTCATATTCATTACCTGTCCTTTTCACTTTATATAGGACAGGGACGGCATTTCTGCCGCCCTGCCATATTATTTACTAACTATCAAATTACTACGGCTGTTTTTGTATCCTCGTCAGTCGCAACAGCCTTATTTGTTTTTCCGGACTGACTTACGATTTTTTTGATAATGTAATTGATGTCGGATAACCGTTCTCATCTTCTGTTACCGCAACGTCATAGTCTTTATGAATCCAACGCGGCACTGTTGAAATAGCAATGTTGCAAGTACCTGTTAAATGGTCGTCTGTAGCTTCGTCCGGCGCGAATGATTCAGAGCCGATAAAACCACAAATGCCCTCTTTACCTTTGCCGTCTGTGCCATAAAGAACAACAATGTCTAACTTTTCGTCTTCAATCTCAACTAAATTGTCAAGATATTCGCGTTCAAATGCACCGCTTACAGCCATTGAACCCGCCGCGCGTCTTCCAGGTTCTTGCGTTTCGACTAAATCTTCAAGCGTAGACGTATCAACCATGTTGCGCTCACCTACCGGTGACGGAATACTTTTTGCTCTAATCAACAGGTTGTATGTGCCAGCCCAGTAATCGCTTTCGTTGCTTTCTTTGGTCTTTTTCCTGTAAATAATTCTACTTTTTAAACCTGTAGCCATGTTTACCTCCTAAAAAATTGCATAAAAATAAGAGCCTTTCGGCTCTTTGTAAATTGCTATAAAATGTCATTCCACCCAAATTTGCGCTTTGCACGGAAAGTTGCTGTCCACAGATTTCCCTCTTTTCGTACAAACGGCATGGGCTTTATCTTAAACAATCGTTTCTTGTACAAATCCGCTATAACATTGGATACTTGCAATGCCTCGCTTCTGCTTCGGTTTGTTGTTACTGTTACCTGTGCTGTAAAGTCTACAGTATTAATTCTGTCAGCTTCTAAATCGCTGTTTGTTTCAGTCGGTTCAACAGACTGTATTAATACCGTCGGAAACACCGGTGTATCGCTCGATTCTTCATCTGCTGTAATGCTAATATCAGGGTAATTGTCTTCAAGAATTGCCAATGCCTTTTTCTTGATTGTCGAAAACACATTCATTTCTAAATCAAAAGCCCACTGATTATCAATCACTATTCAAACACCCTCTTTACAACATTTTTGTAGTCCTCAATTATCTTTTGTTCTGCTTTCAATACCGGCATAGTAGCTTTTACACCTCTTGTAAGCACAAGTTGGTTATTTTCATCGTAATAGCCCCAAACCTTTTTTTGTCCGTTGCCTTTGCCATAGGAACCGATTAAAAATCCAAATTCTTCTCCTTTGGGGTGTGGGCTTGCACCGGCGGCACCGTTATAATATACGCCTGCGCCAAACTCGATAAATAACAGTTCTTTTCCCTGTACAATCAGTTTTGCTTCTGCCGTACTACCATTGGAATTAAGTTCTACGTAAGCATTGTGTGACGTGTCAGAACCGCTTCTTATTTTGCCGTCAAACGTATACTGTGCTTCTGTCATATTGGTATCAACTACGGCAATGCCTACATTAGCAAGTTCTTTCACGAATTTTCTAAGTTTACGTTGAAATCCTAATTGATACTGCTGTACTCGTTTTATTGCGTTTTCTACGGATTTTTGGGACAATGTTATAACTATTGGTCTTGTAGCCATGTGCTTACCTCACGTTTTTCTGTAAAAGAAATAAATCTGCCGTTAATCCCTCATCAGCGACACCCTTAACGATATAATCGCAACTGGTTTCATCAATGATTGTTTTATCCTTATCTTTGTACCTCACTTCTGACTTTTTCCAAACAAGCGAGCCAACATCTAACGGCAATTTGCCTTTGTCTTCCACAATTTGAACAAAATTCGTAGAATTATCTACACCAAATTCCTTTATCAGTGCTTCGCTTAATTTATTGCTTATTGAAGAATAAAAAACCACAGGCTTTTTATAACCTGTGGTATACTCTCCTGTTTCAACAGGGACCTCTTCACCGTCAACAATGATGTATTTTATTGAGCCGTCTTTATTCAGTTGGTATACCGGTGTTCTGCCGTCTTTAAGCGCGTAAATCATCTTTTGTTTATTAATGTCCAACATATCAATCTACGTTCTTTCCGAACCGTTTCCACAGTTCTGAAAGCTTCTCCCAGCCATACATAGCAACAAAAGCAACAACAAAGCCTGCCATAATTGCGGCTAAAACCATGTACCACAGGATAGTCATGTGTAAATACTGCATATATGCTACAAATGCCGCTACTGTAATGCCGATTGATAACACAAGTACCAATCCGTCAGTTGGAATCTTCGCAAAAACACCTACTCCTTTGATAACCTGTGTAATCACCGACACAATAAACGCGATTGCGCCGATTACCGCTAAAATAATCATGATGTTTGACGTCAATGTTTCTAAAATATTCATATTACATCTCCTTTTCGCCATTCAGACGTTCTTCAATAGTGTTTAGTCTGTAATGTGCCGATTTCACGCTTTCTTCAACTTTGATAATTCGTGTATCGTGAGAATTAATCTCTTTTCTCATTTCTGACACTTCATTTTTTATTTCAGTTGTATTGCTTGAAATGGCGTCAAGTTTCATATTGATACGTGTATTCTCTTTTACGCGTTCTTCAATGTCTTTTGTGTCTGTGTGTTTGTTGTTTTTCAAACCAAACCAAAGACTAAAAAATCCAAAAAAGACGGAAAAAGCAACCGATATGATACTTATAATTATTGCAACTGGCATAATATACCGCCTTTCATTTTTTTGTGGCACACCGCCCACCACCCTTACTGTGTGCCGCCTGCTACGTTTCCCCGGTGCTGGTAAAACGTAACGCACAATCTTCTATAATGCTTTTACAAACGGATATACCCCTACAAACAGGCTATCACGGTCTTTCCAGCTACGGCTTACACCGTTTTCACTGTAGCTTGCCATGTAGTTTTCTCCTGCCTGTGACCGGTCATATACCACAAGATTGACAATTACACTTTCATAGCATTTCAAGTCATTGTCAATCTGTTCCTGCGTATAACTTTGCGGATAACACCGTTTTGCAATTACATCTTTCGTTGCCTGTTTTATGAGCTGTTCAAGAAGCAAGTTGTCTTCTTTGCTGTCAAACACAACAACATCAGATTCAGTGTTATCCTCATTTTCAACCGTTTCAATATGAAATTGTTTGAGCCGGATTTTTACCTGCTCTAATGTTGTGTATTCTTCCATGCTGTTCTCCTGCTTATAATCCTAACTTCTCAATCAAGATTGCTTTAAGGTCAACTCCGCTCATTTCCGCCGCATTTTCAATGCCGTTCTGTGCCGCTAAACTCTGCAATTCCGCTGTCGGCATACGGTTGATTTCAGTCTTGGTATATCCGGTAGGCTTGTTTCCCGGAACAGTGTCCGGGACTTCTTCGCCTGCCGCATACCATTTCCCGTTTTTAATAACGATATATGGATATTTCATATGCTACCTCCGATTAATCATGATGAACCTCAAGTACGAATGTGCTATCCATATTTTCGTAAGACGGCAATACTACCTCAGAAGCAAACACTGACATTTTCATTGGCGGACCATACTCAACCTTTGTAGCGACCGTAATTCCTGTTCCATATGTCGTTACGTCAACATCAGTGACCTGTCTTGCAGTTCTTTCTTCCGGTGTCGTTCCGAACCACGTGTTACCCAGTTTTCCGTCCGGCAACAGTGTTACTTTGTTGTCCGGGTAAAAATAGTGTTCATTTTCAGCTTCGTCCATGTACATTTTGTCATACAGGACGATTGTAAGCTTTGTGCGTTTCTGAACAACTGAAATTACTGTGTCGTCATCAACCTCAATCGTTGCCGTAAGATTCTGTGCAAGGATTGAATTTCTAATCTGTGCATTTTCAAGCAAATACTGGAATGTATTGGTGTTCATAAGTACGTATTTAGCAATCTTGCCTTTCTTCTGTAACTTTTTTCGAGCATTATTAAGGTCTGTAAGCGGCTTAGAGTTTACTGTATCGCTCCACATACTGGTATCCTCAAGCTTTGCGTAATGTTCTTTTGCATACGAACCGTCTTTGTCGTAATCATATGCGTACTGTACACCGTCACTTTCAATAGCAATAACCGGGTGTCCCGCTTCTGTAGCAAGAAGCGACATCCTCATGCGTTCCGGCACGACTTCTGCGCCGCTCACAAGGTTGTTAGTATCGTCATATACGCTTGATAAGGCACTTGCGAGGTACGGGTCATCTGTAGAACTAATACGTTCAATTTCAAGCATTTCTTCTTCGCCGACTTCCATACCTTCACGGAAAAATGCCATTTGTGTTTTTTCCTTGCTTAATCCCTCTCTTGCTCTAAGTGTCGGAATTGTGTCGAAATTTGACGGCGCAAGCGATACCGGAAGTCCCTTATGCGTCTTAATCCAGCTTAAATCAAGCCCCTGTTTCTTTCTTTCCGGAAACCAATTTAATCCGAGATATGGGATTTGATTACTTGCTTCTTCTGTTGTTGTAAGTGCAATAGACTTACTGTTTAACACTTCATTAATTAACATCTATATACCTCCCAAATTATTCAAATACAATCATTGGAAGCGCTGTGGAAACGCCTGCGTCATATGTAACACCGGAATGCTTTTCAGCCACGCTTTTATTGATATATGCTTTCTTTAAAAGCACACCCTGCGGCCTGTCTTCTGTGACATCGTATCTCAAAATGCCTACGACCGTTGCCGTGTTGTCTGCCTTTCCATTTTTTCCGATTGGTGTGCCGGCCTTTACAATCTTTCTGCCGTCAGCCGTCTTTTCAACAACATCTGTAAAATCAAGTGTCATTGGAATTGCTTCGTTAGGCAGTCTTTTTAAAATCTGAACGTTTCCAGCATATGAAATCTGTTCATACTGCATATTTGACATTTAATTACCTCCTAAATAATGTGACAAAACATCATTGTTGCTTTGACTTTTTGGATTGCTTGAGATAAGACTTGCGGCTATTTTTTCTGCTTCTGTCTTCTCTAAATCTTGGTTACTACCGCCGCCGCCCGGATTCGGTGTACCTTTGGCAATTTCCTGTTCCTTTGCCTGTGCGGAAGCGGTTTCTTTCTCTGAAATAATCTGTCCGAGAACAGTTGTGTCAAAGCTTCCGTCCTCTTTTACAACCGTCTTTGCCTGCTCTGCCGTGATTTTAAAATCCGTCATAGCTTTTTCACGCAAATCTCTAATTGCATTGCTTTTTTGTAACTCCGCAATCTGATTGTTTGCCGTTTCCAGTGCTTTGTTGGCTTTTTCAAGCTCTGTAAGGTTTCCGGCTTCTATTTCATCAATTTTTGATTGAAGTTCGTCTGCCTTGTCAGCTTTCGCTTTATACTCTGCCGCTTTATCTTTTTCTTTCTTTGTTTCACCGTTTAACTGATTCAGATAATTACTCACCTGCTCATCGGTCGGTTCTGAAATTCCGATTGAAATAAGATTCTGTTTTGCCTGTTCTCTTGTCATCGTTTATTCCTCCTAAAATCACGTTTTTTTACACGGTTCTCTCCGCTCGATTGTTTCTGCCATTTGTCGCATGACTGCAAATTTATAAAATAAAAGCAGTTACCGATTATTGCTCGTTAACTGCCTTATTTTGCTGATTATTAAGTTGATTAACTATTTCCTGCGCTTTAGTTTCCTGTTCTTCCATATTTTCAACAGTCTTATATAAGACATCAAGGTACGGTTTTGAAAGAACAAATGTTTTTTCTGAATCTCCCCAAAGCCCTACCGTTTTAATTGCCACAAGTGGATGTATGCCAGATTGAAGCAATACTGTAAGTGTTTGTGCTTTAGTGTACATATTATCCTGTGGGCTATGATTAATTTGCACTTCAAAATCCCGCATTTTTATGCCTAAATCACGGTCCTTAATCCGTATAATATTTAGCACAACCTTTGCAAGCCGCTTTTCCGCCGCTTTTACAATCGGGTCTTTAAGCTTTGCCCTTGTTTTCGAGAAATCCCAACCATTTCTTAATTCCACCGCGCCTTGCGTATCTCCGCCTGTGTTTCCCTGTTTGTTTGGAATCGCAAGAATTGACAATGTATTGTCCCACAAGTCGTCTTTGGCAACTTGACACTGCGTTTGGTTTAATTCCTGCGTCATAATTTCCACGTCTGACTTGTTATCTTTATTAATAGACTTAACAACGAGTGCATGGTTCATTTTCATCTTTTGGAAAGTTTCATCATCAATTTCACAATTAACAAATTTAACCCAGTACTCAACAAACTGCTGCACCGAATCCATTCGATTTGACTGCATGGTATTTATTGAATCTAACAGGCTGATAACCAATTCAATATCTGAAATCCTTTCGTGATTATTCGGATATTCCACAATCGGGATACTGCCAAACGCGTGCAATCTGCTTTCAATAACTTTGCTGTCTTGAATTTTAAATGTCATTGAATCTGTATAACACAGCTTATAAAAGTTGTTATTTTCGTCTTTTAACTCCTGTACAGCAAGCACCGGTTCTTCTGTAGCTTTATTGTAAATAACAAAGGTGTTCATTGGGCTTGGTGCTATTATCCGAAACGGTATGTCGCCGTCAACAATCTGTATTGCCTTAAAAGATGTGCCGGTTGCTGACTGCCACTCTCCTGCCTTAATATCTTTTTCCTGCTTGTTAGCGTCAGACATATAATCATTCAGCGTATCAACTGCTTTATTAACTTTTTCATCGTCTTTTCGGCTAACGTACTGTATCGGTTCACCATATGTTTGCCCAACCTTAAATTGAACCAGTTCATATGCGTGATTTTCGCAAACTTTATTGTTTACGTCTTCATTTTGCATTTTTATTCTGTATAATACCGGCTGGTCGCCTTTATAATAGTGCCACAAATACCGGATAATGGGCTTGTTATAGTTAAATACACCAATGCAATCTCCAACGATTTTAACAACGTTATCTGCTGTTATTTTTTCAACATTGGTATATGCAATTTTGCGTCCATAACAACCTCTTACAAGTTCGTGGAAATATACATCATTTAACATATTTAATACTCCTAGTAAAGTCTAACTCCGCTTGACGAGCGTGTATCCGGGATTTCTTTGGCTTCATTTTTATCATCATCATTCGGATAATACCAAATCCACTTACGACAATGCTTGCAAGCCAATTTATGTAAATTGGGGTCATCTTTATCGGCATACGTCAATAATTTGCCACAATTCGGACACATTACAGCCTTATTTTTTTTAGTGTAAAACCTCATATTCAACCTCTTTTGGCATGAAAAAAGCACCACCACATTTCTGTAGCAGTGCTTTCCTCGGAACTTTTACTTTTATTTTACATTATAATAATAACACAGTATTAATATGACATTCAATGACATGACAAGTATTCTTTTCCGTATTTTTCTTCAAATTTTTTGAGTGCCGTTCCGTGCAATCGGATTGTCTGTCGCCATGATTTGTCAATCTCCACCGCAATATCTTCAAACCGTTTTTTTGCTATGTATTTTAAAAATAAAATATTATATAGGTTTTCGTCTTCTATACTTTCAATTTGATTAATAATTTTTTCTTTAGTATCTACGTAGTTGTCAATCATGCCGTTAATTTTTTCTTCCATTTCTTCAATCTTAGCATATGCACAGCCCGTTTTGTCCGGGTCACTAGAAGACATAACGCGCTCATCTGTTCCCACGGCTTTAATACTGTATGCCATTTCTTTCATCTGTGCCAGTTCAATCATTTTATTGTTAATCATTTTATTTAATTTGCCGATTTGCTGTAAATATTCCTTTGTCGTCATGAATCAATACCTCCTAAATGGATTTTGTGTGGCTTCTACTTTTGCTACAGTTCCTGTCCGCATTTCATTCTCAAACAGCGCTATGCTATCAGGTGCGTCATCATGATTGACTTTGCCACTTCTTGTCATAGTGGTAAGTTCTTTCATAAACTTGTAATATTGGCTCTGCCTGTCCATTTTTTTAAAATCTCTAAAATAATAATCTCGAATGATATTATCTCTTGCGTTTTCCATTCGAGTTATTTTATTTGAACAATTAAATTTAAACCTTGCGCTACATCTACCGCCCCGGTCTTTAACAATATCCATTACGTCACGTCCAAAGTATTCTCCGGCGCTATTGCTCTCAAATGTAACGGTTTTGACATTATGTTTAATAAGCATATTGGCACATTCTGGCTTGGTAAACTGTGTTCCTGCATTATCAAATACTACATCAACGATATACACCTCATTACCATAAACATATCCAATCGGCATTGAGCAACTGTCTTCTCCTTTGTCGGCACTATCACAAGCCGCCATAATAGCGTCCGGCTCTCTGTCAACAGGAAGTTCTTCAAAGTAATTAAGCTCATTTTCTGCAAACATTCGTCCTTTTGCTTCAAATGGCTCTTGTTGAAACTCTGCCGCCCATGTTTCTTCTGACACCAGCTTGCGCTCTTTGCGGTAATAATCTGTTGTAAATATCTTACGCAAGCCTTTTTTATCCTTGCGATATATTTCCCAGTTGCTTTCATCTGTAACTGGGTCAAGTGCTGGAATCGCTACCTCTCGCCAACTCCACCCCAACTCATTTGCCTTATTTTGTAACGCTGTAATCGGGTCATATAGACTATATTTTGTTCCTTGTATAATAATTGGTGTTCCCTCTAATCGCCTACCAAGAACATCGTCTGTGACCTTTTCACAAAGAAACTCTAGTCTATCTCTGTTTCTTGCTTCTTCATGATTTTTTACACAGTCATCAATGTATACAAGTACATTTGCTTCTGTGCAACCGACAATCGCTCCGTCAATAGGTCTACAAGTAAAAGTTGGAAATATATTTTTGCTTTTAAGGTCAATAGAAAAATTTTCAGCACTTTTATAGTCTTTTTCGCCTATTTTTGTAGCTTCGGGAAAAACACTTAAAAACCTTTGATATGTACTTTCTGTCTCAAAGCTTTGCAATAAACCACCATAAAATCGCTTAACAAGTCCTTCACCTTTTCCAACACCAAATATACTTCCGTCTGGGTCTCTCCCACCCATCATCTGTGCCAACTTCAGACCGCCTGTTGTTTTTCCTGTTCTCTTGGGCTGTGATACAGACAAAAAATCTAATTTTCCGTCATAAATTTCTTGATACGCTTTAACTACAGGTTGTAAAACTTTATATCTTGGAAAATAAAATCTTTTATATGGGTCTTTTTCATCAATTTCGATATAATAAAAAAAACTATCGACTAAGTATGCCGATTCATACATTAAAACATCATAAAATTGCTGAAGTGCTTTATATGTCGTATCATGTTCTCCTGCATAAACCTCTAAGTCCGCAACTCTGCCGCCTGTATGTTCTCTAACAAATTGAGCTATAAGTTGCTTTGTCCTTGCCGATATTTTCAATCCATAATTAATATCATGTTCGGTTCTTAGTGAAACGGCTACAGCTTGTATATACGCGTCAATAACCTGCTCATCTATTTCTTTTCTTTCTATGTAATTTTCATATTGTTTTACTGCTGAAATAAGGCTTGAACTTGCCAAAGAAAAGCACCTCTACTTTCCAAAAAAGCAAAGGCACTTTCAGACCTCTGCCAATAATTTTTGTTGGTTAGCGACTACAATCAATCTGTAGTCGGTAATATCACTTAATCAATATCTGCAATGCTTTCTACAAAACAGTTGTAGTAGATATATCTCTTGCCGTTAAAATCAAACTTAACATATCCACCATCGTTTGCACCAATATCAATTTTGCCTTTATATGTTGCAAGTTCTTTACCATCTGCCGTGTATACAGTAATTGTTCTTTGCATACCGCCATTTACATCACTTTTCATATCTGTTACCGCTCTGTCCCATGACGCACATCCGGTCATTCCTAAGCACAATGTCAAGCCTAATACAACTGCTAAAATTTTCTTTTTCATAATAATTCCTTTCCGCTGGTAATCAGCAATCATTGTTTATCTCAATTGTTCAATAACTTTTTTGCAAAATCTTATATGACTTTTGCATAATTCAATCCTTGTTTTATTATCAACAGGAACACCATCAAAACATTCTGCATATATACACTTTCGTGCGTTCGTTATTTCAATTTCTGTCAAAAGCCACTCTTTAGCTCTGCTATCATAAAACCCATCGCATAAATGCTTTGCAATATTTATAAATGGCTGTGGGTGTTCTACTACGTCTAATGCTTCTTCAAAGGTGTAATTTCCCTTGTAATCCATAATAATTCCGGCAGCTTCATACTTTCCAAGATTAACTCCTAAGAATCTATCTGTAGCTGTATTCCAGATAGCATATAAATTGTCTAAATCGTCTTGCAATGCAACTATTAACATAAAAAGTCACCCTTTCAAAAAGTTTAATATAAAAATGCAAACAAACATTAAAGCAAACACAGCGATTGCTGTCATTTTTACACCAAATAAAAGTTCTAAAATAATTCTAAGGCCAGCTATTAAAACCAAAAGAATTAATGTCAACATAAACACATCAAGTGTTTTATTAAGAGTTTTAAGAATTTTTTTTATCGTTGTTTTTGTCATTGTAATACACCTTGAATCCTTTTAATTTATATTCGGACACGGATTTTCTCAAATCTTCAATGCTGCCGTATTTTTCATTCAGCATAATAGCAGTGCTTCCCTTTTCAGCCGCATAAATGCCGCATGGTATAGCTTTGCTTGCTATTTTAAGGAACTGCTTGTACTCTTTGCGCGACATTCCATATACATTGCCTTTAATCTCTACTCTCATGCACATTCTCCTAATCCTTAAATAGCCCGTCAGGAAATTTCCCACCTGTAATTAATATACCTACGTATTTGTGAAATGTCGGATAACTCATGCCGGCTATTTCCGTTGCTTTTGTTATCGTTACCTCGCCGCTTGCCCATTTATTGTAGGCTTCAATAAACTTGTCCTTATCTACTGCATGAACACCTTTTGCCATACTGCACCTCTTTTTTATTTTTAATTTTTTTAAAAAAAATGGAAAAGGGCGGAATCGAACCGCCAATGTTTACCACATGGGAACAGATTTACAGTCTGCCGCAGCACCGCCAATCGTTGCTGCTTTTCCAAAAACAAACATGATTAAGACTTCTCTTTATTCATCATACCCGCAGTCACATTCAGTCACCGTGACGATAAGTCCGAGCTTCCGGGTGCGACCCTTGGCTTCTTACCGCTGTCAAGCACGGACAGGGAGCGAATTTAACCTGCAAATTTCACGGTTCTTTCGGAAGTTTTTTTGATTTGCCAAAAAAAATTGTTTTGCCATACCGCTACTTTAACAAATTTCTTGTGTTATACTCCGGTTTCCCGGATTCAAGGCAAGCCGACTTAATGAAATTCCTGTTTTGTTTGTAGTCTTTCACACCACGAACACAAACAGGTTATTCTTGCACCGCAAGCGTTTATTATTCGTCAGCCACAAGGATTCTACTTTTGACGTCCTTATGATGATATACTACACCACTTTGTTGCCAGCTTTGCTGTCTTCTTTGCTTAAATTGCTTCAAGCAAAAAGCCTACACTTTCCAGTATCCCGAAAAGCTTTAACTCAATTCAGTGTATCCCGGCAAGGTTGAAAAGCCTATCTGCACCGGGGTAATCATGTTTGTAAATCCCGCCGGACCTTGTGACGGTCCTTTAATCAGCTTTCCGCTAACGGGAGATAAGGGGGTACCAAAGAATGGGACAAAAGGGCTATCAAAAGCCCAGCTACCCTAACCGGATTTGAACCGGTGATACAGGAATCAAAATCCCGTGCCTTACCGCTTGACTATAGGGCATTGTTTTGCGGGTATTCCCAACTCTATTTCCCGCACACCTCATTGTACTATCCTTTGTAGCCATTCTTACAGCATTGTTTGACAAGGTGTTTGTTTTGCTTTAAATGTCTTTGCTATCCCGATGTAACGACCTTTCGGATTCAAAACCGTTCGGGTAACGATTTCTAAGCTTTGCTTTGTTCATTTCAGCAATGGTATCTAAGTCATATCCAATGCCTTTTGCGGCTACGGCTAAATACCAAAGGCAATCGCCCAGTTCTTTTGCCATGTGGTCTTTATCAAGCGTATGACCTTGAAAAAGCATTTTCTTTACCATGTCAATCACTTCTCCAGCTTCGCCATTTAAGCCCATCACTCCATTAAGCAAAAGATTATCTTCGTGTGCTGTGGCTGTTCTACTTGCTGTACGCATTGCTTCTGCCTGATACTCGTTTAATGTCATTGATACACCTCTTTTTGTTTTTGAGATTATTTTTGGTACTTAGTCGGGCCGGGTGGCTGTTTTTATTCAACCCCCACCCCCTAACAGAATCACCATTGCAGGCAATTATCTGCCGTTATTTAATTGTTTGATTATTTGCTGTTTTGTTTGCTGTTTCTGACTATTTGTTTTATACATTTCGCTAAACTCATGTTTAGCGAAGTTCTAAGCATATCGAAATAGCTTGAACACCAGTAAATACGGCACTTTTAAATTGTGTCTGAATTGTTTAACGTTTCGCACGCTTCTAACCGTGGAAGTTGTGCGCCGTTTTCGTCCAATTCCGTTCCCAATTTTGGGAGGTCCGCCGCTGTCAATGCTGTCTTTCCGAACGTTTCCCGGCTTACTCCTGGCAGATTCCAACCGAAGCGCCTATTTAGAATAGGCAAGTACTTCATTGGATTGTTGCGCCTGTCTTTCATCAGAGCTGTCAAACTTTCCTCAGAAAATAATTTCAATTTTTTAAAAATGTCAGTCCCTTTTGTGCTTAGCTCTTTTACATATTCCCCCTCTTTTAGCCTGCTTACAGTTAAATTACTAATAACATTCCCCTGTAAATCCTTATATACAACACATCTTTTATTGCTATTATTTAGACTATATATAGTATCTAAGGACATACCTGAAAACAAATGAAAACCAACTACACTTATCTCTTGATTATGTATAAAACATTCATAAGCGTATATATCTAATATATAATCTACAGCTTCTAAGTTATAGGCATTATTTATATTTTTAGGCATTGCTAAAATACTTGGATTAGCCTTAAAAGTATTTTGACAAATATATGTAAGTGCTGCATTCCACATAGCCGGGTAGATGTCGTACTGGTCTTTAATGTCATTTTCAGCGCAGAATTCTTTTAAATACTCCTCAAAATCATTTTTGATTGATTCTAATGCGCTTGGCTCTGCTCCTGCTAATTTCTCCAATTCTGTACACCTCCCAACTTTTAAATTTTAAAATAAAAAAAATACCTACAAACTGCATTGTTCAACCCAATTTTTATTTGGGTTTCTTTGGTCGCTGGAATGAATCCGCGGCTCGCGTTTGTAGGTAAAATAATTACTATTCAATTTTCATTTTTGCATTTCTGCAACCTGTGCTTACACAATACACTAAAATAATTATACTGTCAATAGCTTTTTTGAATATATTTTAAATAAATCCGCGCGTATTATATTATATATATAAACTAAATTAATTCCCTAATTACTTAAAAAATAAAAAATACAGTGTATTTTATTTAAAAATATATCTTCTTTATTTCTCTTTTTATTCTATCTTTCTTTTTATTTTCTCTTTTGCTTCTTTTCTCTTTGGTTTTTCTTTCGTTCTTTTTTTCTCTTTTTTCTTCTGCGGATAGGGTATCTATAGGGTATCGCTCGAGTGGCGGAATTTTTTATAAATTTTATTAAATTTCTATAAATTGGATATTTTATTGACTTTTTGCAGATAAAATATTAAAATTAATATTTATTATTAAAAATAAAAATAGCCGGGCATTATGTACCCGGCTAAAAATGAAAATTTAAAATATAATGCTTTCATCGTCATCCTGATATGATATTTTTATCATGGTAACTATCTAACTATCAAAATGGGAAATTATATTAATCTTCCCACGTTTCCACGCAGTCGGGCGCGTCTTCGTATTCCTCGCCCTCATATTCCGTTACCCACTCACCTGTTGTGGATAACTTCACGCAGTCGCCAGTTGCGTGTTTACCGTCATAGTCAAACGGCATTTCCTTTAAATGTTCGCGTGCAACCGCGAACACCTGCCAGCTTCCGTTGTTTTCATTCATCATGTTTCTGTACCCTCGCCCCTCTACGGGGCGCCCTTTCCTTTAATCTGTCTTTATTATATTCTAATTTTAGAATGTTGTAAAGTGCTTTTGCTAGAAAAATTTTATTTTTTCCGCGTCTGTCGGCACAACCTCTATTATGTCGGACGGCTGGCAACGGCACATTATGCATATTCGGTTTAACGTTTCCAGCGTAATGCTTTTTCCTGCCTTAATATTTTGCATTGTCTGCCCCGACAAAAGCCCGTTTTTTTGGATTCTTGCTTGATTATATCCGCGAGCTTTTAAAAGCTCGAACACGTCTATTTTATATTTTATCATTTTGCGTGCTCCTTTCCTTTTAATATGTTAAAAATTGTACATTATATATAGTAAAAAGTCAATAAAATTATTCTATTTTTAGATAAAATTTCCTTGACAAAATATTAGGTGGGTGCGATAATACTATTATCAAAAAAGAAAGGGCGGCAATACTGCCGCAAGGGTATAAAAATATGGAATATTGGGAATTTAAAAACGGCATAACGGTAGAGGGGGACGGCTCGGCGGTGTTCTCTGTAAATTTAGACGGGGATTTTTTGGGACATATAGTTTGCGGAGATTACGCGGACTATAAAAATTGCACCGCTGAATTAAACAGTGGCATTGACCCGATAACGGGCGGATGGGAAGACGGCAACGGGAATCCGTGCACGCTTTCCGGCTGGGGAAACTCCGAAGAATAAAAAAGAAGCAAAAAAAGAGAACCGCCGAGGGGGCGCGGTTCTCTTTTTTTACGTGCTATATTGAATTGTTGGGCGGTTCGTGTTCCGCTCTGTATAGTATTATATAGCTTAATTTTTTAAACGGCAACTATTTTATTAATCATAGCCGTTTTCCGCTTCCACGTTCGCCTGTCTGCGTGCGACCTCTTGCAATCGCTTTTGCTCGTTTTCCTGCTGAATTTGGTGTAGCCAATTATTTAATTCTGCGACATCTTCCGGTGGGTCTGCTTTTGGCTGTGCCTGCTCCGGCTGTTCTTCTTTTGCGGCTTCCGGCTGTGCCGTCTGCGGTGCTTCTGCTTCTAACCTTTCCAGCTCTGCCAATACAATGGTATTTAAAAAACCATTTACAGTATAGCCTAGTGCTTGTATACGGTCTTTTGTGCCTTTGGGAAGCCTGCAACTAATGCAATCCCAATTATTTTTTGCGGCTTCGTTTTGCTTTTTTGCGCGCTCTCTTGCCTTTTCAGCTATTTCCTTATCTGTTTTCATTTTTTTATCTTCCTTTTTTAATATATTTATGCAATTATAAATTGCAATACTATAATACAATATATATTGCAATATGTCAAACAAATTTTAGTGCATAAAGCAATTATAAATTGCAATTATTTTAAAATATTTATGCAATTATCTATTGCAATTAGTAAAAAGATGTGTTATTATAACAATGTCGAAAGACAAAGAACAAAATAAAAAAGGCGGTTCGCCCACAAACAAGAAAAACGAACCGCCACCAATCAAAAAAGAAAGGTAAGCCTATTATAGCACAGTTGGCGAAAAGGTACAAGACTATGAGAAATTTAACAATCGCAGAAAAGAGAGAAAGAGAAATTAACAGCGCAGCAGAAAAATATGAAATTAAATATTCTGAATTAAAGCACTTAATGAACCGCTTCTACAGGCTCAACGCAGATTTGGAAAGACTTTCATATTTGGAAAACGACAAAAGGACATGCAACGCAATAAGCACAAAAGAACTTTCAAAAAGTACAGACAGGAGAAGCAAAAAACTCAACGCAGATTTTGAAAAATACGGCTTATGTCTTGATTATTTTTCACATCTTGCAACGATTTGCGAAAAAGGCACAACAAGAACAGCTATAGAGGGATTTTATTATTTCAATTAAATAATAAGAGAGGTTAAAAGGTGGTAAATATGACAAAAAGAGAATTACTTGAGAAATTGGAAAATCTTCTAAAAAGAAAAGGAATGTGGAAAATTGAAACATTTTCCGGCACAATCGGGCGAAATGACAATAAAGCTACTATTGAGGACGCTATCAAATGTCTTGAATCAACAGACGAGGAAATGAACGACTATTTAACAGTTTTTCGGCTGAAATATCCTAATAGTTATAATGCAGTAATGAAAGCAGGAAATTGGCTTACGCATAGCCACAACAGATATTATGTTTATTGTACAGCAAGACAGATTTTAGCATAACAGCAAGAAAGAAAGACTTTTACCGGGGTTCAATTCCCCGGCTTGCTTTTATCCGAATTTCGGATATAATAAAACAAAAAACAAGGGTGAAAACCCGGAAAGGGGTATATTATGTATACATTAGAGCAGGCGGAAGAACGCTTCCGCGAAAATTTAAGAAATTTAATCGGCGAATGGGAAACAGAGAAAAACTTTTATGAAAATTTAATCTGTTCTTTCGATTCAGAATATTTGGACGAGAACGGAAACAGTCCAGATTATTCAGACTATGCTGTAGAAACCGGCGATTTTAGGGATATACCATATTCCAGCGCGCAAACGTTGGAAGTATATGACGAAAATATTTCTATTACTATAGAGGTGGTATCAAACGAAAATGAATATCATGAAACTATATACAAAATAACAGATGTATTTTAAAAGGGAGGGTACGAGCATGGAACTTATTAATTTAAATACTGGCGACGATGTCGCCATTGGCAAGTTGCCGTATGGAACAACAAGAGATATACCGATTAAACTCGGGAATAAATTATATCTCTTAGACGTGCAAAAGCAAACAATAGGGGCATGTATCGACTTTTATCGTAGGGTAAAAGCCGATAGAAAAAAATATTCCAAATACGACCGGGAAGCCGAACTTGTAACGGTGTTCGTAAAACCCGACGCCGTTTTATTTCGAAATTTTTTTGGGAATATAAAAGAAATTAGCAAAGCCCAAGAAATTTACAGGGCATACAAGTATCTTCTAGAAGAATAAAAAAGCCCCGGATTGTTTCCGGGGCTTTTGTGTGCGGCTAAATGATGTCGAAATATAAAACATATTTCAATACACCACGTGTTACGGTTTATCAAAACACCGCACACATCGCAAACTTTCATTTGCAAAATATAATATCATATATACCAAAAAAATGCAAGGCTATTTTTATAGCTTTTTTTGTGTTATCTTAAAATATAAAAGGGGGTATTCTATGCCAAAAATGAAAAAATGCACCATTTGCGGCAAAAGCTTTTTAAGCTGCAAGGGTGTAGAGGTCTGCTCCGCTGCCTGTGCTACTGAACGTAAGCGCCGGCAGGACGCCGCCGGAAATGAACGCAGGCGGTTGCAGTTATCCAACCAAAAAACAAGCCGAATCTGTCCAGTATGCGGTAAAACTTTTATGTCTGTGTACCAGAAATACTGCTGTTCAGAGTGCGCAGAAATCGCACGCCGCAAAAATTCAGCGGAAAACAACCGGGAATACTACGCCCAAAATCGGGATGCTGTTATACAGCGCGTAAAAGCTACGCGGGCAAAGCGCAAGCAGGAACAACAGCCACCAAAATAAAGGCAGTTTTGCCGTTGCGCTTCTATGCCGTTTATAGCCTTATACAGCTTTAAATGCCTTATATGGTTAAGCTTTTTACCATAGCAAAATAATAAGGCGACTGCGGGCATTTTACAAGCTTGCAGACATAAAAAAATAGGCTTTCCGCTCACCGAAGTAAGTCCATAGTTTATACTTTAGCACGTTAAAATAGTAAAACTTTTCGTGAATTTTGCCGGCAAAATTTGATTAAAATCCGCTCAAAAATCGGGGATTTTTGAAAATGGATTGACCGGGCTGAAAATCTAAATAGACGGGGGGTTCAAAATTTTTCCGAATAAAAAATTGAGCGAAAATGTTAAAAAAAACCGCCTGCCGGAAACGACAAGCGGTAATTTTTATTTTTTCAACAAAGCCACCTAATTTCTTTCATTTCCATTCCACACTTTTGGAGGAATTTTTCGTCTAAATGAATAATTTTCTTATCATTTATATCCCATAATGGTGTTTGGACAGGATAGTTTTGATTTACCCAATGTGCGACAGAACCTTCGCCGCCATAATAAGTTACACCCTCAAGTATAAGAGGGATTTCGTTTTCCTTTTCCATAAGTATATATTTTTTCGGCACATAATCATTGCTATAGCCAACATATCCACCACCCACCTTTTTCACTGCATATCCGTCCTTTTCGAGTGCCGCTGTCAATTTCTCAAGTCCTGTTGCCAATGTGATTCCTTTTAAAATTTTTAATTCTTCCATATCTTGCACCTATACCTTTCCTTTATTTGCTTTTTTGTATTCATTTTTTATTCCGTTCCTGACAACGTCTGACTTTGTTATATTTAGACGTTTTGATGTAACGTCTAACATATTAGTCAGCTCATCGTCAATCCGAACTCTTAGCATTGTGTCTTTGCTATGGTCAGATTTAGGTCTGCCCGTCCGTGGTGACACGTCTTCACTTCCTTTCTTTTTGTCGCTACAATAAGTATATTACTGTTGCTACAAAAAGTCAATCACTATTTTTAATTTTTTCATACCATTCTAAAAATTCGCCAAAGATTTTATCTTCTGCAATTTTCCGAATATTTATAGCTTCTTCTTTGCTTTTGTAGCGTCCTAAAAAATATTTTGTCTTTTTAAACATTATTTCTGCGCACCACCTATTCCTTGACTTATCAAACCAAACACCTGTTGTCCCTGATGTATTTGTTTTTCTTATTTTATTTCCGTTCAATTTGCACGGTGCAGTACCATAAGCGTATAATTTTTGAATGTTTTCGTTTTTTAAACAGCCACAGCTTTTTACTTTTCCGTTTTTTAAATCATCATAATGTACATCACATTCATTGCCGCAATCGCATTTACAATGCCATATTTTACATCTGCTTTTTGTATGGCTTTTTTGGTCGGTAACGTATACTGCAACTAATTTGCCAAAACGTTTATTTTTAATATCCTTATAATCCCGATGATTTCCACAATCCTTTACTTCGTTTCTTTGAAGATTTTGTTTAGTAGCAAGTCTTTTCTTCCCACACAGCAAACAAGTACATTCATAAAGTCTTCTATGATATGAATTGTACTGGTCCGTCAATTTGTCAACTTTCAAATTGTTATATACTTTATCAATAATAGTAGTGTCTGCTTTCCTCGGCATTGTTTCCCCTTTCTCATAGAATTTAAAAATAGGAAGTGCCGCAACACTCCCTATAGCTTTTAAAATAATTTGTCTTGTTGTTCCAACAGCATAAGCAACGCTGTCATCGTCATGGTCTGTATGTATTCGTCTTCCTGTAATTCCGATTCCTTTATCGGGTCTTCCGGTTCAATAAAATCATAATTAACATACAACGTTACACCGTGCGTATCCTTGCACTGCGCTGCTACAATTTTGTCGCCGCCGAACTCCTCAATATCCGATTTTAACTCATCTATCAGCTCTGAACACTCAAAGCTAATATTTTCTCCGCGTTTATTTGTAAATGCCATAAGTTTCTACTCCTTTTCAATGCAGACAGCCGTTCCGCTCATTGTAATCATTAATGAAATGTCGCCGGTATTCCAATACGGCGCACAGCTATATGATATTCCAACTAAACCGTTTGCACCCTTGTACAAGGCTTCTAATGCCATGTCGTTCATTAATTCATCTATAAAAGTTTGCACTTTTTCTGAAAATGCACTATATTCTTTTCCTGCGACCATCGCTTTGAAATTCATTGCATTTTTTAAATCCGTCATCATGCCTAAACTGTATAACGCAGTATCGGTTACGATTCCGCAATATCTGACAATTTTATATCCCACAAAATCAAATCCGGTCGTTTTCATGACATCGTTTTTTGTTATTCTGCCGGATTTAATAGCATTAATAACAGCTTCTTTTCGCTCATTTTCTTCTTCCCTTTTCCGGTTAAGTTCTTCGATTTCTTTTTCTGCCTGCTTTCTGCGCTCCTGCAATGCTTCTTTCTTAATTACGCTCTTGTACTTAAAGCTGTAATTGCAGTTAAAACAACGGTCAACGCTATCGCCTATCAGTTCTCCACAGTTTGGACAAGTTTTCATACTTCGCTACCCCTTTATTGCGTTTTCTAATACTATACCATGTAGATAGCTTTAAATCAACTTTTTAAATCTTTTTCTTTTTGCAAATTCACGCTTTCTGCCGTAAAAATTAATGATTTTGCTGTATACCGGCACTCTCCCAATTCATAAATCAATCGTTCTTTTGTCATTTCGGGATTTGTCCGGCGCACATATTCAAGAAGCTTATCTATTTTATCCATTACACTGCCGCTCCCCTCTGTATCCCTGCCATTAAATAATCAAGCAGATAAATCAAATCTGTGCCATATTTGCTTATCCAGTCTGCCATAAATTCTTCCTGTTCAATCGGCATACTCACACCATAAGAAAAGCAAAAACAATGGCATAGTTCGTGTGCTATTATTTTACGCAAATAAGCCCCTTTTGGCTTGTTGGATACATATATAGTCTTGTCGTTCCAATCGGTCACAGCAAGGCTTATAGAGCCGTCAGAACGTGTCAAATTATTGTTTGTGCCGTGAACAAATTCAATTTTCCACTCAATACCATTTATCAAAAACATATTTCACCTCAAAAAAAAGAAATCACCAGCTAAATATCAGCCAGTGATTTCTAAATTTGAAATTATTATTTTTTCATTCTTCAATTAACAAGTAATTAACATATCTTGTTGCTGTTTCGGCAAGTTCTTCACTGTAATCCAGCAAATTCAGCTTGTACTCCGGTTTGTGTCCGTATGCAACGGTATAAAGCTTTTCTACAAGCTCTAAATTGTGCAAATCGGACAGTTCAACAAGAATTTTGTGGTATAAAAATTTTCGTGTCCATTTGAATCGGTCACAGATTATTTTAAGTTTCCAGTTATTCTTGTTAAACCACTTGCCGCTATCCGGCTTTTCTACAATACCATAATGTTCAAGTGACTCTTTCTCCGGGATTGCCTGCCGTGATTTTTTCAATGCCTGCTCCATATCGTGGAAGCGTTTCACGTACAGGGCGGTAAAAACAATTCCCTTTTCCCCGGTAAACTTATTCGCAAGAAACTCACAGCCCATGCGGGTTACTTTATAACATTTGTTTTCTTTTCCGCTATCGTCTTTATATGTAGACGGAATAAAATAATCACTGACCACGAAATCGTGGTGAGTTAAAGTTTCAATAACTCCCTTTGTTTTGCCGTCTTTTGTACCCTCTAATTTTTCAAGTATCTTATAATGTTTCATTTCTAGCATATTTGCAATTTCTAATGTAGTTATTGTAGTATTTTTATTTATTACTTCTCCATTCATAACAGAACCTCCTAGCATGTTGGAACAAAGGTTCCGTCCATAATGCCAATCGCCAGTTTCATACCCGTAACTGCATAGAAGCTGTTGTTTTGAGCTGCACAAGTATTGAACAATTCTTCTAGTTCTTCATAAAGGCTGTCACTCAAGATTTCTTTAAGCCTATCCATAAATGGTTCAAAGATTTTAAAATACTCATCACCAGTTTCCGTATTTTCTATTTGATTCGTATACACTATTTGCAAAAATTCTTTCATAAATTATACCTACCTTTCAATTTTTTCTTGAAAAGAGATACTCTCTATGATAAAATATTTCACAGAGAGTTATCTCGGTTTTAGAGCAGTTGCATGACCGTCAAATCATGGGCAACTGCTCTTTTTGCTTAATTACTGATTTCTTCATCAACCTTGTTGTCAAGCCATTCCTTTTTAGTTATCCCTTTTTCAGAAAGTTTTTTTTCTAGCTTCTCAAACTTTTCTCTGTCAAGTTCAGCACTAAAATTTCTTGTCTTTTCTCTACGCTGTTTCATGTAATCAGCTCTGCTCTTAGGTGCGATTTTAACCACCTCCTTGTTACGAGTTACATTATATAATGTTACGTGTAACAAGTCAATGCCTTTTTGAAAAAATTTTTTAAATCCACAAATCACTAGCCAATATTTAGTTGTCAATGTTCAAGAAAGCAGGGACATTTCTGCCCCTGCCATTACATTATTACATTTTACTTACAAGCGTTGAAAGCTTGCTTTTCAGCATTGTACGTTCTTCTGCCGTCATGTCTGTAAGCAGTTCTGTAATATCGCCGGACAACTCTTTCATGTAGTTTTCAAGCGATTTCATCTTATGTTCTTTGTCCTCTGCGGTATTCGCTTTGTGCATTTCTTTGGTTTCTGTATAATGCCGCTTCGCTTTATCATATCCGCTTTCAGTCATATTCATGCCGCTTGTCGCCGGTTCTGTGTAATACATTCTTCCATAATTGCGGTCAATATCCCTGTCATGTTCCATTCCGCGGTACATTTCCGGTGTCATGTGGAAATACGGAGGTTCATCGTATCCCCGGCGCGTTCCTCTGCCTTTCGGTGCAAATCTGCCGTTTGAATAGCGGTAGTTATCATAAAATCTTCTGCCGTCACCAAACCGCTCAAACATTTCCATTGTTTCATCTGCGCTCGATTCTTCCATTGATTTCATCAATGTACGATAATACATTGCTTCTGCAAGGTCTTTCATCATATCTGTAACCTGTCCCATTTCACACGAGTCTATATTTTCAATTCCTTTGTCAATTTCACATTTGGCACATTCAGACAGTTTTTCAATCATGTCGTGCATTCTCATAATATCCATAAAACCGCCCCCCTATGCTTCCCGGACCGCAATTAAATTGCTGTTCTGAACTTCGATTGCCTGCGTAGACGTATTCTGTACCGCTACCGTAACACAACAACCGCGAGGAACGTCCACATATGCCTGCGCCGAAACGTTAAAGAAGTTTTCAACTGCCGCCGGTGTAACAATCATTCGAGTTGACTGCAACGGTTCTCCGTCAATTGCAATAGCCAGTGAAATAGCTTCAACTGTGCCACCGGTAGGAATTTGAATGTTCCCGGAATAAGATACCAAAAATCTTGCCCGGCACTGATTTGTAAGTCCTCTTAATTTAACAATGCCACTTCCCTGTCTATGAACAATGCATTTTGTTGCGCATACCGGAGTTTCTGTAAATGCTACATCTTCTCCCTGCGCGACAGTTTGAATTGCAATTCCTGTAAATTCTGCCATAATTATTTACCTCTCTTTCAAAAATAAGGGCAAACATTATAGTCTGCCCTTTGTGTTTATAAGCAATACTGCACAGCAGACATAATCGAGTTAAACTCAATTAAGATACTCAATTATTCAATTTTGTGTAGCAGCTACTTTTAGCAGCTACTTTTAGCAGCTACTTTTAGCAGCTACATCCTGTGTTGCATCCACAGCCATACGCATAAGCGTTAGGATTTGGAACAACATATGCCGGGATTGCAGCCGGATTTACAGCGTTGATGATCTGCTGTGTCTGCGCTGACATTGCGGTAGTGAGCAATGCAGACTGGCGATCCTGTGATGCGGCTCTTCTTAAGTCATTATTTTCTGCCTGTAAGGAAGAAATCTTTTCCTGACACAGGTAATCAAGGATTGCCCTTGTTCCTGCCTGCTGGCTGTCGATAATGTCTCTGGTGTTGCTGTTCATGGTGTTCTGTAATGCGCAAGTGTTCTGCGCCATATTGTAGTTCACACCCTGGATAGCTTCCCTGGTCTCGCAGCAGCAATTAGCCAACTGGGACTGTAAAGCATTCTGCGCCTGCATAAGTGTCACGTTTGTGGTATTAAATCCCTGCTGTGTCTGGTAGCCAAGGTTGCAGATTGCATTGTCTACACCATGGAAACCGTTCATAACGGCGGTATTCTGTGCGTAAAATCCATCACAGAGACCATTTGTGATACCATCTAACTTTCCGATGATAGCCTGCGTGTCAAAACCACGCTGAATTGCAGAGTCGGTGTATGCAGATGCTGTCGCTCCCATACCTCCGTTTCCTCCCCAGCCATTGCCGCCAAAGCCGCCCCAGCCAAAGATCATAGCGAAGATAATGATAGCCCACCAGCCATCGCCGCCCCACATACCATCATTGTTTCTTCCGTTTCCTGTCACTGCTGCAATATCAGCAAGACTAGGCATTGCATTTCCATTAAACATTTTGTTTACCTCCATCTGATCTATTTACAAATGGGATAACCGGTTATTTTGCGCGCACCCCAAAATGTACTAATGATTAAACATACTCATAACTTTCTGTTTTGCTTCATCTACCGTAATTCCTCTTTCTTTACAGAGATTCTCTGCCATTGTCTTAAGTCCACCTGTATCTCCGCTTTGATACATTTGCATGGCATTTTTTGCCATAGGATTGTTTTGAACCTGCGGAGAATTCATCATTTGATTTAACAATAATTGTGCCGGATTCATTCTGGATCACTCTCCTTTTTTACCTGTGAAGTTTTTCTTTGACTGCTTGGAATTTTATCTAATCGGTTTTCTATCTGTTCAATCTTCCCAAAAAGTTCATCAAACTTCTGCATAAATGCACCTGTGCACTCGTCTGATAGGTCAAATTTCAATTTTTCAGTATCATGCGATAAATTGCTAACAGTATCATGCGAAACTGGCTTAAAAACGATTGTGCGAATTGTTCCATCTGCGTTCCAACTTTTAGCGTATATTTCTGTCATATCCTGTTTTGGGAAAAATGCAACGCTGCCATCCATTGGCACATCATTGGCAGTGATGTTTTCTACCGCCGGAACTACTTTTCCATTTATGCCAAAAGTTTGAACCGGGATCTGCTGCTGAATTTGCTGCGGTGCCTGCATATAATTTTGTGTATTATCAATGCGTGGCTGATTCATATACGGATTGTATGCGTACTGCTGCCCGTATTGCTGCATCTGCTGATTATAAATCGGATTCTGGTATGCTCCGCTCATATTCATCCTGTTTGACCTCCTCTAAAACATCTTCTATTGCGTGTATGATAGACGACTGCGTTGACAAGTCCAAGGACTGTAACTCTTTTCTGGCAAAAATTTTTTCAAGAACTTCATCTGAAAACACCACCATCCCTCCCTTTGATTATATTTTTGCATAAAAAAAGGCGGCAAAACCGTCACGATTCCGACAGTTTGCCGTCAAAAAATACAAAAAAAAAGAACGCATTAAGCGTCCATACATCCGTTCGTGTTACCTTTAGTGTTACCTTTGATTTTGACCTTTAGAAAAGACACCATTCAAAAACTCCTTTCTTTCAGTAAAATCAAGGCTTCACAAGGTTTTCTTAAATAAAAATAAAGTAGCGGAAGGGAGATTCGAACTCGGTATCAATTCTCTCAAACCCGCATAAATACTGAATTTCTTTATCTCCAAAGGTGTTACCTCGTGTTACCTTTTACATTGATAATGCTTTTGCAATATATTCCTGCATTTCACTCTCTGTCTTGTTATTAAAATAGTAATGATCGAGAGTTGTTCTGATATCTGTATGCCCCATTTGTGTTTTTATTACCGATTCTGGAACATTTCCATCTATCAACTTTGTTGCATATGTCTTTCTTGCCTTGTGAATTGAACGTTCACCAATTCCTATTCTATCACATATCACATATAGCCGCCTTGTAAATGCCTGACCTTTTATTCGTTTACCGTTTTTCATAAAAATATATTGCCCAAATGGATTGAGCATTTTTATTTTTCTCATAAGTTCTTTGGTATCTGCGGTAATTATAACATCTCTAAACCCGGCATCACTTTTAGGAAAATTTTGAACATCAAATACATATTTGCCATTATCATCTCTATATCTTATTTCTGTCTTTGATATATGTATCTTATTTTCTCCGACATCAGACCATGAGAGGGTAGATATTTCCCCAACTCTCAATCCTGTTTTAAATGCCAAAATAATGCCAAGTTCTATCAATGTAGGCTCATCTTCCATTACAAATCGTTCAATTAAAAGTTCCTCATCCTTAGAAAATACCAATTCGCAGTCTGACTTATGGTTCTTTTTAAATGACTTTTCCGAAATTTCCAAATCACCCATAAAACTGGTTATGCTCAGGCTGGTATAATGTTTTTTCTTTGCATATTTGAAAATTCCGTTAATCAATATCCGCATATCAGAATAAGCTTTTTGCGTAAGTTCCAGTTTTGAAATAGCTGTTTTTATGAATGATTCCAATATTTCTTCATCAATGTACCGGATTTTTCTATTTGCAATCGGCAAATACTTATTTTCAAAAAATCTTTTAAAATTTGTCTCGTACTTGTCCTTTGTCTGTCTTGTTATTTCACCATATTCAAGTTTTTCAGAAATCCAATTAGAATATACCTGAATAACTGTAGGTTCATCCTCCTTAGCTTTATAGAACTTTACTATTTCATCTTCAATTGCTTTTTCAGATGTTCTTTTTACAAGTCTCTTTCCTCTCTTATTATCTTCATCTGGCAAATATGTGTAAAACTTTCCATCTTTTCCTTGCCAAATGCTGTAAGTGTGTTTTTCAATAAATTTTTTCCTTTCGTTCATTTCAATTTTTTTCTGAATGGTGTCTATGTTGATAATACCATTTTCGATGGCAATATTCAACAACTCACTATTTGAAAGATTTCCCGTTTAACTCACCTTCTAACTTTTTTACTTTCTGTTTAATATCAAAAATTCTTCTTTCCACTGTTCTTGTTGATACGCATAGTCTCATGGCTATTTCTTTTGAAATAAGTCCACGGGCAAGAAGATAAAATATTTCTTCTTCCTGCTCCGTGAAATTGGCGTTTTCAATAATTGTTTCAAGCTCTGGCTTAGTCAGTTTTGAAAACTTCATAAGCCACTATCCTCCAATATTTTATTCTTCTCTCTGCCAGATTTTCGGTGTACCGTCCATCATTGCCACATATTTTCCGTAGCTCATGCCGGCTTCTCTTGCTTTTCCTAAAACATCATCTAATGTACTGTTTCTACATGTTTTTACGCTTCTTTTTTCCCTATCTTTTCTTCTGCGGTATTCATTTCTGCAATCCTTTCCACAGGTAAGTGCTCTGACTGATATTGATTTGTATTCTTTTCCGCAGATCACGCACTTTTTTGTATATACCTTGCTATTGAGCATAATTACACGTTCTCCTTAATCATAACAATCCCTGATATCATCTACGTCTCCTGCCAAAAAGCTGTCAAATACTTCTGCTACTCTCTCTATAAGGTCTCCATCATGTCCATTCACTCTCATCTGCTCCGAGAAATCTTTCTGTGAGCACTGAAGTAAACCATTTTCCAACCTTGTCCATTCTTTTCTGTAAGTTATTCCATTCAATTCCAATGTTTCATTAATTCCGTTTTCTGTCAGTTCTACCGTATACTTCATGCAATTATTCCTCTCTTTCTGCATTATATTTCTTCCACGCAACAATTTTACTTCTATAAAAATACTCTGGATCTCCACTAAAGCACTTACCTCTTGTAACAGAATGTCCTTTGCGCATAAGAGTGCCAACAAATTCACGCTGTGGCAAAAGTAGGTTGTCGTTTGCTGACAATAAGAAAACCTTTGTATCTAACGGACAACTGTCCATGTCATAATTCCAATCCATCTGTGCCCCTCTCTTTCCATATCATCTCCCACCTCCGCAGCATATACTATTACGGGAGGTGGTATGATGATCGCTTGGTTTTGTTATCTGGTTCTAAAATAAACTCATCTGGTTCTCGTCGTACTGATAAATGCGTCCAGTCATGATCCTCCCTAACTGACGCAATCTCTCCACCCGTGATTTCTGCTTAAGATTTGCCATATAATTATTGTCCACTTCCGGCGGTAGGGATAAATAATATTCCTCCGGTAATGGCAACTGATTTTCTGTGCAGGCCTCGTGGATCTTTGACTGATAATAAATGATATGATTCCGTGTCAGATTCATGTTGCAGCCATCCGACCAGAACGGATCATTACACCCGTTCTGATTGATAACTTTCCAGTGTTCTATTTCTCTGCGGATGCACTGGCAGTACTCTTTCACTTTATCTTCTGCTGTCTGGATCATGGCAACACCCCTGGAATATCCTCGAAACTAATCTGATTATCAGTTTCAAACACAAGCATTTTCTCTTTTGCTCCTGTATAAAAATTGCGGTCAATCTCAAATCCATACGCATTTCTTCCAAGTTCCGCCGCCGCTCTTAATGTGCTACCGCTTCCACAACATGGATCAATTACCACATCACCGGGATCTGTGAAAATCTCAATCAGTTTTTTCAGCAACGCTACCGGCTTCTGTGCGGGATGGATTTTCGGAATATCTTTCCCATCTTTCTCCCATGTGAACCAGTTGAAAATCATGTGTCCTGTACCTCTGATAGTCTTTCCATCCTCATCGAATTTCGCCCCGTTTCGGAACTTTGGCAGCTTGTCCCGATACAAGACAAGTGCATATTCTGTTGCACCTACAACGCGCATATTCGCTTTAAGAACCTGTGGACTGTAATTTTTAATAAAAACTAATGGTATATAATTATTAAATCCATGTTTCTTTGCCGCAGCAATCAATGTCTGCATCTGCTCAAATGCGCAGAACACAATCATACATGGTGCTTCTGAACTTCTCCCACGGTTTCCGGCTTTCTTCGGCTCTTTTTTTAGCATCTTGCTACAGAAATGAAAGTATTCGTATAGGTTGAAATTATAATCCGAATTGAAAGCTGCTTTTCCTGCAAACTTACTTTCCCCATTCTTATTATCGCCGCCGTTATACCACATAGGATTACTACCGTAGAAATTCTTTCCTACGTTATATGGCACATCAGCAATGATAAGCTGTGCCGGTGGAATAGCGTACTTTTTATAGTTCTGCATAGAATCCCGATATATTTCACACTTTATTTTCATTTTTTCTAAAAGGAACCCGATATATCGTTGCCCCGGCCGGAGGTTCGGCTCCTTTCTACATAAAATCTTCTAACCTCATTTGTCCTTCTACATTAGCGGCAGTCTCTTTCTCTTGCGCCATCCGCTCTTGCTTATACTCGTTGTATTTCTTTCTATATTCGTAGCTTTTCCCGAAAATATTCCACGCAGCCTTTACTACGTTCGGTTCATATGGACGTATCAGTTCCAGATCGTCAACAGCCTTATAAGATATCGGGCATCCACAACAACCAGTTCTAGTCAATCCATATACTTCATACGCATCTGAATATCGTATACCATAATAGTTTTTGTACCACTCTTTATCCTTGTCGCTCACATAATAAAGTGGTCTTAATCGATACTGCCCGCTTGAAGTTTCCGCAAAACATAACGCGGTGTTATCTTTCCTCGGAACCGATCTCATTCCACCCTCGTCCCTACGCTCACCGGTAATAACCATCTCATAGTCCTTTTGTATCTTATGTGCGACATTTTTCTTGCAATGTACGCAACAATCGGCGCTTATTTGGAAGTCCGGCGGATACTCCTCTATAAAGTCACGCATATATTTTGACGAATTGATGACCAACTGGATATTTGGTCTTGGTTCCCCGGCGGAGTTGCAGCAACAAAGAAAGTTGATCGTCCCCTCGCAATTTGGGTATCTTTCTTTCAGTTCCGCCCGCTTCGCCTGCTTGTCCTCCGCCTGATCATATTCCTGCGCGATTGATAATGGTACGTTCTTTTTTTGCCATCCAGACAAGCCGGCGGACATAATTTTTGATACAAACGGCACCCCATATTTTCTTGTAGCCTGAACGATGTTTGTCTTTGGTCGAAATTCCTCAATTTCTACACCATACTTTTCCGCCACTTCCATGACATGATTCTTTGTGGCCTGCATTTCAAGTCCAGTATTGAAAAATGCATACTTGACCGGCGGCAGGTTAAAAAGTTTTCGTGTCCGCTCAATAAGATCGATCATAATATCACTGTCTGATCCGCCCGAATATGAACCTATGGCATTCGGATGTTCTCTCAATCTTTTTGCAATAATGCTCTGTATCGCAGTAAATTTTGCTGGTGCATCAAAGTCTGCATAATCCGGTCTATCTGTATACACCCGGCTTCTAAATTCTTCTTTCATTTTTTCTCGGAGTAAAGAGCTCTTTCACGCTGGCCAGCAAACCTCTTACTCCTTTCGATTTAATTATTCGATAACTAACAGTTTATATTCCACGCATACATCTCCCTCATATCAAATGTGATATAATTCTCAATGAAAGGAGGTGACATCATGAGCAAACAGAGAAAATGCTCTCTCAAAGTGTTATCTGACGATAACAAACTGTTACATGGGACAGCAGCTCAATTACACTATGTAAAAGAGCAAGGCGGTTGGGATGCTTTTATTGAGAATATAACAACCGAAGCCGCAACCGTAGCAGTTAAACACGCTTTCAGAGAAATGGAAAAGGCAAAATTCACGTCAAATCCATCAAAGCGTAAGTCATCATAACCCTTTGCGGGATGGGGTAGCATTTCGCTACCCCATATTTTTCTGTACACATATCACATAATTCCAACATATCCATACGGCTTTAGCCATACCTCACACTCCTTCCGGCTTCTCGCACCGCTCAAATTCAATTACCCACACCCACGGATTCGCATCCCAGCCGTAGCAGTCAAGGTCAGATTTCCTGATGGTGGAATTCCATAATGCTTGCATAGCTCCTATTGGAGTTGTGTAGCAATTATGCATATCTGTTTCTTGCTTCCAGGTAAATCCTGTTGGACATTCATCATACTGTATGCCTTCACGTTTTGCTTGCTCATCGGTTATCTCCTGCAACCGCTCTACCCTCACATCCGTAACCTTAAGCCAGATACGTGCAGCTTCTTTCGGCATGTGGATGGATGGTTTCCACTTTGTAACATCGGCAATGTCATTTCTTTGCCAATCTTCGTAGTAATAGTATCCGTTCGGCGCCTTTTTCCACGTTTCTCGGACATACAGGATATCGCCCGTACAGATAGGACAGGTTCTCTCCGCCGTACTTAACTGTTCCATATGCTCCTTATCAACAAAGTTATGTACTGCATAAGTCCGCCTGTCAGCATTGTAAAAATCCATATCCGGTACGGTATACTCATTTGCATCTTTGCATATACGCCTGGTACAACTCTTTCTTCCGTCCAGAATTGCCCGAACCATTTCTGTATTGAATAAAATCGGTTTAATTGCCATCTACACCACCTCATCTTCCCATCATGTCAGTGGATTTCTCCCATGAATTTCTAAACGCTTTTGTTCGAAGTTCTTTATTTTCTGCCCTTAACGCTTTATTTTCTGTCAAAATCTTCTGCAATTTGCAATCCTTTTTATGCTCACATCTTGTGTCCGCAGAATACTCGGTACACATTCTACATAATTCTATGCTTGTCACTCTACACCGCCACCTTTCACAATCTCGATTGCCTTATCGATAAAATAATTTGGATCATACTCCTGCAATGGGTCTTCACATTCTTTTCTAAGTTCTTCCAACTGCTCCACAACCTTGTCCGGGTCATAGGCGGTCGGATATTCTTCTAGTAAATACAATACTGCATTTGTATTTACTAAAGTTCCATTGCTTAAAGTAACCGATTTTAAATCTTTCTTTAGTGCATCAGCATCAATCAGTCTCATCGTTTGCCCTCCTGTCTAATAATTCGCCTGAACTACTTTTACTATTTCCCAAAAGCAAGCATATATCTCTTCGTAACTGTTTTCCCCAGCAATAAGCTGTTGATCAACGATCTCCTGTACCTCTCTTCTTACAGTCATCGCTTTCTGGCATTCTTCCACTGTTCCGATCGTGCGGTACTGTTCAATTTCTTCAAGTGCATTGATTGCCATTGCATAAGCATTTTCAAAAGATTTCCCCCATGATGTATCACACGGAATCGCTTTTCCAAGTTCGTTACAATCATATTTTAATTCTTCAATTGCTTCATTCTCCGTCATGTTTACACCTCCAACAGTTCCGGATTATCAATCATGTTGCCGATCACTTCAAAATTCTCTAAATCAAAATCATCCAGTTCCTCGTAGTCATCACAGCCCGGCTCATTCGTACACCATCCGTTTTCATGCCACACGACACGCTTTCTCGTCTCATCTTCTGGAAACTCAACGTCGATATGCCCTGAAAGAATATCATTCTCAAAAATCAGCTTTCCGTTCTTATCCTTAAGTCCTGTGCACCAACAAATTGTGGATGGATCAATTTCCAGAGCATATAAATCTGATGCGTAACTAGGGACGATATAGTATTTTTCTCTTCCGGTAAATCCATATCGTACCAAACCGCCAATAACCCATTCTCCGTTATCAGTTCGTTTTGCTTTGCATAAATATCTATCTTCCATCACTTTCCTCGCTTTCTGCTTTTACCACCTTACTGTAAAACGTCTTTGCACACATACCACACGCGCTTGCCGCTTTCTCTATTGTGATGCATCCGGCTCTCCAATTCCTACGCATCTGGTCAAAATTCTCCGGCAATGGAATTGATGGTCTGCCAAATTTCACACCTCTGGCTTTTGCTGCCGCAATTCCCTCTGCCTGTCTCTGCCGGATATTGGTTCTCTCGTTCTCTGCCACAAAGGAAAGCACCTGCAGCACAATGTCGCTTAGGAATGTACCCATAAGGTCTTTCCCCCGCCTCGTGTCAAGCAGCGGCATGTCCAACACCACAATATCAGCTTCACGAAAACGTGTGATTCGGCGCCATTCCTGTATAATTTCATCATAGTTTCTTCCCATCCGGTCAATACTTTTTATGTACAGTACATCTCCTTTTTTCAGTTTGTGATAAAGAATTTTATATTTCGGGCGGTTAAAATCCTTACCCGACTGTTTATCCATATAGATATTTTTGTCCTCTATGCCCTGTTTATGCAGTGCATCAAGTTGTCTGGCTTCGTTCTGCTCTTTGGAAGAAACTCTGATATAGCCATATTCCATTGTTATCCCTCGCTTTCCATGTACGGCTCCGGCAGTGGCATCCAAGCGATTACTCTATAACCATTTATTTTTATTAAATCGCACCGCCATTTTCCATCGGTTGTGTGTGCACTAGTTGTAACCGTTCGCCCGGCATCATCGGTCACTGTTACAATTACCTCGTCTGATTTTCTTTCAAACATCGCAGTGCTCCACTTTTTAGTCCCTTTAAATTTTATGAACATACTATCATGTTCCTCCGGCAGCCTCTCACTACATGGAATCCATCCGCTTTCCTGCTCCAAAATTCTATTGATTTCTTCCTCTGAAATCACTTTTGTTAGTGGAGAATACCCGCAGGCTTCTGTTGCTGCCTCAGATATCCGGTTCTTAATCCTGCTTATTGACATTATGATCCTCACTTTCTGCAAGTTTTGCATATTTCCAATCACATACATATGCCGGATCTTCAGCACTCCATGATGTAGTGCCCTGTTTCCATGCATACACTAATCCGTTTTTGTATTTTGCAAAGTATCTCCGATCCCATACACAGGATTCGCTATGTCTCACAAGAATCGGTGTATCAACTGGAACTCTGCTCCAATCAACCTGTGGTTCGACATATTCACTGTTCGCCCATTCGTTAACATTTTTTCTGCAATTAATATTACTGTTGAAATCACACTTGCTACATGATGCACCACTGCACTGTCTCGGCTTTCCATCGATTATAGCAATGCTATGTCCCTCACATGCAATATTTAAAATCTCTTCCGCGTATTTTTCTCTATTCAGCATCTTTCTTCTCCTTCCCGTACCGCAACTGATACGGTACTTCCTTAAAATCTCTCAATGCATCCGGGTTTGGATGCTTTGGTATTCTCGTCTGACGGTTTTCCATCTCTGCTATGATTCTGCGTCTCTCTTTGCTTTCTCTGTGCAATTTATACCTCCGTCATTTTCCAAGACTGTTTACAAGCTGTTCTGACCTTGTATAAGCCTTATCTAACAGTTTTAAATATTCATTAAAGGAAATGTGCGCTTTTTCTGATAACTCCCTCGGATAACGCTCTAACAGAGCTTTAATGCACTGTTTCATGTCTCCAAAATATCCGATTGTTCGAACACTCTCTTTTTCGTTGCCGTCCTTATCCTGTCCGGCGTATCTCTGTCTCAGGGTGTGATTCAGAGATCGATCTCCACAAAATATCCATCCTGCAGTTCCACAGCTAACTTGTCCATCAACCATTCCTCCTATATTTCATACGTCTTTCCAATAAACCGCTTATCAATGTACTTACATTCCCATTCCAAAACACTTGCGATCCCCGTCATAGTTTCATATCCAGTAGCAAGGCAGTTAATCAAATATCTGATTCTCTCATAAACCTGTCTGATCTGATTTCCCGAAAATTTAAACTGTGTTTTAAGGCAGACACCCAACATAGCAAAATAATTAAATACCTGTGCCAGTAAAAACTTATTTGCCTGTATCATGCAGTTCGGTGCAATCTTTCTCTCTACCAGATAAAAGCTCTCACGATACGGAATCTTATTTGTTTCCTTTCGCACGTCAATCTTGCATTTATCTTTCAGATAAAAACCAAGTTCCTCGCCTGTCGTTCCATCCTTTGCATTTTCCACATATGCATCAATGGTCTGCTCAACCTTTATGATTCTTTTGTGTCCGAATCCGAACTTATCATGCAGTGCCTGATATGCCATCATACGGACGTTATAATAGGATTCCTCTATCAGATAATCCGCATTGCTTTGTGCCTTGGCGTGTCTCTGTATTCCGATCAGTTCACTCTTGGAATATCCAAGTGGCTGCATCCGCTTTTTCTTTCTTGCCAGTGCATTACTCATTTGCTCTTCCATCTCCTCTCTACATCCTCAAAATGGCTAAATACAAGACTTTGAACATATTTTGATATATTTGTCCGTGCATATTTTTTAATTAGCATTTCCCCTGCTTCCATCATTCCTTGGAACCACTCATCTTCGTTATCAGCTTCATAAAACTGCTGCCGGAATTTATAATAGTCATTAAAAAACTGCCATTCTTCGGAACCTTTTTCAAATTTCTTACTTGCCATAATCATTCACCTTTTAATCAAATGGTGTGCTGCCACATACTTCTCGGAAACCGTCTTTCTGTCGCATCCGTGCTTGAATCTGTTCAATGGTTTCGGTTCGCTCGATAAATTCCATACGATCACCTTCAAACTGAACAACTTCTCTAAACGGTGTACCCTGTCGATTCTTTTCAACTTTCAAGCCTTTAAATTTTCTGTCTTCATCCAAATTCCACATAAGAATAATATTGGAAGCATCCTGCTCAATATCTCCGGATTCTCTTAATTCGGACATTGTAGGCTCTTTCGTTACATTCATTTCCGATACTCGGTTAAGCTGTGACAATAGGATGATCGGAACGTGAAGCTCTCTCGCAAGTGCTTTGAATTGCTTCGAAACTTCCCCGACTTCGGATGCACGATTATTGAACTTCCGGTTACACCGTACCAATTGCAGATAGTCAACTACGATCACGTCATATCTTTGATGCCTGCATTGCGTTCTTATTTCCTCAATAACATTTGTCTGATCGTCAATTGTGATCGGATATTTTTCAAGCTCATCATTTGCCTTGTCAAAGGCTTCTTTCTCTCCACCAAGAAAAGCCTTTGCCCTGCGAACTCTTGTCAGACCAATCTTTGACATTCTTGAAACAAACCTTTCATAAATCTGACTGTTGTTCATCTCCATGTTGTAGTAACAAGTGTTATAGCCTTTTCTTGCCATATTCTCGATTATTTGTGCCACAATAGCAGACTTACCAACTCCCGGTCTCGCGGCAACAACTGTAATGTCTCCGCCTTCAAGACCGCCAAGGCAATCGTCAAGATGGTAAAATCCTGTCTTTACCCTGTCCTCTCCAACATCATCATTGAAGTATTTATCTTTGTTCTCTGATACGATTTGCTTCATCAACTTAGATTTCTTCAACTGATTAACTTGGATTTCTTCAAGCCTTGTAAGAACTTCCGCGATCGAATTATCAATATCACATGGTCTAAGGCTCACTCTCTGGAAAAGGCTTTTCGTTTCCCTTGCCCGCCAATCCTTAATGACTGCATCCGCATAACTTTTTATTGCCGTTGAGACTGGGGTGACAGAAATGCATTCTTTCAATTCGCTTGCAATTATTTCCGGCTCCCATTTGTCGTTTTCAAGTGTCTGAGACAGTGAAACGACATTAATGTTTTCTCCACGATCATACATGGCAAGCATTTCAGCAAAAGCATCTTGACAAAATTCCGTACTAAACATTTCCGGCTTTAATTTGTTATAAACCTTGTACATGGAATCATTGTCAATCAATACACATCCGATCACTCCAATTTCTGCTTCCGTCAACTGCTCTCACCTCGCTTTCGTTTCTCAACTTGACGAATCCAGTAATCGCAATCCTCTTTCAGCCAGTCTCCGTATTTTGGTATGTAGCGATAATTCGTATCATCCGGATTCTTCTCTATATAGTCAGTAACATATGCCACTGTAGCCTCATATATCAGCTTTGCAACGGCTTTCCTGTTCGGCTCGATAACTTCTAAAAGCTTGTCCATCCATGCTACCTTGGCAGACGTTAACGACGTTTTCTTTGGATATGCATTGATCGTGTATTCCCATCCCCATTCCGCGTCAAAGTCCAAATCAGATGCAGGCACGCTTTCTTTTGTATTTTCTTTCTCTATCTCTATATCTGTATCTATATCTTTCTCTATATCTTTCTCTATATCTATCTCTACATTGCAATTTTGTTGCAAAATGTTGCACTCCGTTGCTCCACTGTTGCATTGCAACGCTTTTTGTGCATTTTCCCTAGATTTACGACTTCTACGAGTGCTTGCCGTCTCGCTTCCTAAGTTATCTTGCACAAAAGGCAACTTGTACTCAATGGAATCTGATGTTTCAAGCAATCCGCAGGAAAGAAGATACTGAATCGTTACTTGAACATTGATTTCGTCCTCGTCAATATCAAGGGCGATCTCTTTGTAAAATTCATCTTCCAATCCGGAATATTCCAGATAGCCACCTTTTTTCAACGACAACAACTGCATCTTAAGGTATATGATCGTGTATGTATCGCCGCCTGCCATCTTTCGGAGTTTTTTGATTCGTTTGCTATCAAAGAAATCATCCATCAGTTTAAGCCAGTAATACCGCTTATTCTCCGCCATTTTCACTACCTCCAAGCAATTCAATAACCTTTGCCCCAGCATCTTCCGGGCGACAAAATACGAACTCAACGCCATACTTAAGTTGCATTGTCAGCATAGCTTTTGCCAATACCTTGCCAGATGTCGGCTTTGTTTTCGGTAGCGATACATTCAGCAATTTTCCAAGTGTGTGCATATATGCAATATTGTTATACCGGTCCACTCGTGGATTATGCCATGTAAATACATCATTGACGGAATACACCTTGTCTGTATTTTCAATAAGCACATATAGCTTAATTCCGTTGTTCTGCGCCAAAATACACTCGTCACGGAATCTCGGATGTGCTTTTCCGCAGATATTCCCTGCAATTTCCTGCATGTCCTTTTTCGTGTCAACGGAAACATCATATGTGCCAAGAAAATCCATCTTTTTAAGTTCCATTTTTCTAGCTGATTTTCTATGGATAACATCCGCTACCTTGTCTGTGGCAATTATGTAATCTCCAACCGGCAATGGTGCACGCAAGACTTCCATATCGTGGCTTTTGAAATATCTATTCTTAAGGATATGCAAGCCCTCTTTCTGTCCTTTATCCTCAATTATTAACACGTATTCTCCTTTCTGGCGGTCACTTTCAGCAACCGCCAAAGGTATCTCATGGCTTTCAATTTAGTTTTTTGTGATATATTAAAATTCCTTGCAAAAACATCAGATACCGCATGAATTGGTTTCTTTTAGGATTACTCCAAGGTGTTGCAACCTTATGAAATAACAGTAAACTGTTTCAGATCAGCAAGTTCATTCTTCAAATATTCCTTGATATTGTTCATGGCTTCATTTTTCCACGCTCCACCGTCTGCTTCGAAGATTGCACACTGCACGCCACAGGAAGATTTCATTCTAAAAATAAAATCACTTGCCGGCTGCTGAACCTCTAAGAATGTTCTATACGGAATCAGAGTGACTGGATTTGGCACCACAGCATCTGCTTTACTTGCTACACCCGTTTTAACAGTGGCTTTCTGTGTAACACCGTCATCTCCATACTCTGCAACCGTTCCATCTTCTACCGTTCCTGCAAACTTTAAAACAAGATCCCTGTCAGCATTCGAAACAAATTTTGACTGCAAGGCAATCACAAAGCTTTCATGATCGATAAAACTTCCAAACCGGAAATCCGGCAACTCTGCATTGACCTCAACCAAATGTTCCCGCTTTCTATCTGCATCGAGAGATGAATATAAGTGAACTTCCGTCGGAGAAACCACATGAACGATCATCTTTTCCGACATGCAGTCAATGTTTGCCTTGATATACTCCACAAGACTCGTCAATGTTTTCATTTCGATCGTACTCGCATACGGAACGTAACTGATGCGGTTAAGCGGCTTGTCCGAATATGTATTACCACCAATTTCATTGATAATCGGTGTTTTTAAACCAACGATATACTCCAATGCTTCTTTAATCATAATTTTTTACCTCTTCTTTCTATGCCTGTTTTGCCTGTCTGAAATCTACAACGCCATCATTTTCTTTGGCTTCCTCGATTATTTCTCCTGTGTCCGTATCTACGGTCTTTCCATCGATCTGCTGTTCTTTCTGGTATTCATCAAGGGAGATCTGGCCTTTGATACCTGGTCCGTATTCCTCAGCAAGAACTTCTCCTGTTGCAAGATTGGTTCCAAGGGCAAACTTTGTCTCTACTGGCTTCGGCTGTGCAAGTTTCTTTTCAACAGAAATTTCACAAGTTGCATCGTCTCTGTCTTCGTTCTGGGTGAACTTTAATTTAATAACTACCTCTCGCTTATTTTTCCACGGTGTATTAGGATCCTGCATATTCTCAAAAACATCCTGTAATGCTTTCTGTGATTTTTCCTGCAATGCACCGCCTGCTAATTCTGCTAAATCAATTGGATTCATAAAAAATTCCTTTCTGTGTATGGTTAATAGTTGCTATATATAAAATTGACCGGTCAAAATTATTGCTTGTCAGAACGGACAAAGGTTCATATCAACCTCTAATCCTTTTTCTGCAATATAAACATTTGCTCCATATTTAACTGTTTCTTCTGTCTTTTGTTTGAATAATGCCGAATCTGCTGATTTATCTGATAAGTGAATTAGAACGACATTTCGCAATGCCGGATTATCGTTAGTAGAAATAAAGTCAAGTGCCGTTGGTAAGCTCATATGACCTCTTAATCTGTGTTCGTAATTTGGCTCTTCTCGGTTCACAAACTGCATATCGTAGTTAGCTTCCACCATGATGTGATTAATGTCCTTAAATCGCCATTTGACGTATTCTGTGTCTGTTGCATACACAAGGCTTCCCATATCTGGATGCGTAATGTAAAACCCAACGCACGGACACTCTGAACCGTCTCCGTTGTTATGTAGCCATCTTCCAGATTTATCACGATTTTCAAATGCTCTTATGTCAAAATTTCCTTTTCTAAAACGCATTTCAGAATCTTTTATCGGCGGTCTGCATGGTTCAATAACAGGAATGCCAGCTTGCACATATTGTAAGCTATAAAGACTATGGTCAATATGGAAATGGGTAGTAATCACAGCCTTAATTTTCATCACATTGAAATCCAGTGCTTTCTTGACTTTCATAAAAGGCAACCCGGCTTCGATTATCAAAGCTTCCTTGTCATTCTCCAGCATGTAGCAATTACCGGATGAACCAGAACCTAATGTTTTAAGTTTCATACCTCTTTCACCTCAATTTTCAAATATGTGTTTATTATCGATTATCCAAGGATGTTTCGTGTAGTCTATATGGCTTGCTGCATTTGCAACTGTTTTCCGTAGCATCTTTAAATGTTCCTCACAATGCTTTCTTCCAGATACCGCCGGTCTACCACAGATTATGCACAATCCTTTATCCTCCCGGTACTCCCTTTGGCTTGTGGGCTTCTCGCACGAACGCCTCTTTGCCAAACACCTGTTGCATAAAACAGTTCCGCATACTGCATTACGTTTTCCACACTTCACGCATATTCCACTGGACTTATTCATGTAATATCTGGTACGGACTCTTTCTTTCCGTGCTTCTGCCTGTTCCGGTGTTTCCCTTGCAAGTCTCTTAGCTTCTACCTTCGCTTTCTTCTCCCGGCACTCAGCGCACATTTTGTACTGCGTTCCCAATATGCCTTTGTGACATCTGGAGCATATACCAAGAGATACATAAGGGTCTTCCGCTTTTTCTCTCATTCGGCATCCTCCAAAAACCATATTCCTTCCGGTTTTAAAAAGTTGCCCTGAACAATGTTCTTTCTGAATATACTTTCTGCTGTCGGTGCAAGATCCGTAAGTCTCTGTATGCTCTCTTCTATGTTGTCTGCCAGAATATCAATGCCGAATAATGTCTCTGCAGCTTCCGTTTCAGTCATTCCTATTGACAGTTTCCGTTTCAAGATTTCCACAAGGAAATTTCCAGTACCACACGCAGGCTCCAACACTGTTCCTCTCCAACACTCTGCACCACCATTTTCATCTTCCAACATATTGCACATCTTTTGTACCATCCAGCCCGGCGTATAAACTTCTCCAAACTTTTTGACGCGTTCTCGGCTTTTTGTAATTTTTTCTTTCTGCCTATTTTCCATTTCTGTGATAAAACTCACTCCTCACATCAATAATCTGTCTTGTCTGTCCCAACAATGCCCGATTATGCTTTGCCCTCTGCTCATTGTCACAGATAAATTGCTTGCAAATTTCTGGTCGAACCGGATAGATTCTGCATTTCTCGCAACTCTTGTCCGTATCAAGAAAAGGACATGTCATATCATATGGTCGATTCACAGTAGGAAGCAGGTGCCTACACTCTTTGATATGGTTCTTACGGATATATCTGTGAATTGCATCTACTTCCTTTCTGCTCATTGGCAAAAGGTTGGAACAGCAGTTACCGCATTGGCTACATTTTCCATCTTTGCAGAAATTGTAAATGTTATCTTTCATGCCTTTCTGCACGGATTCTAAGACTGATATAACTTCCATAGGCTACTCCAATTCTTCCTCTGCCGGGAACTGAAATACTTTCATGTAATTCTGGCTTGCATATTTTTGATATTCTTCTCTAAGCATTTCCATGGCTTTCTTTGCCTTTTCTTTCGTGGAATATTTAGCTGTTATTGAAGTCTCATTGTCTCCGATTGCCTGCATCCGGACAAATGTTGCTTCTTTCGCCCTTGTATCAATAAAAACAATGCTATTTTCGTACGGAAAATCCAATGTGCCGTCCTGTGATATAACTCTCATGGCAACCTCCTAATCTTTCATAAAGTCCGGTACGTTCTCGTCATTCTCAACGACTTCTCCGGCTACTTTCTCCGGCTCTGGTTCAACTACTTCGCTCCCGGTCTCAATAGCTTCGGATTCAGCTACAACAAATGGCTCTGAATTGGCATTTTCGGAAATATCACGCTTGACCTGTTCCTGCAAATCTTCCATCGGATATTCCTTGAAATCGTTGTCCTGCATTTCCTCTTTCGTATATAATCCCGTTGTCAGCTCCGGGCAATTCAGACTGGAGAAGAAAGATGCGGCTCTGTAACGAAGCATTAACTGTGGCATGGTTTTCCACTTACTACCGTTCTTACCAAGCCATCCCTCGGATTTAGCCATTTCCATGTCCACGGTCATGCCCTCAACTCTACGACCATTTTTCGTAGTCCAAGCAAGACACGAATAAGGCTTGCCATCCTTATCTTTGGTTTCCTCGAACTGTAATTCCATATCGAATTTGCCGGAATTATTGATTGCCGCAATCAGAAACTTTGAACTCCAAGACGGTCTACCCTGAATCACATACAGATTCTGCATAACCATCAGTGGGCTTACTCGCAGTCTCTGCGCCTGCTCAATAGCAATCAGACAGTTTGCATCGTTCTTCTGGAATGTTGCCGGAACGATAGTTGAACTCGCCAACGCCTTTGCCATCTGCATAGCCATAATGAAATTATCTGATGTTCCAAAAATTCCAAGGCTATAGTCTGTAACCTTGTTGTTGCTGTGTGCAACCTCTGTCTTTTCCTCTTTCTTTTCCTCTGCCTTTGCTACTTCTGTGTTCTCTGCCATAATTATTTTTCCTCGCTTTCCATGATGATTTTTAATTTGTTTTCTGCTATTTCAAACTTTTCTTTTGCCGATTCAAGTTCCTTTTCTGCGACTTCTCTAAACTTTTCTTTTGCATAATCGTAATTCGGCTTTGTAAGGAAAATATTTTCATAATAGCCAGTAATTTTCCCTTCGTCCTCTTTTCTAACAAAGCTCATGCAATTTGGAAAACCTCTTTTCTTATCAACTGGATAATATGTCTTTGGTTTTTCAATCACTTCCACTTCTGTGACGGAGATTCCGTCCGAATTAAGTCCATAAAAATAAAGTTTCACTGCTTTTCCTCGCTTTCCTCATATTTCTTCACAACCGCCACTTTATCAGCACCATAGGTTTCCACCCATGCCATATCTGCCGCTTCATCTGTAACTGTCAGCTTTGCACATTTGGCATTTACAACCGTGTCACCGGCTTTTACATCGTCTGATGTAGCAAATATATATGACCGGATCTGGTTTGGATATTTTGCTTTTATGTAATTCATTCTGATACCTCCTCAATCTCTCCATTTTCAATCGTATACCAAGTATCCGGCTTGATATTTTCCCCATCAACCTGCACCATCTTTGCGCCGTTAAGAACCCATGCACTCTGGTTATTTCTGTCATATTCCGTATTATCTTCTGAACCAGTGTATTCCCAGTCTGCAAAAACAAGAAACGAGCCAATAACACCCTTTGCTTTTGATTTGTAACCCCAAGCAACAGCGACCGCATCTTTGTCTTCTGCCGAGGATGCTCCCTTGTATCCGGTTGCCGAGGATGCTCCGCAGTTTCCGGTTGCCGAGGATGCTCCGTAGTCTCCGGTTGCCGAGGATGCTCCCTTGTATCCGGTTGCCGAGGATGCTCCCTTGTATCCGGTTGCCGAGGATGCTCCGCAGTCTCCGGTTGCCGAGGATGCTCCCTTGTTTCCGGTTGCCGAGGATGCTCCCTTGTATCCGGTTGCCGAGGATGCTCCGTAGTCTCCGGTTGCCGAGGATGCTCCCTTGTATCCGGTTGCCGAGGATGCTCCGCAGTCTCCGGTTGCCGAGGATGCTCCCTTGTTTCCGGTTGCCGAGGATGCTCCCTTGTATCCGGTTGCCGAGGATGCTCCGTGATTTTCATCACTTTCAGCTTCCTTATTCACTCTTTTTACCGTATATTCGATTGCAGCTTTAACCAGTCCAGCAATGCTGATTTCTGCTCCGATCTTAATTTTTGTAGATGCTACCTTAGTATCATCATTATGTTTCTGGATTTCTCCGCTCTGCTCTACCTCGTGGTATACGCTTTCATTTGGAGAATAATAATTCAAGCAATCCAGCGGATACTCGCAAGCGTGAAATCCATGATCGCAAACTTCTACGCTTTCTTCCTCGTATTCCTTTCCCTCTTCGTACTGAAAGCCACGGCAAGTCATATCTTTATTAAATCCTTTGTAGGATTTCACAGCATTTCCCATCTATATTACCTCTCCTCCTGCCAACTTCTTTTCCTTTTCAAATTCTTCTTTGCTGCAAATCAATAAGCCGCCAATATAACCATCTGGGTTTGTAAGCAATCCTGTAACAATTTCATTTGGGATAGCGATTGTCACACTCCCCCATCCATCCCTGCCGCTATGAGCAGATTTAATATTCGACAATGGAGAAACCTTTAAGTCTTTGTTATTTTTCTGCGACATCCGTTCCATTATTCCTAATGTTCCAATATTCATCCTACACACCATCCACTTTCAACTGCTTGTCCGCTGATACGCTCAAAAGAATTAACTGTGCATCCATATCCGGCACATTGAACTCATTCAGCGATTCCGCGTTATCAACGAAAATCGGTACGCTTACACCGTATAACTCGCTAAGAGAACGGATAATATCAAGTCCGGCTACGATTCTATGACCACTGTTTAAAGCCGAATACGGAACGCCATTCACAGTACACTCACAACAATCTTTCATACCGCCATTTAACTGCATTTCAAAGAGTTTGAAATTTACGGTCTTGAAATGGCTGTTAATAGATTCTGAAACCTTATCCAGCTTGAAACGAATGAACTCTTCCAAGAGATAAAGCATCTGTTCCTGATCGGCAACTTTCTGCCCGATTTCTTTCTGCTCGTCACGAAGCGTTTCGATACGATCATCAATCGCCACATTGTTAGCCGCCTGCGCAATAACCTTGTTCACCTCTTCAAGCTGACTCTGCAGATCGGCTTTCTCGGCTTTTAAATCAGTAACAACCTTGTCTGCGCCCTCGGATTCAACCTTTGCAATATCAGCAAGAATCTTGTCATGCTCTGTTTTCAGCTTCACATACTCTTCATTCTGCGAATAATCAGCTTCTGCCGGGATCTCGGATAACTGCTTTGCATAATCATTCTGCTTTGCAAGTGCCTTGGATTCCTGCTCTTTGAGTGCCACAATGTCTTCCTGCAACTTGGCGTTTTCCTTTGTCAATCGCTCAATATCAGCCTTGCAAGCGTTGCCCTTGTCAATCAGACCTTTAAGTTTTGCGCCCTTTGCATCATCAAATGCTTTGCGTGCATCCTCTAACTGCTTGGTGGCACGTGCCTTGGCATCTGCCTTTTTCTGCTCAAAATCAGCCTTAAGAGACTCAATCTTATCCTGCGGCAACTTCTGACCACATAAGGAACAAACCGTTGTAGATTCATCAAATTTCCACTTGGATTCGTCAAAGAGATATGGCATTTCATCAAATGCCTTGGAAAATTCTGCATTGTATTCAACACCAAGATTTTTCCGCTCTGCATCTGTATCGGAAATTGTCTTCTCATTTGCCTTGATCTGATTTTCCGCAGACTGAATCTGATTATGTAAGTCATTGAACTCTCGTGTTGCATCATCCTTGGCACTGTCAAGACCTCTACGTTTTGCGGAAAGTTCGTCATTCATGACCTGCATAATGCCGGACATATCAAATTGCAACTGCATTTCCTTGCTTCTCAAATCGCCTAACGTGCTACCGGCATTCTCCATTTTCTTGTCACATTCAGCGATTCTTCTTACCAGATCTACCTTTGCAAGTTCCTGCTCTGCCACGTCAACATCAACCTTGGATTTCTCGGCTTCATCAATACGTACCGGAATCTCTGACTGTTTCTTTTTCCACTCTGTAAGAGCTTTCTGAAATTTTGCACGAATATCATCCGTGGACGGTGCTTTCTCCAACTCGCCGAGTAATTGGGCATACTTAGCATCTGTCTGCGCCAGTTCAACATCCGATACATCCGTTACAAGGCGCATCAGAATATCCCGCTGCTCTTTCCATTTCATGGAAGAGAAATACTGCGGATTGGCCAGCATCTTGAACATATCCTCGCTCTGTGCCAGACTGGAAATATATTCTTTGAAATCAGCTTCACTTTTTGGATAACCGTCAATCTCAAATGAATTGACATTTCCCTGCAATGCAACAGTATCAGTACCACGTTTCTTAACCCAATTCTGCTTCTGAACCTTTGAAAGTTCCACTTCTTTCCCATCAACGTCAATAACTCCCACAACCTTAATTTCTACATTATCAATGCGGTTTCCGTCCTTATCTAATGGTCGAACATTAAACTTTTCCTCTCCGGCACTGTTTTTATTGAAAAGCAGCCATGTAAACGCATCGAAGATTGTTGTCTTTCCTGCGGCGTTCTGTCCTTTAATACTTGTCTTATTAGAGAAATTCACATCAAGGCTCTTAATTCCCTTGAAATTCTCCATATGTAATGATCTAATTTTCAGTTTCATTTTCCTTCTCCTTCCACTCTTTATATTTTTTAAGTGCCTCTTCAAAGCATGCTTCATCGTCAATATATCCAAGAGCTGACTCTATAATTTTTGAATTAATAGTTGTTCCCTTTTTCCCCATCAGCTCAATGTCTCTTTGGTGCTCATTTGCAATAATGGCACATGCTGTATGAACTTTCGTCCTGCATGCAACCAGATCTGCATATTCTTCAACGGAAATTGTAACGGTATTTTCTGCCATCTTAATTTTCCTCCTCTAATACATTGATTTTGCTTACAGACACCTCGTATGCTGTTCTCTGTTCTTCTGTTCCATCTTCATATTTCTTAATATATCCGCGGCTCTGAATGCGTCCATTGATCTCAATATGAGTTCCTACTTCCAACTGACCAACAAATCTTGCATTTCTACCCCAAACAACACATGGGATATAATCTGATTTTCCGTAGGAACGATGGACTGCGATTAATAAATCTGCAATTTCTCTTCCAAGCGGAGTTTTCCTGTAAATCGGTTCTTTGCATACATATCCGTCAAGCTGGATTTTGTTCAAATCTGTATGCTCTCCCGGATTCGCTTTTTCAATTTCACAGACGAATACATATAATAACAGACGATTTCTCTTTTCCTCATGTTTGTTATAAGAACTATACACACCGGAAACATTAACGGCAGTGCCCGTGTATTTATCATTCAGATTGATTAATCTCTCTGAAATAATTAATGGGATAATATCAGCCGTTCCACTTAATCTATCCACTTTGAGGTACATATTATAAAATCCCTCTCCAAACACCTCATGGTTAAATTCCGGCTCTGTGATAATCGTTCCTGTAAGTTCCACTTTATTGTTTTCTGCTCTCATATTTGAATTTCTCCTTTTCTTATGCTAAAATAGGCGCAAATAGCTTATGCTATTGCTTTGATTGGGAATCATTCAGCTTTGGTCGGTTCGGATGATTCCTTTTCTTTTTCATAACTTCTTTATAATAAGGAAGTTTCTCTTTATCTTCGTTGCTGTCGCATATATAAATAATTCCATCGTCTGTTTCTTCATCTTTAAAAACATGATCCTCGACTATTTCTTCTGCTTCCTGCCAGTCTCCATCCACTTTGCATCCTATGTAGATCAGTAATAATCCACCTAACACAGGAATAGCTACCATCGGATTTACTGTTGCATCTGCGCTGATTCCAAGAAAAAAGAGTAACGCACCGGCTAATTCAATTACCTTTGCTAACTTCTTCATAGACACATCACTCCTACCACTTATAGGAACCATTGGCAATCTCATCACCATACAAGGAAACAAAATCTGTTATTAATGCGATAAACTCTGAATTTGTCGGTTTTCCTTTTTCCACTGAAACCGTATAGCCAAAAATTTTGTTGATCGCATTTGTATTGCCATTTGTCCAAGTAACTTCTATCGCGTGCCGGATTGATCTTTCTACTCTCCAGACTGTATCGCTGTTTTCTTCTGCGATTTCAGTATAGAGTCCTTTAATAATGCTGATAAGTTTACTTCTGTTTTCAAGACATTTCTCAACCGCACTTATTATGTAACCGTAACCCTTAAGGCTATGTTTTACGCCGATCTGATCTAATGTCTTTCTTAAAGCAATGTTCATTTGTCTATCCATGAATACCTCCTGTTAATCCTTTCCAACTCCGTATCTGATTGCCATTTCCTTCACGATGGCTGTATATCCTTCGATCAACTTCTTGTCCTCTGCAATAATATCCACATAGGATAATTTGTCCCTGGTTGATTTACAGATACCCTCGTCAGCCATTCTCCTGCGCTTGTTAGTCAGCCGCTGCTTCAGATTTACACCCATTCGCTTTGACAACAGTTCGTAGCTTTCGGCTCTTACTTGGCTGTATGCCTGCCCGCCACCAAGTTCCATGCTGATCTTTCTTAAAATATTTCCAGTATCATCACGCCATGATGTTGTATCAAGTGCAACCACTTCTCGGATGCTCTCAACTCTCCGTTCCACATGGTTCAGTTGTTCCGCCTGCCGTTTCTGTTCCAGTTCCATTTTTGCCTGTCCATCAGCAATGGCATAAAACATTTGCATTTGTGGCGAAAGCTGTGAACGGTTGATTGCCATTTCTTTTGCCTTATCCTCAAGCGTTGCAAAATAATCTCTTGCAAGTTCACCTTTATGGTTTTTCTGGGTCATGGATAGCTTTCTAGCAAACTTGGAAGTCAATTTAAAATCTTCTCTCTTTTTAGTTCCAACTCCCGACTCGTACTCAAGTACGAACCGAGTAAAATCAATGTTTTCTTCTGCGAACTCGTTTTCAGTAATGTTTGTCTTGCACCACTTTGAATAATTGCTTGGGTTCAGCTCCAAGAAAGAATATAGCTTGCTTGCTGTAGTCATTCCGTTTTCATCGACACCAAGTGCAATTTCGATTGGTGTCTGCATTTTGGTTGTTTCTAAATTGTTCATTCATTCTTCTCCTTTCCGGATTTTTGCAATAAAAAATCCAACTACCGCTTGATAGTTGGAAAATACTGGTTGTCTCTATTTTGCTTTGTTGATACAATTAATGTACGGCGGCGGCCATCATGAAAGGAACTGTTATCATGAAAATCGTTAGTATACTTATCTCATTATTGGTATGGCGTGTTACCGGTTACGACTTCTTCATAATTCTAACCGTAACATCCATGACAATCGACCTATACAAAGGAATTAAAAAAGTACAAAAGAGATTAAATAAAATACTAAAGATGATGCGGAAAATAAAGCAATAATGTAACTCATTTCCTGCCGCCGTCGCATATTAATTGTATCAACTGATTTCCTGTGTTACAAACACATTTAATCTGCAAATTCCGACAAATTTCTCAACTATCAATATCTTGTTTTCTATTCTTCTGTTTTTGAGTTCCCAGTCTCTTCTACTGGCTGATTTTTTGAAACGCTTGCTGAACCCTCAACCATGCCAAGAACGTAGCCTTTCTGAAAGTCGTTCATTTTCGGAATGGCTTCTTTGAGTTTTTCAACAACTTTCTTTTCCTGTTCGCTCACCGTATCACTCCTTTCTGCCGAACTTTTAATGTTGTTTTTGTTCGGTATGCGTATAATATATCACGCTTTCAGAACTATGTCAACATGTTTTTGTTTCGTTTGCGAACTTTTTCTATTTACAATTCTGTTTGCGTATGTTATAGTTCTATGTAGAAAGAGAGGTGAGATTATGAATGAGCGAATGAAAGAACTTCGCAAGGCTATGGGAAAAAGCCAAGAAGAATTTGGAAAGATTCTCGGAATAACCAAGTCTGGTGTCTCTGATATTGAATCAGGACGCAGAAACGTAACAGAACAACATATAATCATGTTACGAAATGAAAATGTCAATGAAGATTGGTTACGAACTGGAAACGGCGAAATGTTTATCCCAGAAACCAAAGACGAGCAGATTTCAAAGATGCTCGCAGACGTACTTAAATGTGAAGATTCAGATTTTAAAAAACGTTTGATCGTGGCGTTATCGAAAATGGATGATACCGGATGGAATGCATTGGAAAAATTCATTGATTCAATCACAAGTCAGAAGTAAAGAAAAGCCAAGGGCAATGCGCAAACCCTTGGCTTTCTTTTACTTTAATAGTTCTTTTATAAACGTTAAGATAGCTCTAAGCCACCTCTCATTATCGCAATGAGCGACCAATTCATAAATTTTTTCCTTGTAAAATTCGTTTACGTTTTCATTCTCAACCTCATTTTCCCCCATCTTATTCTCCTCCAATCATTCCGCACTTCCGATAGCGATACACAAATTATAGAACTTATGTTCGATATCGTCAACCCCATTTGACAAATTGCTACAAATTACAAACTCGTTTGTAGTTGAGGGACAAGAAAACGCCTTATCCCGCCCCTCAGCCAGAACTTGAAGTGCCCTTATCGGACAATTTTATTTTACAAATTTTCCCGCAAACATTCAATTTCTTTCGGTCGCAAGTTTCGACAGGTAAATTTCTTATTGTCACAGAATGTCGATTGATTAGTTTAAATTTTGTTAAAAAATTAATTACTGGTTGAAAATTATGCATCTGCCAGTTATCTGTGATGAATTTTAAGTGCATAATTTTCCTTTCTGCCCGTAGGCTTGTTATTTAAAAGAGCCGGCTACACAACACATGGTCATGTAATCGGCTCTTAGGCTCTTGATTTTATTATATTTAATTTTTAATGCAGTTTTTTTACAGCTTAGGTGCGATCTTTACCATATTTAACCATTCCTGCACATTAAGATTTGAACCTGAGTTCTGATAAGTACTGAGTGTACCAGTCTGTCCCGGTCCGAAAGTGCCACCACTCGTTACCTGTAAAGTTGATGCACCGCCGGATACCGCAGGAACTCTGACTCGTCCCATGACATAGTTAGATGTTGTATTTGTTATAAAAACTTCACGAAACCCATTTGCGTTTGAACTGAAAGTGACAAGACCTGTAATAAGATAATACCCATCATCCGGGACAGTGAAATACTGCACGACAGGAGTCTGATCATTATAATTTGTCATAGTATTGGATAAGCTAGATACATTATTTTTGGCATCCGCCTTTTTTAAATATGTGTCTGGAATGTTATTACCATCATAATCTGCACTAGCACGGGCAACACGTACAGCAGGATATGTACCGTCAGTTTTATCAGCATAAATATCGACAACATTATCATTTTGCACATTAAATTGGGGAAACAATGTACCGACAAATCCAGACCAGTCTTTTGCTAATACTTTTAGAAAATATTTATTGGCTAAACCGCTGTTTAACGATGATATCGCCCCGGTACAAGTACCATTCCCAATCTTAGAAATGTCTGTCGTTCCAAGCATTTTATAGAGATACCGCACATTCTTGAACATCTGTGACACCTTTGCAAAAATTGAAGAGTGTTTTTCGCCGCTTGATAATTTTGATACAGTCGTCCACGCTGACGCTGATCCGTCTGCCACATCACTACTCGTAAAAGTTGCTGTATTCTCTGCTGTATCTCCGCCGGTTGGTACTGCGCCAACATTTTCTGCCGTAAGCACTACATTTCCACGGCGAAAAGAATCTTCTTTGACACCTTTAATTCCAGTTACCGGAGTTCCGGCAAGCACGTCCCATTTTTCATCTGATGTTTTATAGATGTTTGCTCCGGCAGGAATTACATTCCCAGCTCCCTCTTTAAAATCATCCGTGGTTGTAAATTCGTCTGAAATATTGAACATCCACCCTGTGCTAACATCCGCAAGTGCCGGAAGATCTGCAAATGCAACTGTTCCGTGTGGCTGCAATCCACCTTTAAGTCCCTCTGATACATCTTTTGCCTGCTGATAGTAATACTTGGCATTGTCAGAATCCTCGCCCTCTCTGCTTCCTGTACCACCAACGGCATAACTCTGTGCCTTAGTTGCACTTTCTGCTGCAGATTCTGCTTTGCCAATGATCTCTGTTGCTTTCTGCGTTGCGATTGTGGCTTTATCTGTGGCGGTACTGGCGGACTGACTGGCAGATGCCGCTTCACTTGTGGCTGTGGCTGCAGACTGACTGGCGGATGCCTCACTGGCTTTTGCGTTAGTCTCGGATATTGCTGCCGCCGTGGCTGACTTCGCCGCTGCTGTCTCTGACGCTTTGGCATTGGTTTCGGATGTTTTTGCCGCCGTTTCACTGGCTTTTGCAGCATTCTCACTTGCTTTGGCGTTGGCTTCGGACTTTGCCGCTGCCTGCTGGCTTGACTCTGCCTTTGCCACTTCCACTTTGATTTTCGCAAGATAGTTAGGCTCTAAATGCTTTTCCTCAATGCTTCCCTCTTTGACAATAGCTGATACCTTTCCGTCTTTGTCAATATAAAAAGCTACCGTATCAGAATTAAGGAACTCATACTGTGTAATCAGTGCCGACAGGTCTATGTACTGCTTCGTACCATCGATCAGAGTCAAAATAATCTGCTGTGTAGTCGGGTTATAATCGAAGTTGATCGCGATCTTCTCCATCTGCGTATCGATCATAACTTTGGAACCGTTCTTTTTCGTGATTGTGATAATTCCCGTCGATTCCTCAAAGGTCACGTCTGCAACAAGGGTAGCCACTTCTGTTTTCGTGGCTTTTGTGGTATCAAGAGTGATTACACGATCATCAATAACGCCAATAGCTGCGTCCATTTTGTTAAGATTGCTTTCATTAAGCGGTGTTTCATCACTCGGGTAATTCTCCCAATTAATAGCACTATGCGCTTTGTTCATGGTCCTCACTCTCCCTTTCCTTTGCAAGCTTCATCTGCTCCCGTTCGGCTATAACATGTCTGTTTGCTTCTTCCTTAATCTGCTGCAGAATATCCTTAAACACCAGGTACTTAGCTTCGATCGGGACATCCTCGCACAAATTTACATAATTTATAATGTCGTTTTCAAATTCACGAATTTTTGCATTTATCATAGAATACCTACCGTTTCTTTCAATTCTTTTATTTCTTCATGCTGTAATTGCACTGTTGCAACCAGATCAGCGATCAGCTCTGTATAATTCAGTCCGTAATACTTTTCTCCGTTACCGTTTGAGAAAATTTGAGGGCAAATATTCCATCCTTCTTCCACACTTTCCAAAACATCCTGTGCTATAAAGCCATGATGAAATCCATCCTTTTCGAAATTATAACGATACGATTTTGCTCTTAAAGAATAAATAAACTCAGATGATTGCTTTTTGCTTAAATCTAAAATTGTGTTTTTTATTCTTTTGTCAGATCCATTAATTACTCCACCTCTGAATCCGCCTACTCCGGTATCTCCGTCTAAATGGATCATCATGTGGTCATTATCGTTTGCGCCTTTATGCAATGAAACATGATTATATTGAACCGTACATTCATGAACAGGACTTTCAAGCGTCCCTTCCACTGTTCGAAATCCATCCGTTCCCATCTGTACAAGTGTTCCACTGCGTTTAAATTCAATAAGGTTTTCTACAGACTCTTCCGCTTGAATATGCATATATCCCCCGGTCATTTCCATAGAACCTTTTAATTCAAGCAGTTTTGCTTTAATTTTGATGCCCTCGGCTGACTGGTTGATTTCTGAAACAACACTATCTCTTGTAACTTTGCTTTCGATCCCCTTTGATGTCTGCGTAATCGCACTGGACATATTGGATGAAAGCTGCTTAAGCGTGGTTATCAATGTCCATTTATATTTACCGCTGTTAATTCCGCCATCCGGATCGCAGCCATACAATTTTCCACTATCCTGATCTAAAAAACTGCGTCCATTATATTTGGATGATGCAGGGTAAGTATCTTGGGGTTTTCCAAAACCATAATAATTAATATCATAGCCATCAATATTCCATGCCTTCAACGAAGCACTGACTTCTGACCGTATCTTAGTTGCAGTTACCTCTATATTTCCGGACAAATCGCCCTCTGCTTCGCTTGCTCTCGTAACTTCCGCTGTAATCTTGTCCTCATTAATTTTAATAGCTGCTGCAAGTTCAACTTCCTGCCCCTGTGCTCTTTTTACTTCTGCTGTAATACTGCTCGCATTTTGCGTGATTCTCGATGATAAACCATCCGTTGTATTTTTAACTTCTGTGCGAATTTCGGTTGCGGTCTGCGTGATCTGTGACTGCAATCCCTTCTCAACATCAGTTATCGTGCTCTGTGTCTTTTCAATGGTTCGCTCCAACACATTGCTCTTGCCTTTGAGCTTTAAAATACTTTTCTGTATTCCGTTCGCCCCGTTTGTCCGGTACTCTTCCCCATCCGCTTCCAAATCATCACGCAAAGCCTGTATACCTTTCAGGGTTCTTTTCAGAATATAGGACTCAATCAGTTCATATCTGGTCGGCAGCCGCACTGCATCCCCGACCTCAAGACACGGATTTCCTTTGCAGTCCGCTGTAAACGGGCGGTAAACAATCCCTCTGATCTTGGAAAGGATATTTTTTGCAATGCCTTTCAGTTCTTTTGTGCCTTTGCCATATACAAGAAAATTATCCTCGATCACATAGGCATTGTCTCCGGTACCCACAATCACACCGATATCATTCTTCTGCTCCCGGATCTGTAACTTATTGATTGTTTTAACAAGAAAATCTTCATACTCAGCCGTTATATATAAATCCTTCCCGATACGGTTGCTTTTCGGATCTCTTGGATACAAATTATCCGCCGGATAAAGATCATTCCTTGGATATAATCCCTGTATCTCCTGTTCCAGATAAATATAATGAAACTTCCCGTCACGCCCCATGTGCCCCATACAGCCATTGAGCTCACAAATACAGGACAACACTTCCTTGCCGCTCATAGATTCGCCTATGGTGCTCGATTCCTCTGTATCAGAACTTGTCTCACTGGATGGCGTGACTGCAACTGTTTTTTCAATAGACATGCCGTCATTAACCAGTATAATGTCAGCCTGCTCAATCCCGAAGTGCTTAAAAAAGCTGTCCCGGAATTGCTTCATTGTGACCGGATCATAAACTGTAACAGTCGTAGTTTTTCCATCTTTATCTTTCTGCTGCTCTTTATGGGATGGAAAGACAGTGTTATACCATGCTGCCACATCTGCATTTAAAATGTCATAAAGGGCATCATATGCAACCACATCACGGCACGTTCTGTCTGCCGTGGGCGTATCAGAATCAACCTTATATCGTCCGAACTGGAACGGGATATCTGCATGTCCATCAAGGGACATTCTTACCGTCATCCATCTGCCCTTCATTGGCAAAAATGTATTTGACACCGTGAATTTAATCATGGCGGCTTCGCATGATCCAAACGTCAATTCCTGTTCCGAACACAAACTTTCGGTCAATTCGAATTTTTCTTGGTGTAGCTCTGTATTTGTGATATTGATTTTTCCGTCATCAGATACGATAGATAATTGCTTATCGACCGTATCTTTTTTGAACAAGTCGCCATATTTATAATTAACCACCATACACACCCCCTATGAAAGCAAGTCGAACTGAATTGTAACGAATTATCCCATCATATGTTCCGTATATCGTAGGCTGAAAATCTGCCATATAGCCATACTGCGTCACATAATCGTCATATTCCGGGATATACGCTGTGATATAGCAGGCTCTCCCTGTCGCATTTGTGAACTGGCTTCTAATATTGTTTAAAACCTCATTGAAAGTCTTATTTGTCAGCATAGCTGTGGTTTCAAATTCGACCTTTAACGCCTTTAACTCCACGGCATTTCTATGCAGATAGCCGTTGGCGTCTGTATAATCGTCCAAATCCTGCATGTTGACATATGGACTGTATGTTTCTGCTTTCATAAACGACATTGGCACTATGTAATTTCCAATCTTTAACAGCCATCCGCTGTATGCCATGCGACCACCTCCAATCAAGTTACTCTTTCAGATTTACAAATACGAACACCGCCATCATCACTTAAAAATAAGATTTCAGTTTTTCCGTCCGGCAGAATATCCGCCACAAGGCAATTATTCGGATTTCCTATTGGTGTCCGGTTTTCCGAGCACTTACCCCAGTCTATTGGTTTATATTTTTTCATGGCTATTCTCCTGAAAATAGGTATAAAAATAGCACCTACCGTGTATGATAGGTGCTAAATAAATCAAAAAAGAAGCGCATCTCTGCGCTTCCTCTTATATTTTCTGTATTGTCGCATTTTCCACCAATAAGTAATTACCATCTTCCATTAGCGATAAATGATAATCTTCTTCAAAGTATTCATAGGTTAATTCCATTTCCTCTTCTTTAAAATCTTTATAGCTTTTGTAAAGAGTAACGCAACCTTTTTGACCGTTTTTTGCAGTAAAAACATAACCGCCCAATGGTAAATCTCTACCAACAAGATATCCTCCAGATGGATAAATCCCTTTTTCTTTGTCGTACATACATTCTTCTCCTTTAGTTTATTATTCTATTTATCTGCTCTTCCAGTAAAATATACCTCTGCATAATCGTATTTTCCATAACAATCAAGCTGCCCCGAAATAGTTTTCCCAGGTTTAATCTCATTGTCTGAATCTGTAATATATGTGCTGTTATAATTTACCACATTATTATTACTGTCAAAAAATATTGCATACACGCTTACAAAAAGTGCCGGATTTTCGCTGTTATTGGTCACGGATACAGTAACGTTTTCATCATTAAATGTCTGTTCAACGGATAAATCATTTACAACCGGTTTATAATATGGGTTTTCGTCATAATCTAATGTGTAATCCACCTTGTCAATTCCGGACACACTATCAAAATAGAAAACGCCAATAGATGTTTCCCCTGCTCCCAATACATCAATGCTCATGTCGGCGGCTCCTATTGAATTCCCACTTGAATCTTTGGCTATAGCGTTCCCAGAAATTGCGACATTCGTGTTTGAATTATTTGTTACAATCAAAAAATCTAATGTGTCTCCTATTGTGTTTTCGTACAGATACTCTTTTACCAAAAAATCAGAATCAGAAACTTCTTCTCTTGTCGCTTCCTTGTTATCTACCGTACTAATAGAAGAAACTTTTTTATTTTGCTCGGTAGAATCAGCAACTGCATCGTTGTTTTCTCCGTTTCCGCCAAATGTGGCAATCAACAGGATTATAACTATAACCACCGCAACAAACCACTTTGTTGCCCCACCCTGCTTTTTTTTGCAATTAGGGCAAATTTTTGCTTTAGCTGGAATCTCCGTCTGACAGTATTTGCATAATTTTGTTTCACTTTTTTCATTCATAGCTTTTCCTCCCACCACTTGTAATAAAATAATTCTAGCACAAGTGGCGGTATTTGTCATTAAAATATTGGAACTGGATTTCTCTGTGTTCTTCTTGCTTCACTCTTCCATTGCTTAACTGTACTGTCATATATTACCTTGCCGTCTAATTCAACTTTAATTCCGCTGTTTTCACTTGTATTCTGTGCGATTTGTGACAGATATGGTGTCAATGCTTCTGATACTGCGCTTTTTACTCCTGCTTTAATTCCTTCTACGATTTGGCTGTTATTCGCAACCGCTGTATTTCCATTGCTAAACTGCCCGACCATTTCTCCGTGATTTGCAAAAAATAAACCATCTTCCGGGAAGCCTCCGGTTGCAAATGTTGGTATTTTCCCGAGGTTAATATTGCCAGCTTGAATTATTTCTTTTCCACCAATATTTACAGAATCCCATGAAAAAGACAGTTTTGAATTAAGCCACGTTGCAAAATTATTCCATACCTGCTTAATTCCTGCAACAGCATTATCAAATGCCTGCTTCAATCCGTCAGAAATGCCACTGAATGTCCATTTGTCTTTCGTAAAATACGGTGCGACATGATTTGTCCACCAAGAACCAATTCCAGATGTACTCCACCAGTTACTAAATTCGTCCCATTTTTCAGAAAGACCTTTTTTCATTCCGTCTCCCTGTTCATCCCATTTTTCTTTTGTAAACCAAGGTTTTACATGATTTTCCCACCAGTTATATATTCCTGTCTTTTGCCACCAATCGGAAAACTCATCCCATTTAGCAGATAATCCCTCTTTTATTCCATTTCCTACTTCCATCCACTTTTCTTTTGTGAACCACGGGAAAATATTCTCCTGAATGTAAGTTAAGGCTTCATTCCACTTTTCTTCTATTTTACCTTTTATTTCTCCTATTTCTGTCTGTATTGAAAGCTTTTTTTCTCCCCAATATTCCTTTACATTTTCCCACCATAAAGAAATATCATTTTGAGTAGTTGTCAATTTGTTATGAACTGGAAGTTCTACATTCAATCCCCACCATTCTTTGACATTGTCTTTGAACTCGGAAATCTTCTCTTGTAAATTTGGAAGAACAACATCTGCTCGTAAATCTACATCATCTAATCCGTTTATATTCTTCCATTCATCTATCCACGCCTTTAGATCAAAGCTGTCAGGTACATTTAATTTATTAGGCATATTATCATTGAACTCATTTAATGCTTTTTGGAAATCATCTAATGATTTGTAATCTTCCTTTTTAGGCAGATTTTTGACAAATTCATCAACATTCATTCCATTTCCAATGCCTAATTTGTCCATCACAGTATCATGGCTCAAAACTCCACCGCCATATGCATTAATCCATTCAAATGGATTAAGAAGTTGTTTAAAACTTTCCTGAAGATATTGCAGAAAACCGCCTTTTTCATACGCTTTTTTTAAATTATTAACATCTTTTTTTATGCTATCTTTTCCAACCGTAAAAGATAACGTTGCCACTACTACAGCAAGTGAAATAGGAATTGCATAAGAGAGCAATGATTTTACCGCCGTTGAACCAAAAGCGGCTGTGAATTTCGCTCCTATTAATTTCCCAATAGTCTCCTTGAGAAGTTTCCCTGTTAACAGTTTGCCTGCAAGTTTCAGAGCAAACGCTCCGAGAAGAATTTCAACTGTCTCAATATCAATGTTTGAAAGAAAATCTTTTACGCCTTTCCAAACATCAGACCACTTGATATTTTCAATCATGGTCTTAATTGTCTTGTAAACTCCCTGTACCCAAGTATTTATATCTTCTGCAAGTGCTTTAAAATCAAATGTTTTGAAGAATTTATTTATTCCCTCTGCCAGTGATTTTCCAAGGTTTGACCAGTCAAATGTCTGACCAAAGGAAAGTGTGGCATAAATCGCCGTATTCAGTGCCCCGGCAATCGTTTTTCCTACATTTCCAAACAATCTCGGATTGATAAGACCATTGAGGAAATCTGCCAAGCCTTTGCCGAAATTTCTTGCCTTGGAATAAATCTTATCCCAGTTGATAGACTCCATAGCTTTTGATAAGGCATCACTGATGTATTTTCCAAGCTGTTTTAAGTTTTTAATATCACTTTCGTAATTTTTGAAAATAGTATCTGTCTTGACGAGTTTACCGCCACTGGCACCGCCTGATGCGCCACCGCCGCCGGAACCGCCCGAACCTTTTTTGCCAGAACCATCATTTGTGGTAATCAGTTTCAATTCATCAAACTGACGGACACCCTTATTCATCTTGTCAATGTTCTTTGCCGCCTGTCCGGTACTGTCCGCAACATCATCTGCGCTTTCTGCCGCATCTGAAAAACTATCCGCAAGACCTGCACCGGAATCCTCATATTTCCATCCGAAGATTGCGCCTAAAGCGTTTGTAACCTTTGTAACAAAGCTGATAACAACCAGTAAAACGGAATTGAGTGCTTTTACGAATGGTTTGAAAGCATTGATTAATGCCCCACCAATAACACTGCCAAGCTGTTCGAACGACTGTTTTAAAATTCTGATCTGGTTCGCCCACGAATCAGCAGTACGCGCAAAGTCTCCCTGTGCTGTCTGCGTATTGGCAAGGACGTACTGATACCGGAGCATTGTCTTTTCAGCCTGTGACATAGACTCGATATCAGAATCTAATCCCTGTTTCATCGCCCACTCTTTAAGGGTTGCCTGTGTAAGATCAAGACCGTAATCTCTTAATGGACGTGTCTGTCCGGTAAATATTGCAGCTAAATCCTGCGACACAACATCCTGATCTATGTTATACAGAGATGCCATATCAGCAGTTAATTTTGTTAAATTCAAAGACACATCAGCCATGGAATCAGACAAACCAATATAGCCATCTGTCTGCTTATTCAAAAACTCATTAGCTTTCTTTATCAAACTACTGTCAATTCCCATGGCTGTTCCCATTGCTTGGAATCGGCTTGCCGTCTGTTTCAATGTCAGTTCTGACATACCGAACTGACGTATAGAGTCCTGTGCAAAGTCATTGACTTTTTTTGACATGTCACCAAAAGTAACATCAACAACGTTCTGAACCTCTGTTAATGCGGATGATATGTCGATTGCATTTTTTATTCCTCTTATCGCTCCGTACAGACCAAGATAAATCCCCATAGAGGACAAAATCTGTCTTGTGAATGACTTGAGTCCGATCAATGCTTTTCCTGTGGATGTCTTAAATCCAAGGAAAGAACCGGAAAGATTACTGATGCTGTTATTTAATCCAGTAATCGCACCGCCAGATCTGTTTGAAAGATTTCCAAGTGCCTGTGTCATTTGTAAAATATTTGCGCTTACATTTGGTGCTTTTGAGAGTGTCTCAAACAGATATTTAAGGTTGTCAGCAAGCAAAGGTATATTTGTTACTGCACGTCCGCTTGCAACGCTTCCAAGCCTTGATATGGCTGTTACAAGGTTGCTCATATTGGTCATATCAAAATTCAATGCACCTATCTTGTTCATCTGGCGTACAAAGTTTTGTAACTGCGCAGATAAAGCCGGCAGATTCTTTGTCGCCTGTGTAGATGCCTTGCCACCAATTTTTGACAGTGCCGACACCATGCTTGTGAGTCCGCTTGTATCAACAGCTTTAACACTTGCTATTCCAGATGCAAGATCTCTCACAGCAGAAGATATTCCGTGGATAGAATTTGCATCAACACCAGAAAATTTATTGAGTGCCCGCACCATTGATGTGATTTCCGAAGATTTACCACCTTTGAACCCGGTAGCTGCATCGGAAATGCTTCTGATTCCGCTTGCAATATTTGAAAGTTTTGCAGTGTCAAACGATATGCTTTCCCGGAGCCTATTCATGCTGTTTACAAGGCTTTCTATGGAATTACTTGCTTTTGCAGAGTCAGCTTTGATTTTTATTTGTAATTCATCAATGTCTGCCATATATGCACCAACTTTCTATGCAAAATAAAAAGACGGTAGGCTGTGACACCTTACCGTCCTTGATCTACTCTTTTAATTTTTCTCTTGTAACCGGTCCGCATTTCTTATCTACTGTAATTCCGACTTTTTTCTGGAATGTTCCAATACCGGTCGCCGTATCATTTCCAAGAATACCGTCCACATTACTGTTTCCCTTTTTATCTTTTTCATCCAGGCATCCGTGATAAATAAGCTCCGTCTGAAGCCATCTCACATCATCCCCTCTCATGCAAGGGAATTTTTTCTTTAAAATCCTTGCAGGTTCCGGGTATGGGTTTAAATGATCTTTTACATTTTTTCTAGGGTTTCCGCTTGTCACAATCGCTGTATGACCTTTTGTTTTTGTGACAAGAACATCTCCATTGTAAAGAACCATTCCTGCCGCATAACCTCCAATGTCATCAAACATGCCACTAGAAAGAAGTACAGATTTTTCATTTGCTGTGGTGAAATTTCCAACATCTTTTCCAGTTGCATGAATAATGCATGCACGTACCGTTGTGCCGCAATCTGCTTCTGTTTTTACTTTTGAATTAATACCATATTTGACAATTCCAAGCCGGTGTCCCTGACAGTAGCCAATATTATCATTATTGCACGCTGTAATCATTGATTCTGCCAGTTTATCCGCCATATCTTTTGTTTTTGGCCTTAACACATACCATCCTTTTTTATGAACATAAAAGTTTTGCATACTTACTTCTGTTCCGGTCTGATCTCCCGGTCTCCCACCGGTCAATTTCCCATTTTCATCATGTCTTGCAGATCCAATTCTAATTGACATATTTATACCTCCAAGTTCTTTTCTGGTTTTGGATGGCTCAACTCATAGTTTGACTGCATAATTTTGAGCTTTGCCACAAATAGCTCTCTCTGTTTCTTAATTTCTTCTTCCGTCATTTCCGAATCATATTTTCCTTGCTGTTCATTGATTGGTTTTTCAATATACTTTGATTTTGCTTTCCGACCGGCAAGGCAATGTTCTACTGCCACCGATACCGCAGACAATCCATATGTTCCAAACCACATCCACATCTCATTGTCTCTTTGCTTTTTATCTAAGTTGTAAGCATCCGCATAAGGCTGTAAATCAGCCGGGCAGGACGTGTCTATGTCATGCACAGTAAATCCGTACCCCTTTGTAACTAAAAGCCAAAACGGGCGGATTTCCGTGCAATACGTTTCCCATGTAAGCTCTCTCTGTTCTTCTACTTTTTCCTCGGAGTTTTCTTCTCCGCTTCTTCCTGCTCTGCTTTGAGCAGTTTTGATAAAAAACCATTTTCAAGCAATTCCGCAAGAAGTAACTGATAAAGCTCCTCGACATCCGAATCTTCTTCGTCAAAGTAATCATCAAGCATGGCATATACTTTTCCAAGCTGCTGTTCCTTTTCTCCCTCGTTTTCCGAATCATATCCAAACTCTTCTTTATGGAACTTCTGTGCTCCAACAAGAATTAACTCCGGCAGGAATAAAAGAATTTTATCAATTGCTTCAATATCTGTAATCTGGTCTAATTCTGCTACCTTTTTGATAATCCCGCTTTTGACGGTTGCCTCATATCCAAACTTGATCTGTAATTCTTTCTCGCCAAATTTTAATTTTGTCATTTTCTTTCCCTTTCTCCCTCTCATATAGGGAAATGGCAGTCCGAAGACCGCCCTGTTCTTTTAAATTGTTTCTTCAAGCTCTGGCTCGGTTGTCTGGTTATCGTCAGCCGATCCAACCGAACTATTCGACTGACGTGTTATTCCCCCGGTGTAAAAGCTACAGCGGTGTCCATGCCCTTGTATTCTTCAATGGTAAGATTCATTTCAACCGTCAAAAGTTCGTTCTGACCAATCTCCGGCTGTGGAATCTGCTCTGGCGGCTGAGCCACAACAAAAAACGCTTCGGTAAATCCCGGGATAATCGTTTCAAACCACATTCTTTTCCCGCCGGCAAGCGCCTTGTACGCTGTGATAAGTGCTTCCCACTCTTTCTTTGTGGCATCCGTAAGATTTACCGTGATAGGGAAAGAGCCACCGGTATCTGCGCGCCCCTTTACATATCTGGTAATAGCATCTTCTAATGCAGATGCGTCAATCTGTTCCGGCTCAATGTTGATACCGCCGATTGCGTTAATTCTTGTAAGCTGTTTAAACGATGTAGGCTTTGTTCCGGCTGTGGTTTCTGTTCCATAGCCAAACGTAATGCCTAACGTAGACAATCCTGCTTCTGCCATTTTTACCTCTCTTTCTACCGCTAAATAATGCGGTTATCAGACGCATCTCTTTGCGCCCGGTGCATAAAAAATAGAGCCTTTCGGCTCTTTTACATCAATCTGTCGTTTGCTCCGATTATCCGCCGGAACCTTGCAACGCTTCTAAATTTTTTTTCGCTGTCGTTTTTAAACTCCGGCATTGCTGTAATTTGAAATCGCATCTGCTTAAAGGCATCGGCTAAAATAGCCATAATCCCTTTTGCATCGCTCTGCTTTGTGTTTGTAATAACGTCAACCTGTATTGTTTCCTGCACTGCATTTACGGATGTTCCCTCTAAATCTGCCCCACGTTCAAGCCCCGGCATCTCATGGATGTAAATAGTCGGGAAAACAGGGTCTTTATCAAGGTTCTTTTCAACCGTTGTAAATGCAGTGTCAAAATTCATGCTTTTGTATTTTTTCTTGAGTTTTGGTTTGGCTATCGTTGCAACATTGGAGAAAATGTTTGTTTCAAGGTCAAATACCCACTGGTTGTCTGCCATTATTTAACCACCTCATATGTTTTCTTGAAAATATCCGGCTTGCATGGATATAATTCTCCACTCACACCGCGGATAATATAATCTCCTTCAGATGCAGTCATGTCACCCTCTAATGTTTTTATCTTTATAAATACATGAGGTCTACCTTTACCCACTTCCCATGCTGTGTCGAGAATATCATAGATTAATGAACCACCGACAAAAGCTTTTATTTCTTCGAGATTTAATCCAGTCCACTGAATAGCTTCAATTTCTACCGGTTTTTTCCTGTACTTCATTATCCAAACACCTCCTTCGCTGTCTGTGTTACAATCTGACGCAACTCATTTGCGGTCAGATACATAAATGGTCGGCTTGGCATTCCCTCTGTAAACCACCAATCGCCATTGTCGTCCTGATAAAACCATCCATATCTTCCATCTGAAATCTGATGGATAGTTTTTCCACTTGCATACTGCCACGAAACACCCTCTGGCAGTTTCCCCGGATAATGGCTTTGCTGTCCCACAATTCCGGTTCCAAACTCAACAAATGCGGCGTGGTCTGTACCGGCTATTACCGCCCATATCCCGCCGCCCTTAGTGCTTCCTTCATATTCCGCATGAACACTTGAAATCAGTTCCGATGTAAATATTGCGTCAAGGTCAGCAATTTGCACTCTGGCAATCTCTACGCCCTTTTCCGCAAGTTTTTCTGCTAATAGCTGACATTTATATGTCAAGCTGTTTTGATAGGCTCTAAGCTCTCGTATGGCTTTCTGAATAGACTTTTCAGACAAGCTCATGGTGATTACTTTCTTTCCCATTCAGCACCTACTTTACATTTTTTTGCAATAAAAACAAATCAACCGTCAATCCCTCGTCTGCAACACCTTTTACGATGTAATCAGCCGAATTTTCATCAACGATTGTATTCTCTTCATCTTTGTACCTTACATCTGACCGTTTCCATACCAAGGAGCCGACGCTCAATGGAAGTTTCCCTTTGTCCTCGACAATCTGAACAAAGTTTGTGGAATTGTCAACGCCAAACTCTTTTATAAGTGCTTCACTCAACTTATTGCTGATTGAAGAATAAAAAACCACAGGCTTCTCATAACCTGTGGTATACTCTCCGGTTGTTTTCGGTATTTTGTTTCCATCCTCATCAAGGTAATAAATTACATTTCCATCAGAATCCGTGTACGAAGAATATTCGATGTTACCATCATCATCCGTCACATATACCGGCACCTTGCCGCTTTGCTGCGAATAACTCATTTTTTGCTTATTGATCTCAAGCATTTCACTTCACATCCTTGCCGAACCGTTTCCACAGCTCAGAAAGCTTTTCCCATCCATACATTGCGACAAACGCAACAATAAATCCTGCAATAATAGCTGCCAAGATCATATACCATAAAATTGATGTCTGGATGTACTGCATGTATGCCACAAACGCAGCGACCGTGATTCCGATAGAAAGAACAAATACCAAAATGTCCGTTGGAATCTTAGAAAATACGCCTACACCTTTGATTACCTGTGTTACCACAGACACAACAAATGCCAGCGCACCAATGATTGCCAGAATAATTGTCATATTTGCAATTACAGACTGTATAATATCCATGATTAAACCTCCTTGTCATCATTAAGACGGGTTTCTATTCCGTCAATTCTGTGATGAGCCGATTTCACACTTTCCTCCACCTTTATGATTCTGTTGTCATGAGAATTTATTTCTTTTCGCATCTCAGATACTTCATTTTTGATCTCGGTCGTGTTGTTTGAAATGGCATCCAACTTCATGTTAATGCGTGTGTTCTCCCGCACGCGCTCTTCAAGATCCGTGTTGTCTGTCCTTTTGTTGCTCTTCAAGCCCATAAAGACGGAAAAACCAAGCGACAGCACGCTTATAATGATTGCTGTTGATATTTCAATCGTCAAATCATATACCGCCTTTCATTTTTTATGGCACACCGCCCACCACCGCTCAATGTGTGCCGCCTGCTACGTTTTGCCAACATCGGCAAAACGTAACGCACAATCTTCTAAACTCCTCGAAATCGATGAGTTATAATGATTTTACAAACGGAAATACACAGACAAACAAGCTTTCCCTGTCTTTCCAGCTACGGCTCACTCCGTTTTCTGAATAGCTTGCCATATAGGCTTCTCCTGCCTGTGAATGGTCGTACACGGCTAAATTGACGATTACATCCTCAAACTGTTTCAAGTCTTCGGATATTTTTTCATCCGTGTAGCTTTCCGGGTAATTCCGCTTGCTTACCACTTCATTTCTTGCCTGCTTGATAAGCTGTTCGATGTAAGGATTATCTTCTTTCTGGTCGAACACGACAACATCAGAAGTAACACCATCTTCGTCCGTAACGGTTTCAATATGAAATTGTTTCAGTCTGATTTTGACCTGCTCTAATGTTGTATATTCGTCCATTCTTCCCTACCTATAATCCAAACTGCTCGATCAAAATGCGTTTCAGTTCCGCTCCACTGATTTCTTCTGCACCCTCGATCCCATGTTCAGCGGCAAGTGCCTGTAAATCAGCAGTGCTCATTCTGTTAATCTCTGTCTTGGTGTACTCGCCAGAAGATTTCTCTCCCGGAACAATGTCCGGGATTTCATCTCCTGCTTTATACCATCTTCCATTGCGCTTTACTGTATATTCAGCAATCATACCGCACCTCCTACGCAACTTTCATGACAACAACGCTGTCCATGCCCTCAAAAGTAGGCAATCCGATCATTGACACAATGCAATGCGTGTTGATCGGATGATTTGTTGCGTATGTATATACCGAAATGCCGGTTTCTACAATAGAAAGGTTTCCGTCTGTTAAACTTCCGCTTCTCTCTTCCGGTGTCTTTCCAAAGACATAATCTCCAAGGTACACGCCGGATGACTGCGCTGAAACAACTCCTGTAGGAATAAAATATTTGGTAGCACCGTCTGCAGGGTCGATGCAAAGTTTGTCGTAAACTTCAATCTCGATGCCGTATCCTCTAAGATACTCTGTAACCTGCCCCTGCTGTAAGCGAATACCGCCATTGTAAGCAATAATTCCAAGCACCTGTTTCTTTGTGTCCTCCGCCTTAAGGACCATTTCCCATGTTTCTGTATTCATGCTAAAGCGTGCAAGGGAATATCCTGTTTTCTTTGCAAACTCACGTTTAATCTCGATAAGGTCGTCAAGTGGCGTTGCTGTTTCTGGTGCAGACCATTTATCAGTATCGCTTCCGGAAATATCCTTGTAATGATCTCTCTTGTGCGCCACTCCATTGTCCGAAGTATAATCAACATAGAAGCTCTTGCCACCAATTGTTACCTGTACTCTTGGAATACCATCAGATGGTGCTAATAACTGCCAAATCTGGCGTTCCGGCACTACTCTTGCGCCCTCAATCAGCATCATCGGTTTTTTGCTGATTTCTCTAAGCACCTGGTTTGCCATGTTGGAATTTTCTGCCGACTGGTAATTTGCATACTCCTGCTCTTCACGCTCTGTTACCATGTAAGATTCACGGTAGAAAGGCATCTCGTTCTGAATATCCGAAAATCCACCGACATCTCTTAACTCTGCCTGCGCATCAAAATTGGATGCCTTTAAGGATACCGGAAGACCGTTTTTCCCTTTGATAAATCTAAGTTCAAGGCTGTCCTGTTTTCTGGTTCCAAATTTCTGTCTACCTAAGTAAGGTGCAGAACCAAGCGTTTTTTTATAATTATTCCACATAACCCCAAGACTTCTTGCGGTAAATGCTTCTGCTAATGGTAATGCCATTCTCTAATACCTCCATTTTTTAATCAAAAAAAGTAACACGCGGTGTTGCTGCTTTTGCAGTTGCTTCCACGGTCACTCCGTTCGCTGTTACCTTTGCGCTGTCAATAGAACCCTGATATACATAAGTTCCAGGCGCATCTCCCATTGTTACGTCAACATCTTCCAGAAGATACCCTTTGCAAGATTCGTCATTGCTTGGGAACGGTGTCCCTGCCTTTGCAATCTTCTTTCCGTTTGCATCGGCACTTGACACCATTGTCTGCGGAACGATACACGCCGCACCCTCATAAGGAAAGAATTTTAAAATTCCTTTACTCTGTGTAAAGTCTCTTTCAATCGGTTTTCCCATAATTTACCTCCTATAAAACATAATGGTCTTTGGCTTCTGCACTTTCTGCAGGTTTGCCAAAACTGATTTTTTCTGCGTTCTCTACGTCCGCAGTTTTTTTATTTTCTCCACCTGCAGTACCGCCGCCCGGATTTTCAGAATTATTTGCAATCTCCTGTTCCTTTGCCTGCGCTGCCGCGGTTTCCTTTTCGGCTGTAATCTTTCCAAGAGCGTCATAATCAAGGCTTCCATTATCCTTGACAACGGATTTTGCCTGCTCTGCATTGATTTTTAACTTTTCCATCAATGCTTCGCGCTGATCTCTGATGGCGTTTTTTTTCTGCATATCTGCGATCTGCTGATTTGCTGTCTCTAACGCCTTGTTTGCTTTTTCAAGTTCCGTGAGGTTTCCTGCTTCCATTTCATCCAGCTTTTTCTGCAACTCATCTGCGCTGTCTGCCTTTGCCTTAAGCTCTGCTGCTTTTGCCTGTTCTCTCTGTACGGCACTGCCGTAATCAGCAATGATTTTTTCAACATTTTCCTCACTGATACCCATTGCAATTAACTCTTCTCTTTTCATTGATTACCTCCGATATGTCTTTACGAATTTTTGCGGTGCAACGACACCGAATGACACTGTTGATTTTTACGCTCACAACTTTGCGAATTTTTATAAAATAAAAACAGCCACCGATTACTCGGTAGCTGTCTTATTTTGCTGTTTATTTAATTGGTTTACAATTTCCTGTGCTTTTTGTTCCTGCTCTTCTGCATTATCAATTGTTTTCCACAACGCATCTATATATGGCTTAGACAAGAGGAATGTCTTTTCAGCATCTCCCCAAAGCCCCACCGTTTTAATGGCAATAAGAGGATGTATGCCGCACTCTAAAAGCTGATATAGTGTTTGCGACTTTGTATACATATTGTCTTGCGGGCTATGATTGATTTGCACATCAAAATCCCTCATTGACAATTTCAAATCATTGTCCTTAACGCGTATTACATTTAAGACAACTTTTGCAAGTCTCTTCTCTGCCGATTTCACAATTGGGTCTTTTAATTTTGCTCTTGTCTTTGAAAAATCCCATCCAGCCCTTAATGATACTGCTCCTTGTGTATCTCCTCCAGAGTTTTGGGACTCTCTGTTTGGTATTGCTAATATTGCCAAGGCATTGTCCCACAAATCATCTTTTGCCACCTGACACTGGCTCTGATTTAGTTCCTGCGTCATAATCTCAACATCGGCTTTGTTATCCTTGTTATTGGACTTTACCGTCAAAGCATGGCTCATTTTCATCTTTTCAAACGTTTTTTTGTCGATTTCACAGTTCACAAACTTAACCCAGTACTGAACAAACTGCTCAATTCCATCCATTCTGTTTGACTGCATATTGTTTATGGCATCCAAAATACCTATGACAAGCTCAATATCAGAAATTCTCTCATGATTATTTGGAAACTCAACAATAGGTATACTTCCAAATGCATGCAATTTCCATTCAGAAACTACTCCGTTTTGAAGTTTACATGAATAGTTGTCCGTATAGCACAGTTTGTACCATCTTCCATCTTCGTCTTTAAGCTCCTGCACCGCAACCACCGGTTCTTCCGTGCTCCGATTATAAATAACACACGTATTCATTGGAGTAGGCGCAACAATTTGAAATGGTATTTCTCCATTTGCAAATCTTACCGCCTTAAAAGATGTTCCGGTTGCTGACTGCCACTCTCCTGCTTTAATGTCTTTTTCCTGTTTATTCGCATCCACAAGATAGTCATTCAGCGCATCCACTGCCCGATTAATTTCATCATCATCTTTTCGACTGATAAACTGTATTGGCTCGCCATATGTCTGTCCTACTTTGAACTGAACAATCTCATACGCATGATTTTCTACTATTTTGTTTGTAATATCAGCATTTTGTACCTTTAATCGGTATAAAATCGGCTGATCTCCTTTGTAATACCGCCATAGGTATTCTATGATGGTTTTGTTGTAATAATAATTTCCGATGCAGTCTCCAACCACCTTGACAATATTGTCTTTTGTGATAGTTTCAACATCAGTATATAAAATTTTTCGCCCATAACATCCCTTAACAAGGTCTTGGAGAGATTTATTATTCATAATTGGCTCCTAAATAAACGTCATCCCACTGGATGTTGACCGGATTGTAAGAGATTTTAATTTCGTCTTTCCATTCTCCGGATAAAAAACAACTTTCTTGTGGCATTTCCTACATTCCACAGAAATGTTCATTGTTGAACGCCCATCGTGTGTGGCAACTTTTCTTCCGCAACGCGGGCAATATATTGTTTTTGGTGTATATACCATAAAATCCTCTTTTCTTTTCAAAAGAAAAAGCACCGGAGATTTCTCTTCGATGCTCTTTCAATGGGGGATGGTAAAGTGTTCAACTATTTGTTGACTTCTTCGATTATAACTATATCAGAAAAAAACCGGACATATCGGACAACTTTACTCTTTCATAAATCTATCGAACGCTTTTCTCACGCTGTCTTCTGTGTTATTGCCTCCTATTTGGTCGGCAACCTTATTCCAAGATTGATTTTCTAAAAATCTAAGGTTAATTATTCTTCTAATTCTGCTATCTTTTATATTTGCAATAAACTCTTCTACTTCATTTGTTTTTTCAAGAAGTTCGTTTTCCAAAATTTCGAGGGTGGTTTTTCTGGAATATAACAAGGTTTTTTTGTGCCTATATTCTGGCAATGGTATTCCTTCTATTTTAAAATGTTGGTTTCCACCATTTCCGCCAGAAACGCTATCAATAACCGTTCCTTCCTGTTCAATTTTTTCTATGTATTTTTCAAGCTTTTCAATTTTATTCCTTACTTCTTTTACTTCTTCTCTTAAATCTAAGTATTGATTTAAAATATCTTTGTTTACCATATCAATACCTCCTAAACGGATTTACTGCCGCTTCTACTTTGGCTACGTTATTTCCATTTGTCACTCTAAGCGCAAAGTTTGAAAATACATCCGGCACATCATCCAACTGCTTTTTACCGGACACTGAATATCTCTTGAGAAGAGACATCATTACTCCATATGGATCATTTGGCTTATATAATGATGGGTCTTTAAATATAACGTGCTGCAATATCCAGTTTGAGCACTGAAAAATCCTTGCTTCCTTATTTGTCTCCGTCGGTGTATCTGTGATATTGCATATCCATCCTTTGGCTTCCACTCGCTTGTTTACTTCCATTGCGACACGGTCTCCGCCGGCGTTTCTCTCAAATTCACATTCCTGCACTTTGTTGTTTGTCAAAACATTTGCTGCATTTTCATACTGCATCTCATAATCTGCCGTGTTATCGCAAACACAATCTACACAGTAGTAATCCTCTCCGTATTTTTGCAATACCGGCAAAACAAAGTAATCCGTTCCTTTTCCCTTTGTATCGCATTGACCGGTTACAATTTCTGGTTCTCCATGTGGCAAATTAAGATACCGACGTATTTTATCTTCCGGAAATAGCAATCCCTCTCGCTCAATCGGTTCCTGTTTGTAAAGGCATCTATATGATATGTCGTCCATCAATAATTGTTGATCTTCAAAAAACTCTTTTGTAAAACCGGAAAACTCATATTCAAAATTGCTTTCTCCTGTAACTGGGTCTACATCTGGTACCGCAATAACCTTTACTCTCGGATTGCCCTCGTACATATTTTGGATGCGCCCTATAACGTCGTGTACGCTCCATCTTGTGGCAATATGTATTTCCTTGCAGTTCTTACCGTCCGTGTCCTGTATCTTTCTCTGGCGGGCATCTACGGCATATTTATCCCATAATTTATCAAGGATAATAGGATTCATTGCTTCTTCGATACCGCCTATCATATCGTCAACCAGTAAAAACTTAGAAGCCCTTACTTTACCTGCATTCTTACTACCAACAGACGTACATTGTACGGATGGAAACGATTTGTACTTCCCGACATTAAACTGCTCCATCTTTGCATTTGTGCTTGTCACTGAAAGATCCGGAAAAATTTCATTCCATGTATACTCTTCCGCGTTTGTAACGATATCGTACACGCCGTCGTAATACATTCTGGTAATATCTCCGCTGTGCGAATAAAAAAGACTGAAATCTCTCGGAAACCATCCGGCAACAAGTGCGTGAAACATTTTTTCTACCGTTGTTTTTCCTGCTCCCGGAACAAGGGATACGCACAGGATGTCATATTTATCATCAATCATGCCTTGTAAAGCCTGTGTAAGCCCTATTTTGAGAAATTGATTTCTTCTTGGCATATAAAACCGTTCTTTAGGCTCTCTTTTATTTTCCAAATACTGGAAAGCACTATCCACAACTTTGTTTTGCGCTTCCAAAAGCAAAATCCCGTAATATTTGTCCAGAATTTCATAAGATATCTTGTTTTGGAATGAATATTTCTCTAAATCCCATGGTGTGCCACCTGTAGATTGAAAGATAAACTGCTCCGTCAGTTCTTTCGATCTGGCAGAAACCTTTAATCCATACTCAACATCCTTTTCCGTCAGAATGGCTACCCTTGCCGCTTCTGCCATGGCATCCATAACCTGTTCATCAATGCCATGCACCTGTATGTAATTTTCATATCCATTTACTGTGGAAATTAGGCTTGAACTTGCCAAAAGAAAAGCACCTCCGCAAAAGCAGAAGTGCCTTAAGACCTCTGCCAATAATTTTTGTTGGTTAGCGACTAACTCCATTTGTTAGCCGGTAATATCATCTAATCAATATCCGCAATACTTTCTACAAAGCAGTTATAATAGAGATTTCTGATATTTTCACAATATCTCCCTAAATTCTTGCAACTACGTGTTCTTTTGCAATTTCTTCTTTTTCCGGGTCGTAAATAACCGAACCGTTTTTATCAGTCTTATACTTATCAAATTCACAAGAAATTTTTATGTATGTGTATCTCAATGGCTGCAGTCAGCATGGAAATCAATATTATACACTCCCTTTTGCCATTTTCCGTTAGCATAAATCTTTGTGTAACCGCCTTTTCTAGTTTTGATTATGATTTTTGAACGTGTTTTCTTCATTTCCAATTCACCTTGAACCCTTTCGCCGTATAATTACCAACTGCCTGTTTCAGCTCTTCCTTGCTTTTATATTCCTCTCGAAGCATGATTGCTACCTTGTTCTTCTCAATGGCGTATATGCCGCAGGTAACCGCTTTGCTCGCCGTATCAAGAACTGCTTTGTACTGTTTGCTGTTCATCTCGTATGTGCTGTTATTGATATTGACAATCATGCTTCATACACTCCTTCTCTTCCTTATGAGTTTGCATCAACATTTTTTAGATATTCAATGAAACTCATTTCAGCCCCCTCGCATGTTAAACCTTCAATAGGATTTTTGTGATAGTTTTCACGAAAATACCTCAATGCCTGTTCTTTTTCTTTTTCTGAATAAGAGTCCCATTTTGATATCCCAGATTTGTTTTTGAAAAATTCGCAATCGTGTTCTTTATAAGCAAATCCTACTGGAGGAATATACTTTTCTGGATGGTTACAAAATTCTATCGTTTTTTTCAAAAATTCATTCCATTCAATTCCAAAATAAGCACATTCATAGCATGTCATTCTTCCACCAACTTTCTACCACACATCGGGCAAAATTCAATTTCCATTGCTATCGCTACGTTCATTCCATTGCTACAACATTTAGCATACTGTGGACATTTATCAATATGGCATTGAATAACATTTATATAGCCCAATTTTTTGATTTTAAATTCTCCATATGCAGTTTTATATGATTCTTTCCCATTACAAAAATCACACATTTTCAACACCTATCCCTGCATCTGTGATAAATAACTTTTCCTCTTACATTCGCTTCATATGCTCTTCCAAGTGACCGAACAAACAGATATTTCTTTTTCTCACAATCAATATAATCCAAGGAATTCATATATGGCTCCAATTCGTTTGAAAGCTGTTCCACAAAATCCTTGATATGCTTGAATGCCTTAATTGCCTGTTCTTGTATAAACAAAACTATTGCTTTCCATGTATCAATTACTTTTACGGCATACTCAAGAATCATTTCTCCTAATTTTCGATACCATAATTTGAACTCGACAACCATATATCCTTGCAATTCAATAACTTTTTTCTGATCTTCTGACACATTAAGATCCATACTCACACCTCAACACCATCGCATTTTACATAAGAACCAAGACCTTTAATGTAATGGCTTCTCGTTTCTTCAATATTTCTGCAATCTATGACTTTCCCCTCGTCAATACACTCTTGCAAGTATTTGCATTTATCGCATTTCGTATCTTTCTCAATGCGCGGTGTAGGATCTGCTTTTTGCTTTTTCTTGAATATTTTTTTAATAATTTTCCATAATCTCATTTCCGCACCTCAATCAAAACGTCAATCAGTTCTTCCAGTTCTTTTTCTGTCTTTTCTTTTGGAGTTTTTCTAAATCTTGTGGAAACATATTCCAAAATGGCTTTTATCTTCAAACATTCTCCTGGACAAGGAATATAATCATTTGGTCTCGCAGTTTCTTTGCAGATATACTCTGCATTTTCCATGCCAAGACAGGATAAACGACCGGAATATATGGGTAATGCACTGCATTTGAATAATTCAGCCTTAATCACTAAATGTTCTTTGTCGTATTCAAAATTCTTATCATGTGCCTTTAATTTTTCTTTGATTTCATCAAGAAACTCAACGCATTGCTTTGTTGAATAGCCAACATAAACAAATTCAAAATACATACTCACACCCCATTTTGCGTAAAAAATACCAACCATCGAATAGCGGCACAAGGAATCGAACCTTGTCATACCAAACCATGCCAACCGCTTTCAAATCTGCAATTTCTATTCACGGAAGGGTTTTATGTTACCAATGATACCGCTTACCATCCATACATCTTCCATCGACCTGAACTATTGCAGTAGTGCCAGACTAAGTGAAGATAAGGAATTGATGTGGCGTGGATTTGCACCACGCAGGAGTGTACAATCTGGTCATCTATGTTGTCGGTTTCAACCAATTCTCTACGACAATTCCGTTTACCTATTCCGTCACACATCAACACCCAATTTTGTTCGGGCAAACGCAGTGTGTAGGATTCGAACCTACAAGGCGAATAAACGCCCGACCGGATAGCAACCGGCTCCAATTCCATTATGGGAACACTGCATCTTGATGGTGCGATTTCTTAAACAACCCATCCATTACAACTGTCTACCACGCACCTGCCAAACAGTGTTTTTAGGGAGTTGAGTGAAATAGGGAAGAGAGGAATCGAACCTCTATTGTTTACCACTTGGAAACTGATTTACAGTCAGCCGCAACACCGCCAATCGTTGCCGCTTCCCCAAAATGCGCGGACACCTCACTCCATATCTCTGTACGCGACCGCGCTACGCATACAGTATCAGATCAGCTTGGCACCATCGGAACGGAAGGATTCGAACCTTCAATCCGGCTCTCGTTGTTGTTTTCCGTGTACACGCCACTTTTACCAATTAAGCTACGTTCCGAAACCGCCATCAGACGGTTAGCAATAATGTTTATCGTGCCATGCGTTGCACTAGGCATACAAAATGCCGATTACAGCCAAACCATAGAGCGCATGCAAGCAAACAGCATAATTTGACCGCTTAGACAGGCAAGGATTCGAACCTTGCATTATCGGCTTCAGAAAAGGTGTGGTTGCTGACTACGGATGATCGCCCGTCTGCCACTTGGCAACACTCTTACCGATAGGTTTCTTTACCTGCAATACCCATTCTGCCACTGCCTAACTATATGGGGGAATTATATCTTTGACAGCTCAGGCACCGTGGGATAGGCACCCGAACTATCAAGTCTGACTGCTATATGGATTGCTTGTCAGCAAATTACGGAACAATCATCATTCATCACCATATAGGCTTACATCAAATACCGCTATCTGCGGCGACCACCACCAGACTGTCTCGCACCGCCCTTAACAGAATCGTCCTAGTGGCGAAAGGAGAAATACGAACTTTTCGTATTCCGAGATAAGCTTTAAACCTATCTCTCAATCGGAACGGCAGGACTTGAACCTGCGGCTATCAATTCATTAGAGCATGGAAGAATGAAAAGATTGCTCTTTCCTCTGAGCTACGTTCCGTCACAGCGCGCATAGCGCGCCGCTTATGATAGTATTTTTGATCTTTTTATTTTGCCGACGTCCACTAACACCGAATAATTGCTTGCGCCGAGTTTTTTCTTGCAAAAACCGAATGCCAGTGGACTTAAGCTATACTGGATGCTCCGACTTCTCAGACTGGTGCTCAGCGTCACTATCCAGATTGAGTAAATCTCCGGTGCTGTCCGGTTCCTTTGATTTTGTTATATGTATTCTTTCCTCTGCACAAATGATAGGCAGCTGAAAGCAAATACCAAATATTGGACTATAAAACATTCTGTTACCTCCACATCAGAAACATGTTCAGCAACAGTAACATCACAAGTACCCATAATGCAATTGCTGTTTCTTTGTCTTTGGATTCTCTGCCAGATACAAATAGTATCAGCATAAAAATAACATCCAGCGTCGATATAATCGTTTTAATAATTACCATGGTTGTTTTCCTCTCACAAGTTTCTTTAGCAGGATTCGAACCTGCGAATACTGGAATCAAAATCCAGTGCCTTACCGCTTGGCGATAGCGCTATATTAACACTACTTTTCCGGCATGTAATAGACCATGTTATCAAATACAGTTATTCCCATACAAGGATCATTCATCTCAACGCATCTGATCGATATGTTTTTAGATACTGCAAACATTTCGGCCACCTGTTGTTTATCCATGTTTGTGCTAATAACTTGAAAAGCCGAAAATGCCTTGTGCATATCAGAGAATACTTCTTTTTCTCTACCTAAATTTGCATACGTCCCAATGGTAAACGTTTTTCCATCAACCATAGCAGTTATCATTCCATGATTTGCTGTGAATACCGCTCGGTCAAAATCAAGCGAAACGTCTTTGCTTTGTGATACTACTCTCATACTTTTCCATCCAATCTCTTTTTGTTTTTGAGGATATTTAAAGGACTTAGTAGTGCTGATTTTCTCAACCTATCAAACCCCCTCCCCCTCCATGCCGAATCATGCTTTGAACATTGATAAATTGTTTGAATTGTTCGTACAATTCTCTGTTTGTGTTCTAACTATTCGTTAAACCTAAGTTTCTTAAACTGTTTAAACGAAAGTATGCGGCTCAAGGTGCTTAAACACTGGGCTTTAAATTGTTTGAATTGTCTATCACGATTTCACCATTATCTGGGCTTGAATTGTCAAAGTTGTCCGGCAATCTCGCACAATTCCCGCCTCCCAGTTTGGGGAGCTCCGAAGCTGTCAATGCTCTTGCTCTGGCTCCCTGGTCTCTTACGCCGGGCATATTAAAGCCGCAATACTTGTTGAGTGACGGCATGTAACACATGGGATTGTTTTTCCCGGAGATCTGCAAACCTACAAGACTTTCTTCCCTCATTTGGTCAATCTTTTTGCAAATGTCGGAAGCCGTGGAACCTAGCCTTTCGCCATTTACCCAACCGTTAAGTGTATCTCTATGTATGCCGGTAAAGAAAGTGAAACCAACTATATTTATCACTTTTTCAAAATCGTTACAAAGCCTTATATATATATCTAAAACTTTATTGACCTTATCAATATCATATTGATTGCTAATATGATTGTCATCTTTAAGGTATACAGGGTTGATCTTAAAAACATTGTCATATACATACTGACAGCAGTTATACCATCTATTCTGTGATACCTTGCACATATCTGTTATATTTCTATCATCCATCCAGAGGTGTATATATTTGTCAATGTCATCTTTAAAAACATCAACTGTATTATTTACTTCCTGCATTTCAACTGCTGACATGTTATATATCTCCTCTCTCCAGTACTGGAATACTTAAAATAAAAAATGCAACTGATACAATCAGATCATGATGATCTCGACTGTACCGGCTGCATGAAGTCCGTTTCTTTCGGGACCTCGACGGTTGCCGCCGCCCGTTGCCCGAATGCTTTTTAATTTAATAAAACAATATCATTCTATCATTTTCTTGTCAAGGTATATTTTAAAATTAAATTTTAAGCCTGTATATTATATATTATTTATATAAATATACTGCCTTATTTATAATATATATTTTTAATATTACAAGAGAGAATATACTCTTTCTCTTACTCTAGTGTCTATATCTACGTTGCAAAAATGTTGCAATTTGTTGCAGAGGTGTTGCATTGCAACAAAGCTGGTACAATTCTATCATTTTTATCTTGATTATATTCTAATTTGCACCTTTAAAATTTTGTTGATTTTGTACAAATATTTTCTATGTTTTTCACAAAAAAGACGGCTATTTTCATGCCGCCCTTTCTATTTATCTATGCTACTTTGTCAAGTATTTTTCTAATGTAATCAACACCTTTTTGAAAAACAAGGGTTTTAATATTTATCCGGATTTCTCCCGGTCTGGCTTCATATTTCTGTTCTATAACTCTAAAATATCCACAATCAATATATTTCTGATATGGTTCATTGTTCTGTTTCAAAATTCCGTTATTTCTAAGAATTTCAAAAAGCTTGTTTCTACCAATTCCCGGGAAGTTCAAAACCTTAGCGACCTGCCCTATATCAATAGCGTCTTTACTATCGGTTACGGCATCGAAAAATTCTTCTTTCGGCTTCATCCTCTCGTTTTCGGTCAAGAGCAATTTATTCTTTTCCTCAAGCTCTTGTTTTCTTTCCAGTGCATCAGCGTAAGCCCTTAACGCTGTAGGGTAATCTTTCGGGATTTCGTTTTGATCTTTGTTGAAATAGTTGTCAACAAGTCTATCATACACATCCCAAGCAATATCATTGTTTAATGATTTTGCATGAAGAAACGCGCCTTTCTCTGTCCAGAGATACAGACGATTAAGATTACTTGGCAAATCGTGAATTTCACGAAACGCCCGGAGTTCTTCTCCATCAAGCAAAATAAAATGTTTACCCTCTTTATACCGCCCTTTGTTATGATTAAAATTGTATGAAATCGTTTTACTATCTGTTCCATACGCGTCCGCAATCTGCTGTGTTGTGAGTACGCGAATATTTTTATACTCCGTCACTGTTAAATTATTCATATACATAAACCTTTCAATTTCTTTCAAATATAGTCATCTTGTGTAAAACTTAGCGTCATAATATCCTTAGTAAAACAAAATTGTATATTTTATCTTGCGTAGGTTTGTATATCTTTTGTAAATTCGTCTTGTTTCCCTGCACCACCTCCAAAAATAAAAACACGAAAGATTTCCCAACTTTTTGGGAATTGTCTTTCGTGTGCTTTGTTTGACTTGGTATGGTTTTTGTGTGTCGGGCTGGATTTTCTCCAGCCCTTTCTTTTAATTGTCTTCAATTCCTTTTTGAGTATCATCGATCAGCTGATCGACCATCTTTTCCGCTTTTTCATAATCCTTAGATTTTAAAACTTCCTTTAAATCTTTCAGATCCTGTAAAAGCCTTCTTAAGTAACTTTTAAATACACTCATATCTTCGCTCATTTTTCTCCTTTCCGGCTTTCGCCTATTGCCTTTCGACAATATTATAATAACATTAAAATATAATTTTGTCAACACTAATTTTAGTGTTTTAAAAAAATCTTATTTTTTCTTCATCAGTCGGAACGATTTCCAATACATCCGACGGCTGACATCTTAAAATAATGCAGATCGTGTTAAGCGTGTCTGTAGTGATTCCCTTCCCTTTTCTCAAATTCTGCATAGTCGCTTCACTCATTATCTTCTCTTTTCTCATCCGAGTAGAAGTGTATCCGTGTTTTGAAAGTTCTTTTAATACATCTATTTTATAATTAAACATTTTTTCACCTCACATTTTTTATTTACTACATTATATATAGAATCACTCTAAAAATCAACATGAAAATATTTTACAAGAACACTCTTTTTAGTGTTGACATGCACTAATATTAGTGTTATTATAATCTCAACAGGAAAACAAAAAACACAAAAACAGGAGGGAACGATCATGAAAGTTAAAATTAAAATTGAGGGAAAGATAAATGATACTTACACTTTTCAGCAACCAGAAGAGGGAAATATCCTTGACGAGCTGAAGGCGATCATCGAAGAAATGAAAGCCGGAAGAATTGAGAAAGTAGAAATTGAGAGGGAGGCGTAAACATGAGAGGAACAGGATTATTTATTAATTGGGAATCCGGAAATAAAAACAGTAATGCGATTCAGGAATTTGAAAAAAACGGCATCAACTGGGAATATAACCACTTTGGAACACTTACAGCCGACTTTTACGGCATCGGGATTTTTGAAAAGGTCGATTTTGAACATATCCAAGGCGATGTGTTTGAAATCTGCATAGCATAGTCGAAACCGCCCGCGCGGCGGTCTGGCGTAGGATTGCAACCTTGCCACTGATGAGACAAGCACGCACAATGAAAGGATGGTTGATTTTATGAAGATGATGACACTTGAAGAATCAAAAGAATACACACGCGAAAAATTGGCGCCATATTATGACCCTGAAAAAATAGAAAATATAGTTAATCAATATGTTTCCGTGGCGCGTCCGGGTGTTGTCTTAGTTAGAAATAAAAATGTTGGACTTATGGAACTGTATCTATAATTAGCCGCCTCAGAGAATGCACGCCGGATCACTACCGGCGGCGGTTTTTACCCAAAAGGGATTTTACTTTAAGGAGGATCTATAAATGACACAATTAGAAAATTTGAAAAACCAGATCAAGGAATTAGAAAAATCATGTGATGAAGCGCGTGATAGAATTAAAAACGAGAACCTGCCGTTTTTAAACATTTATGAAAACAGAGCTGCATTTTTTATCAACAAAATAGAAATCCGAAACGTGACAAATCAGGGAATCCGGGTTTGTATTGTTTTTGAAGATGAAAAAGAGCTTGCAATCGCGATTAGTGATTATGCAGAGAATATAGCGTTTTAAGCCGGGATCGTCCCGGCTTTTTCCAGTGTCCGGATATATTGCAGCTTGACAAGATACACGCTTGGTCATATAATGCGCTTAAATGAACACGTATAAGCCATTTTAAGGCTTGTGCAAGGCTATGCAGTGCTTTTTATACTCACGGTATAAAACCGCCTGTAAATCGCTTTTACGACGTTGCAAGCCTGTAAACACTGTGTTTATCTTGCCGCGTTGGCACTCCCCCAGGTGCACAGCCATGATGCATCCGGGAAACCACCAGGAAGCATCCGGGGCGCGTCTGGAGACATCACCGGCATCCCGCCGGGGTATGAAAATTCTGATTTCTGATCTCAAAATCGAGCCGTTTTCCAAGAAGAAAAAAATTCAAAAGTTGAAAAATGAGATTCCAACTGTGAAAAGACAATATGCACAGTAAATTATTATGCGTCATTTCGCAACTTGTGAAATTTGACTAATTCGTTCTCTTCTCTTCCTCTGACTCTCAGTCTGTTTCTGTTTTTTCTGTGATTTTGTTGTTCTTGTTCCCATTTGAAAACCTCTCATTGACCTTCTGGTTGCGTGATTTATAATTTACAATCTTTACATCGGTGTTTAATTCATCCGGTATCTTCCCGACGATCAACACTGTATGTGGCTGCAACATGTCGATCATAACTTTGAATCCCTCGCAAAACTCTATCCGTGCCGCCTTTGCCCGCACTCTTCCATTTGTGCATACAGCGATCACACCACCCTTACTGTACCCGGCAAAACAAAGATCATAATTATCTTTGTCCGGGATGCCTACGGACGGTATAACGCGGATCCCGTTCAGCAGCATGTAATGTGCAAGCGCATGATTCCGGTACACATTATACAGATTCAAAGCAAACGGCATACCACAATCGCCTGTAGCAATACTGAAATCCGGCATACAGACCGAGTGGAAACACTTCAAGTGCTCTAGGTATTTATCCGGGTTATTCCACAGTCTTTGAAACTTTGAATCGTCAATATAGAAATTCACATTTAATTTTCTATGCCCTTTTATCTTTTGTGAAAAGCTCTCTCCAAAATCTATGGAGTCCTCCGGCAAATAATCCAAGCTGCATGCCGGGACAATCGGGATCTGATATTTTTCATCAAGCTCCGCTCCATAGATCATATATTCTTTCATAACATCAAAAGATGTATGACATCCATTGTACAATACTATCACCCCAAAAACATTTTACTATTTTTCTTCTTGACAAACAACTTCTTTTGTGAAAAGCAAAGAACGTGCGGCGTAATCACTTCTGCTTAGTTCATTTATCAGCTTTTCCCTTGTCATTTCCGGGTTTGTTCTGTGAATATACCGCAGCAATTCATCTATTTTGTCCACTATGCTGCCCTCCAATCAATGTTTGACATCAGATCATCCAAAAGATAGATCAAATCAGTACCGTACAGGCTGATCCAGTCCGCAAGATACTCTTCCTGCTCAATCGGCATATGAATGTTATAGGAAAAGCAAAAACAATGACAAAGTTCATGAGCCAGTATTTTGCGCAAATAGCCATTTTTCGGTTTATCTGAAACATATATAGCCCTGTTGTTCCAATCTGTCACAGCAAGGCTGATAGAGCCATCAGATCGCATCAGCTTACTGCTTGCACCGCGGACAAATTTTATTTCCCATTCAATACCATTTATCACAAACATATTTTACCTCCAAAAAAAGAAACCACCAGCCAAATATCAGCCAGTGATTTCTAAATTTAAAGTTATTCTTCTTGCTCTTCAATCAACAAATAATTAATGTACCTTGTTGCTGTTCCAGCAAGTTCTTTGCTGTAGTCTAGCAAGTCCATCTTGTACTCCGGTTTATGCCCATATGTGACTGTATAGAACTTTTCCACAAGTTCTAAGTTATGTAAGTCAGACAATTCCACAAGAATTTTGTGATATAAAAATTTTCTCGTCCATCCGAACCGGTCACAGATAATTTTGAGTTTCCAGTTATTTTTATTAAACCATTTACCACTTTCTATCTTTTTTACGATGCTCCAGTGTGCAAACGGGTCTTTCTCCGGAATTTCAGCCTGCGTATTTTTCAGAGCCTGTTCCATGTCGTGGAAGCGATTGATGTATTGAGCTGTGAAAGCCGTTCCTTTTACTCCGGTCAACTTGTGGGCGATAAATTCGCAACCTTTCTTGGTAATGTCAAAACATAGGCGTTCTTTCCCTTGCTCGTCCTTATAGGTGTTTTCTCTGAAGAAATCAGCCACATCAATTTTGATTTTACCTGTAATATTGTTTTGTTCCATCTGTTTACAGTACCTTTTGATATCTCGTAACATGTTTGCGTGTGTCTTTTCGACCATTTCCGCAACTTCCATGCTGGTTAGAGTTTGCTCTAATTGTTTCATCTGAATATCGTTCATCAGCAAATCCCCCATTTCTGTTTAAATGAAAGTATCGTGTTCAAAATAAACTGCAAAAATTTTTCGTCCTGTATGTTCTGAATTTCTGTAATTAACTGTTCTTTCATCTTGTACCGCCTTTCTTGTCAGATGCAAGGTTACTTGTAAAAATCCAGACACATCTTAAAAAGTGTTCGCTAAGTAAATTCAGATTTTTTGTAATTTCTTCAATATACAGTTCTCTCATAGATTTTTCCTGCCTTTCAATTTTTTCTTGAAAAGAGATACTCTCTATGATAAAATATTTCACAGAG